AGATTGACAATCTCCAGATTGACGAGTTGTTGCGTTCCCTTCGCAGCTAGGATATAATAACCACCATGACCATCAACGTTAAGAATCGTGACACTGGCAAGCTTGTTTACTGTGGCGATACCATTGTGGGAATCTATAACGAGCCGTGGATTTTTCTTGCTATGTCAAGCCCGATGACAGTGTGGGTGCGAGATCCGATCACGGGTGCCGTTGTTGACTTTGACCCGACGACTATGGTAATCGACGTGGACGTGGTAGCCTAACCTGTAGCCTTGGCACGGAGCTTGCACAGCCGCCGCGCCTTGCGCGGCTGGCATTATATCATAATAAAAAAATAAAGCAAGAGAAAAAAACTAATAATGTCCACCCATCCACGGGCAAACCGCGCATGTTAGTTGAACTGGCAACGGGAGTCAAGAGCGAAAAAAAATGCATCCACCCTCTTGCACGTACACGAAAGCGCGTCTATAATAAGGGCATGACCAACGAAACCTGCAACGGACGGCACACGAAGAATGATGGTTCCTACTGGGTCAATGATGCGCGTGGCATTCCCCTTGCCCGCGTCTGCGCCAAGTGCGCGGAGAAAAAGCTTTCCAAGTATCGGAAGGATGTTCGCACGAACGCGAGCTATTGGGCAGACGAGATTGTTGACGGCGACTAAGGTTCCCCTGTATAATATCCCGGCAGTTAACCCGTAGCACCTGAGAGAAAAAAATGATCATCTTCCGTCGCCTCATTCGTTCCAAGGGTTCCACGTCTGCGAAGCTTGTCGGTGGACACCGTTTCGCTGTCAGTGTTAAGGAGCTGATCCGTCACGCAAAGCAGACGCGGCACGTCTACGCTTTCATTGACGAGAACGGCAACGAAGGAACGATCCGCAGCGGTGTTCTCATGCGGACGGTTGATTCCCACGTTCGCAACATCGTGACCGTTGGTGACGCGATCCAGCGTCCCCTGCCTTTCGGTGTGGAGTCAAGCGATATTTTTGGTATCGCTGCCTAGTTGACAGCACCTTGGCTCCCGTGCTAGAATATGGCGGGAGCCTTGGCATAGAGGTTGCAGCCGCCCTTCGGGCGTCGGCTGGCACTATTATATCATGCCTACGGAATAAAAGCAACTAAAAAAAGAAAATAAAAAAGTGGTTCCACCCCCTTGCAAGCCCATGAAAGCGCGGGTATAATATGCACATGACCCAGACCGAGTTTGATTTCGAGGCAGATGATTTTGGCGTGAAGCTGAAGGATCCCTGCGAGTGGTGCGCGAAGCATGAGGCAGCGCACACTGTGGTCAAGCGTGGGCAGGACACTGGGCTTTGCAATAACTGTGCCGAGGATGATTACATGGATTGGGTTGAACAAATGAACGATTGACGGCACTAAGAAAAAAAGATATAATGACCGCCATGACCAAGCCAAAGCGCATCAAGATCCAGCTACACAAGAAGGTGTGCGTCAAGTGTCTGACGCAATGGCAGACCAGCAATAAGGATAGCAAGGTGTGCCCTTCCTGTGTCAACGACCCTTCAACAATCCTGACGCGGTGCCTTGCAAACATTGTGAAGCTGTGAGAGAATAACGCCCATGAACAACTACGGATACGGCTTCAGCATCGGTGACAAGGTTACTACTAACAGCGGGATGTTCAACGGCGTTGCTACCGTGTGGGAATACAGGAAGGAAGGTTATGTTGTTGTCAAGTATTTTGCTTCCCTGTATCGCGTCCACCATAAGACGCTCCAGCTTGTCAAGTAGTATCGTTGGCACGGCAGTTGCAAGCCGCCGCAAACGCGGCGGCTGCTATTATATCATAGCTGAGAATAAAAGCAAGAATAAAAAGAAAAAAGAAAAAGCGTTCCCCCCCCTTGCGTGCGTCCACGACATCCTGTAGAATAGGCACATGACCAAGTTGATCAAGGCAAAGCGGGTTGGCGGTCTTTACTTCCTGTCCATCGGTCGCATCCAGATTTCCTTTTGTGTCAAGCGGAAAGAAAAGAAAAAGAAGATGTTGACCATCCCTGCCAACCTGTGAGAGAATAAGCACATGGAAAACAAAAACCTGACCCTGACGGTTGACGAGATCCGCATGATCCGCCTTGCGCTCGCCTCTCATGTTTTCGGTGCGTCGAAGCAAACGGAAAACAACATTATGAATCTCATGTCGAAGCTTCACAAGGTACTTGACCCGCAGTAGAAACCCGCTGTATAATGTCCCTCGCAGTTAACCCGTAGAACGAAAGAGAAAAAACAATGTCCACTGTCAATGATATCGCGGCGAAGCTCAACAGCTACAAGCGTTCCAACGGTCAGCGTATGTTCTACGTCACTGACACGGCGATTGTCCTTGACAATCCGGTGGTGAGCGGTAACGAGGTTGCCGCAGAGGTTGAGGGAACCATCCTGCGTTTCACGCTCGGTGTCAACTGTTTTCAGATGATCCGCACGCGAAAGGTTGAGACTACCGAAACGTGGACGCTGGACGAGTGAGAAAATAAAGCTTGACAGCTCGCCGAGTCGGTGGCATAATAGCCGCCGATTTCGGCGGCTGCATATTATATCACAAGGAAAAGAATAAAGCAATAAAGAAAAGCACGGGAAGATAAGAAAAAAAAGACGTGCAGGCTCTTGATTCCCGTAGAGATTCCAGCGTATAATATGGGCATGAACGAGAACAACAGCTGGTGCAAGGATTGCGGCACGGAGAAGAACCTTGTCATTTTCTCCGAGGCACCAAAGGTTGTCCTTTGCACGGAGTGCGCCATGTGGCGCGACAGCAAGATTGACAAGCGGTAAAAAGGAAAGGTATAATATCACCATGACCAAGAACTGCGACGACTGTGGTGTGAAGCTGCACGGGCAGTGCATCGTTGACGGTGGCAAGCTGATGTGCTTGGACTGCGCGGAAGCGTTCAACGATGAACAGGAGTTCGGCATGGTGGACGACCGGGAGGAAACGGACGGGGATATCCACGATGATCTGGTGGATATGTATTACAACGAATATTAGTTGACTCCTGCTGGCGGGTGAGCTATAATAGCCGCCCGCTGCGCGGGCTGGCACACTTATTGCCAGACATTCAGTACTATTATATCAAACAGCCGCCGTGTTGTCAAGCTAAAAGCGCAGGAAAAGAAAAAAAGATATGCGCTTGCATATGTCCCCCGTTCGTGAGAGTATGTGCGTATGACCAACAACAACATGACCATCGAGATCCACGCGGGCGACGAGCTTCAGGAGATCAGTGTGCCCACCAAGTGGGAGATCTGCGAGCGTTGCGAGGGCAACGGCAAGCACGACCCTGAGTCGTTCTCCAACGGCTTCACCGCGAGCGAGTTCAATGACCTCTTCGACGACGAGGAGGAGCGCGAAAACTATTTCAATGGCAAGCACGATGTTGCGTGCCGCGAGTGCAACGCCTCGGGCAAGGTGCGCGTGCCTGACCTTAGCTCTCTCACGGACGAGGAGCGCGAAGGCTACGAGCGTGCGCTGGAGGACCGTGCTGACTACGAGCGCGAGTGCCGCTACGAGCGCCGGTACCTCGGGTACTAGTTGCCCCTGTCAAGGGGGTGGTGGTTGGCTAAATAAAAAAAATAAAAGCCTCCCACCCCCTTGACGAATATCCACAGGTATGGTAAACTAGCCGCCTTGCAAAGCAAGGCGGGAGGCTGGGACACCTATATTATATCATGGGTGAATAGGTCGCGCAAGAAATAAAAAAAGATATTCCACCTCTTGTCCACCACCATCCTGTCAAGGTAAGCTAGAGACATAGGAGAAAAGATTATGGCTAGCAAAGACTACGAGAAGAACGATAAGCTGTATGCAAAGATTGAGCAGAGGATTGAACAGGTTGCGCTCATCATGCATAGATTAAATAACATGTGGAGCTTCACAGGTACTCAGCTGTCCTATGCCTGTGACAACTACATGCGTCCCCGTGACCTTGCTACACTAGAGGAGCGTGTGCATTGCTTGGTGCAGGCTTATGCTGCACTAACAAAGAGCGTGACCTTGTATACATCTCAGGGTTATGTGCTGCCACAGTTCTGGGATGAAACGTTTGGCAAGCTAGGACAAGATATAATCTTTACCTTGCCCGAGATGCTGCATGTCAAAAAAGAAAAAGCCTTCTATAAAAATTTGCAAAAGACCTTCACCCTTGCGTGGGGGGAGTCCCCCTCCCTCCCCCTCTAAGGGGCGTATTTCCGGAAAATAAGTCTCTATGATATTGACATTGACCCTAAAAGTGCTCTATGGTCGTTTTTAAATTCCGGGCCAAAAAATGAAAAAATTCAAGTTCAAAGTTGGTGATCTTGTTGCCTGTTACAACGATCCCGACAATTTTAAAATAATACTCGGTTGGGTTGTAAGCCGTTGGAAAAATAGACATGGTGAAAATAATTACCATATTCATTGGAGCGACATAGCCGATAATCCCGATTATATCCAATCACCTATAGATGAATATGGTGTGAATGAATGTTATAATTTGCTACAAAAAGCTATCGAAACAGATACATGGTCGGGCAAAAAAATTCTGTAAAAAATTTTTTGGAAATTTTTCATGAAAGATTCAAAATACAACATAGGAGATCTTGTAGCTACTTATGTTGAGCTTGATGATGCAAATGATAAATTATTATTAGGATGGATAGTTAGTAAAAACAAATATGTCACCATAGATAACAAAATGACATGGATATATGATATAGAATGGGCCGATGGTGAAATGGAAGATGAAGTGGAAGAAGACGTTGTTTATAATGTCATAAAAGCATATCGGGAAGCAAAGCGTTACAAGCGTTGGACGCGAAGTAGATGGATATGATAACTACCGAAGATGAATTAATAAAAAGATGCGTAGAATTAGTGAACGGACCCCCTCTGCCGGTGATTGGCAAGGGGGATAAACGTTTTGGCATGACGCTAGAGAGTTATATGAATATCGATATAAATTCTCGCGTAACAAGCGATATTGAAAGTCTTGATTTAGAAATAAAAGCAAAAATAAAAAAGGAAACAGACTTAACGCTTTTCTCAACAAAGCCAGCTTTTCTACGCTTGAATAGCGATGAGTTCTTTCGTATTCATAACAAATTAAAAGATAACACTGAATCACTATACACAGACGTAGGCGGCGGTGTGAACTCTTTTGGTTTGCAAATAAGCATCCAACAAACGGCTGAAGACATAGAAATGATTATTTATGATGCTGAACGGAATATAAACCGCGCTTCAATCAACTTTGGTCACATCAAGCATATAGCAAGGATGAAAATGCGGAACCTCTTGGTCGCCTACGGCGACAGATTGGAGGTTGCGGGCGTCGAACATGTCCGGTTTGATTCAGTGCATATTCATCAAAATTTGAATTTGACGAACGAAAAGATTCGTGACTTTCTACTTAATAATAAGATGGTTTATTCTTTCAGACAGCGGAAGCGTCATGGGAAATATAAAGACCATGGAAGTGCGTTCCGTTTGACGGATCCAAAATATTTGAAAGAATTATATAACAATTATGAAGCAATAGAACGTAAATGAGAGATGATATCCCAATCGGAACTCTGGTTTCCTTGAGCGGTGAAGATATAGGCGTTGTTGTTGATCACCATTATATAAAAGCTTGGCCCGATGAAAGTATAGATAATATAAAATATAAAGTTATCTATAAAGTTAATATCATCAATAAAAATTTATATAAATATTGCTATTCATACGAGATGGTAATATTAAGTGAGTAGGCAATTTCATATAGGCGATCTTGTACACTTCAAGATGGATAATGCATATTTTGGTCTTTGTATAGTTAAAGGCTTTGGAAAAAATATTTTTAAAGATGGTCAATATCAAATAATGAATTGTGCCACTGGTGAGGTATATATAGCTTTTGAATATGAGTTGTTTTCTCCCGATGAGTTCTATTTATAAAACTAATTATATACATGAGTCGTAACCTTAACGAATATGTATATCCTTATAGAAAAATTAAGATTGGTAGCTTGGTTGAGGTGCGAATCATAAAACGCAAATTAGATCTTGCTATAGTTGTTGATCGAAATGTAGGCTTGCGTCAAAAAGATCATTGGTATGTTGTTCATAGCATTTTTGAAGATCGTCAATACGCTGCATATCCAAATGAATTAAAAATACTTAGCGGAGAAACCGAAGATTAAATTTTTTGGTTTTCTATTAAAAAATCAACTATTTATAGTTATATTTGTTGAAAAAGGGAAATAATATGAAAATTACAAAAGATTATTTGCGTCAAGTCATTCGTGAAAGCTTAGAAGAAGGTAACAGAAACCCCATTAGAAAAAAATTTGTAAAAACATTTCCTACGGGGGAATTTGATAATCCTGATATAAATCCGAAAGATGTAGATCCTATGATAGATTTAATGAATGTAAGTGGTATGGAGGAAGATGAATATGAAAAATACTCAAAACTTCATGACTCTTTTATGAAAATTCCCGCTATTAAAAAAATGTGGAATGAATTCGTTGCAAAGAAAAAACAAGAAATTAGTGAATAAATTATCATGAAACTTACAAAATCCTATATTAAACAATTAATACGCGAATCAATAGATGAAGTTGTTCGTATGGATCCGCGTGAAGATCCCGAAGGAACTTATGGGGTAGACCCAACTGGCGAATTAAGTCGTGAAGCACGTAATACAGATGATGAAGGCCCCGTAGAGTTAAAATTTAATAATTGGTTGAAAACAGAATTAGCAGAATTGATTGTTTCTGAGGATCATCGAGCAATTCTTGAAGCAATAAGGGATGCCTACATGGCAACCTATGGCGAAACACCTGAATCTTCATTAAAGTAATAAGATACCCGCACTGCCTCTGCCCCCCTGTTGTATGGCGGCACGCCCACTGTTGGCGGGTTTTTTATTATCTAAAAACTACTTATAGTATGTTAAACAGACCTTGTTACGTAAAAATTGGAGATTTCGTAAGCACTAAAAAATTTGATGGTGTTTATGGTTATGTAACGTGGATAGATGAAAACAGCGAAACAGGTGAATACTACGTAGAGGTTCATCATGACGATGAAGCTGATCCTCTTTATTTTTATGACAATGAGTTGAATGTCATGAGAATGGAAAATGAGTAAAGATCATTTATTAGTTCACTCTGTAGGCGATCTAGTATTAAGTAGAGATAAGGATAACAAAATAATATTAGGTTTTATAATAGGTAGTTTTGCTGGTTTTTCTGGTACCTATTACGAAGTAGAATGGTTACATGGAAGTGGATATATGTATTATGGTTATTACGACATAATCAAGATGAAAGGTGAATTATTAAAATTTAAAGAGGAAAAAGGGATTGAACGAACATAATGTAGGAGATTTATTACTATCTTATACATTTGAAGGAAAAGCAGTCTTAGGAGTTATAAGAAAAGAAGAGATTTCTCCTATTGACTTTACCCTGAACCTCTATGATATAATGTGGCTAGAAAAGGAAGAAGATATAATAGTTAGCGGATATTACACATATTCTACTGTGAAAAGTTTTAAAAAAAATCTTTTTGATTATCTATACAATTATGACAAAACATAAAGATATATTAGAATTGACATTTTACTATTTTATTGCTTTGCTGTTCATAGCTTTAGCAACATATTTTGCATTAACGATTCCTAATACAAAGCCGGAACCTAAGTATAAAAATACTCTACAACGCGATATAAATCCATAATTTATGAGAAAATTATTACTTGCTATAGTTACCCTGATGTGTACTGCCGTCGCTCCTGCGCCAATTATGAAGCCTCTTGCATGGGAACAACCGGGAAAACCGGGGCGGCAAAAATGGAGTGAACATACTTTCCAGAATATATATCGTAACTTCGATAAGCTCGATAAAGCGATAGATATACAATATTTTTGTCCTGAGTACAACAATCTAAACCGTGACGAACGTGTTAATGCTTGGGCACAGCTTATAGCTGCTATAGCATGGTACGAAAGCGGTTGGAACCCCCGTGCCCGTGCGTTACAGCCGTCTTTCGGCTATGACAAGATAACGGGTGAAACTGTTGTGGCAGAAGGATTATTTCAACTTGGATATATGGATTCGCTGTGGCGAGATTATTGCGATTTCGATTGGTATGGGGATAGAAATCTAAATGACGATGATTTAAACCGTACCATGATTAATCCGCGTAACCAAATACGGTGTACGGTTGGCATCCTAGCAGACCAAGTACAGCGCCATGGGCGCATAGTGATACCAAGTGGGGCGTACTGGTCTGTGCTCATGGAAGGGCATCGTAATCAACGTATAGACGGTATACGGCGTATGGTGATGCGTATAAAGGGATGTCTTAACGAGGAGTAGATTAATTTTAGCGCGGCGTTGCCGCGCTTTTTATTTGTATTTAAATATGTGGTAGTATATTGTCATGGATAAAATAAAAATATTTTTAGTTGGTTCTGCATTGGTTAGTAATGGCATTTTTGCATGTTTTTTATCGCGTGCTATCCAAAATGGAAGTATGCCTTGGTGGGCATCCTATTTAACGAGTTTTATAAGCGCTTCTATCTTTGCTTATCAACTTAGAGCAAAGCTGTTACCTCTAACTCTTATGTCTGTATTCCAAACTTTCTTTTTTCATGCTGCTTGGTATGGAACAGCGTTATTTATATTAGGAAACGAATTAAAAGGTATTAAAATTGTTGGTTTGTTGTTTGCTTTTGTAGGTATGATAATGATGAGTTTATAAGGAAAATATATATGGCTAATTTAACACAATCACAAGTAGATGGTGCAAAAAATTTATCTTGCGAATCATGCGGCAATGAAGTAATGAAACAAGCATTTGTTATAAAGACAATTTCTGGATTATTAACTGGGGAAAGTAAAGATACCTTGATTCCAGTTCCAGTTTTTGCATGCAATTCTTGTAATCACATTAATAAAATGTTTTCTGAGGATTTAAAAATAAAAAATATTTCTGATGAAGAAATTCTACACGTTCCAGTGTAATCTCCACTGTTGACGTTGAGGTAAGCTAGATGTATGATGACGATACTTCTTATGAGGTGTTAAATAACATGAAAGTACTTACTCTGGCTTCTAACTATGAGCCGCTTGGTGTTGTATCTTGGGAGCGAGCTATATCTCTTATTTTTTCTAATAAAGTAACTACTTTAGAAGAATATGAAAATATTATTCGTTCACCATCTGTTACAATGAAAATACCAGCGGTTATTGTATTTAAAAATAATAAACGTGGTAAACAGAAAAATTCTGTACGTTTTTCTAGAAAGAATGTTTGGATTCGTGACGAAGGAAAGTGTCAATATTGTCAAAGATATGTTTCAATAGCGACATTTACTATTGATCACGTTAATCCAAAGACAGCTGGTGGGAAAACTGTTTGGGAAAATGTTGTTACGTGTTGTTATGATTGTAACCAAGAAAAAGGCGATAAACAGTTAAAAGATGTAAATTTTAAACTAATTAAATTGCCAAAAAAACCAAATAGACTTCCATATATTCAAGAAATTACTGATGGTCATTATAATTTAGAAAAAAATATACCACAATCTTGGAAATTCTATTTAGAAAGATAATGAATGTATATAACAGCTATAGACACTGAAACAACCGGATTGGATTTGCGAAAGCATCAAATAATTCAACTAGGTGCAATAAAATATGAATTAGAAGATTGCGGTGATTTAAGAGTATTAGAAAAATATCAATATAATATAAAACCAACTAATATTAAAGCAGCATCACCTGAAGCTTTAAAAATTAATGGTTATACAGAAGCTGCATGGGAAAATTCTGTACCATTTATTGATTGCTTTCCATTATTAGATAATGTATTCAAAACCTCTGATGCGCTAATAGGACAAAATCTTATTTTTGATTTACGTTTTATTAAAAAAGAATATTGGCGTTATGGTCTTATTATGCCAAAAGTTCCAAAATATATTGATACAAAATACATGGGACAACAACTAGTAAATGAAGGAAAGATAAAGTCTTGCTCAATGGATAACATGTGCAAACATTTTAGTATTAAATTCAACGGTAGAGCACACACTGCTTTAACTGACTGTGAGCGCACTGTTACAGTGTGGGAACGTCTAAACAAATATACAGAAACCCGTTATTTTACTTTCGAGGAGCCATATGATGCATTCAAAAAAAACCATCCAAATGCCAGAAACGTTATCTAACAAAGACATAACTAGTATAATATATGTTTTTAAATCTATGTCCGTAGCAGCTAAACATGATTTTTTATCTTCTTTAATTATACAACATCCAGAGCATTATAAGAAAATTAGAAAAGCGCTCGGTAAGGAACACAATAATTCTATAGGTTTGGCATAACACGATACTAAATATAGTAAGAGCGTTTGGTGTGCTCTTGAGGGAAAAAATTGTGTCTATACCAGCTTATATTATAAATAATAAAAGAGAAGAAAAAAGAAAAGAAATACAATTAGAAATTCCCGATTATTCACAACAATATTACGATTATTTAGAAAAAAAACAAGAAAAAGAACAAAATAATAAACCAGAAACCGTAATTCACATTCAAATATACTAATTAATTTAAGAATTTTAAAGCTTTAAGAACTACTTATGTCATAGCGCATAAGTAGTTTTTTTATTTCCAATGAATGAATTGTTATTAGAAAATATAAGTCACGAAGACTTAAAAAAGTATCTATTAGAGTTTTATAGTTATGCTAAAAGCAAATTAACTATAGAACGCTCTCCTAAACTATTTTTTCAAAAAAATCAAAAAAATGCAGATAATTTATTTGGAAAAACAGGTTACTATAATCCAGAGAAAGAAGAAATTCATTTATTTATAACCGATAGGCACGCTAAAGATGTTATTAGATCTTTTGCTCATGAATTGATACATCATATGCAAAAATTAAATGGATTTAATGATGAAATAGATTTATCAAAAATAGGAACAGATCCAGCCTATGCTACAAATGATCCAATGTTACGAAAAATGGAAGAACAGGCATTTTTAGAAGGCAACATGCTATTCCGTGATTGGACGGATATGAAAAAAGTTGAAATGAAAAATATATTAAATGAAAGAAAATTAAAACCATCAGAAAAAGAAAAGTTAATTGGCTTAGAAAAAGATATATCTAAAAAATCTTTTACTAAGAAATATGGTAAGAAAAAAGGTAAACAAGTATATTATGCCACATTAACAAAAATGGCAAAAAAGAAAAAGAAGTCTAAAACAATGAAAGAGGAAAATACTATGAAACTAAGAGTAAATTCAAAGCATATGGAAGAAGAAGGAAAGATGGAAGAAGCATTACCTTCTAAAATGGAACCACCAAAAAAGAAATCTAAAATAGATGATATATTACATGATTTAGAAGGTGAGCGTGATGAATTACAAAATGAACCCGGAGCTGGCGATATAGGAGGACGCCTAGAAAAATCCAGTCTAGCATCAGGAGAAGTTGGTAAGTCAGGCGAAGCCGGTGGCATTGCAGGATTTTTAAATTTAGAAAAGATGATTGATGACAAATTTAAAGATATGGATGATGCACAACGAGTTAGATTTGCTGAATTTTTAGCTAAAAAAGCAGCTAAAGCTAAAGAAGAAGCTAGAATGCAAGCAAAATTAGATTCTGGAAAGGCAATCAAAGATCCATTCACTGGCGAAATAATTGGTCCCAAGGGTCAACTACCAGAATCTAAAAATACTCCATACCCAGTTCTTTTTGAGCAACGTGAACGTTTATTAAAAGAAGCCTATCAAACACGCGAAGAACGTGTTTATAATGAATTAGTTCGTCGTTTTCTTAAAAAATAATGCCTAGAGATTTTACAATACCATTTGATCAATCAAGATTAAGTGGTTCTGTTAGTGGGAACACCGTTAATATTCCTGTTATACAACAGGTTAACGGTGTTCCTTCGTTAAAAAATACTGGTTATCCATATACAATAGTCACTGGCGATATTACATTAGAGTAAAAAAATATGCTAGAAATTTTAACAGAATCAAATATTAAATATCTTTATGAACGTGGTGATTTATCTTTTGGAAAACTAAAAGAAAAACTTGTTAATTCATCAAAATTAATTAAATTAAAAAAGAAAGATAAGAAATTAACTGATCCAAAAACCGGCAAAGGTCTTTTACTATCTTTTTCTGTTAAAGAAGGAAAATTAAAATTAGCAATTAATCAGTCAGAAGCAAAATCTGGTGGATACGATGTAAAGAAAACTTGTGAATCTTATGGAGATTTAAAAGAATCTGCTATGAGATCTCTTTCAATGTTTGAAAATAAAATTCACAATTTATCTTTAGAGGAACAAATAAGTTTATTTGGCGAAAGTACAAATAAATTTTATAAAATTAAATTAACTAATTTTACTTCTGAAGGTGTTAAGAATTACGATTCTCGTCATATGCTTGTAGAAAAAGATGGTACCTATAATAATGGTCCATCGGTTATGGAAGAAATATCACAGCAAACTACAAAGTTTGAAAATTTAATAAATGAATGGCAGCAAAGCATTAATCTTGAAGAATACAGTATGCACGGTAAAGCCGTTAAGAGATTAAACGAATGTTATAATGGAGAATATGGTAATAACGCTGTAAATAAATTAAATTCAAATTTATCTTCCGTTAATTCTCTTATAGGTAATAATAAATTATCTCTTGGCGATGATTCGCAAATTAACGATTATATGCTTGCAAGAGTATATGTTTTGTTAAATGGTATGCTAGATTCTCCTAAAGGAGATCGTTTTGATCCCGTAACAAAGATGAATATAGCTAAAAAGCTTTTAGGAGTCGGTGGGATTAGTGTACCGGATTTGATGCGTAAAGTACCAGAAGAAAAGAAAATATTTGTAAAAGAAAATATTTTAAATAATGATTCTAAAAAAGAAATTTTGTCTAATGCAATAAAGCCAATAGAAAACATAGTTTTTGATTTTATTGGCGATAATTTAAATTCTGCAAAGGCATTATTATTTTTACAAGATTCACCAGATTCAAGAAGAATGATTAAACAAATAGATCAAAATCTAAACTTAATGAAAACTGGCGGTAATATAAATACCTATAGAAACACTCTTCGCGGATTAAAAAACTTAGATAGGCATTTAAAAAATAATAATACTTTTGCTTTTGATTATGATGGTATGACTTATGAACCAGAATATGAAAATGGTCCAGTGAATCAAATGTTAGAAATGTTAAAATTTGTAGAAAATAATGATAAAATTAATAATGAAGATAATAAAAATGTTTTAGAAATTAAAGATATATATAATATTGTAAAAGAAATGTCATCTGCTGGTGCTGGTAGCGTAAGTTTTGGTGTTATGCCAAAAACAAATATACTAAGGAAGAAAAGAAAATGGAACAAATCGAAGAATTAAGAAATTATATTAAAACAGTTTTACGAAAGATAAAACGCGACCAGCAAGAATCTGTTAAAACAGAATTAAAAGAAGATCGTAATTTACGTAAATTAGTTCGTAAAATGTTACGAGAAGTAAAAGAAACTTCTCCACATGAATTAACTGGTATCAACGTATTAGAAAAATTACTAGGAAATATCATGCCTGTAATTGAAACAGGATATAAGAGTTTAACTACCGATAAAGCACAAAGAGAATCATATGCTGCACATGTTTTAAGTGCAGTTAAAAATTTATTAGCTATCCCATCAATGTATTTTAATATTGATAAAAGTAATAAATTGGATGCTAATACTACGCAACCACAAGAAAAACCAGAAACAGCACAAATGAAAGCTTCTGTAGGTGTTGAATCGGCACCAGAGACTGAACAACCAGAAGAAGAATTACAAGAAGCTGAAGAAGAAGAAAAAGAAGACATAGATCCAAAAGATATTCCTGATGAAGAAAAGTTTATAGATATTAATAAAGACAAAAAACAAGAAGAACCACAACAACAAGAAAAAGATCCAATGTCAGCTTTTCAAGATATAGAAGGCGAAGATCACACTGGTCGTTCATTTGCCTTAGAAACTTTTAAAAAAGTTCAAAAACAAATTCTTGAATCATATGGAATTTTATCAAACGATAAAGATAGAGAAGTTTTTGAAGAATATTTAATTACAAATATCAGGATGTATTTAGATGGTTTTGAAAAGGAACTTTCTGATAATCCTCCAAAGCCAACCACTCCTTCATATGAAGCTGAAAAACAAAAACAGAATGCAAATCTAGAAACCGCTCAAGCTCCACAGCCAGCAGCCGGTACACCACCAGCAACAGAGCAACCAGCGTAAAAAAGATCATTAACATACGAACAGCATAGTCTGACGTAAATTTCTTGTTAAACCACAAAGGAAAACACTTATGAATCCAATGAAAAGAAAAAAACTTCATCGAGCAGGAATGCTTGAGCAAAAACAAATATTAGAAAATGCTCTTATTAAAGAAAATTTAAAAGACAATTCTTTATCCTTGGTTGATTCTAACAAGCCAGCAGAAACAACCAATGAAGTATTACAGTTATCTACTTCTAAATCTGAAACTCTTGTTAAATTAACAGAACAAGTATCTGATGAATTAGTATTAGATAGTAAGAAAGAAAAAGAAAAGAAAAAGAAAACCTCTTCACAAGATATATAGTCGTGTTATAGTAGAGTAATGACTAATAAAACATACAAACAAATTGGTGAAGAAATTGGTAATTTAGTAGATGAAAAAAATGCAGTATATGGAAGTTCATTTGCTGAATGTCATAAAATCTTGAGCGTCTTATATCCTAATGGTATCCAACCAGAACAATATACAGACGCTCTTGCTATTATAAGAGTAATAGATAAGTTATTTAGAATAGCTAATAAAAAAGATGCTTTTGGTGAATCACCATGGAAAGATATTGCCGGTTACGCAATATTAGGTATTGCTAATGACGACTCTAAGAAGCCATCTAGGTAAAATACAAGAATATAAAAATAATACTTGTAAAGATTATTCAGTAATTAAAGTTCTTCGTGAACAAAAAAAAAGTAATGATTATTTTGAAATAATGCTAAATAATCTTACTTTAGAAGAGATTATAGCATTAAAATTAGAATTAACTTATAAAAGTATTGGCGTTGCTTTATATGGTTTTCCAATATGGAACTCAACTGTTTTTATAGTAAGAGATGCAATTTTAAAATATGCCTTATCAATATCATCTAGTAAATCTATGGCAGCAAGATATTTAGGTGTAAGAATAAATATAATATCTAATCTTTTAAAGAAATATAATGTTGAAGAATTCTTTAAAAGACATAAAAAATTAAAGGAAAAAACAGATGATAATAACAGAACAACAGCTTAAAAAAATATATCCTAACATAAAACAAGATAAATTACAATTATATGTTAAAGCTTTTAATAATGTTTTTCCTACCTATGGTATCAATACCGCTAGACGCATTGCTGCATTTCTTGGACAAGTCGGCGTTGAAAGCGGAGAACTCAAATACGACAAAGAGCTAGCTTCTAAATATAATAAAAAAGATATTGGTAATAGATTTGAACCAATTGGAACATTATATGAAGGAAGAAAAAATTTAGGTAATACACAAGCTGGCGATGGTCCTAAGTTTATTGGTCGTGGTATTCTTCAATTAACAGGTAGAGCTAACTATGAAAATATGTCTAAAATATTAGGAATTGATTTAGTTAATAATCCTGAATTAGCATGTGATCCAGAAGTTAGTACTAAAATTGCTTGTGAATATTTTAAAAAACGTGGATTATTAGAATTAGCTGATGAATGGAATTTAGATGAAATAACACGTAGGGTTAATGGTAATGCTAAATTACATCACAATATAAGAGTTAAATATAGTGAAGCTGCATTAAAAATATTAGATAAATAGTTAATATTAGGTAGTAGGCTTAGAAGTAGCCATCTTTAAAGAGTGAAACAAAATCCTTGGCTAGTAGATATATGTCCGTTAACAGCGGAGAGCTATGTGAAGTTTACCCGAAGAAAGCGTAACGAAACCCGATGTCAGTTACGTAGACAACAAGCTAGTAGGTAAGCTCTAATATATCATAAATCTTGGGGGTTGGGTAATAGGAAAGTCAGTTAATTCTGATGGGATAGAAAAAAACTTAAGATATAATCATTGAAAAGATTATATTGTTTATTTCCTCCCTTTCTTTAGTGTAGTAACACGCCTAATATTGATGTTGATGAGGAAACATGAAAAAAAATAAAATTGGTAAATGGAATTATAGAGTTTTTAAAACAATTAAATCAAATGGTTTAGAAGAATATGGTATAGTAGAAGTATTTTATGACACTAAAGATAAACCAGTTGGATACACTGATTTTCAAATTCCTTGGGGTGAAAATTTAAAAGATTTGAAATGGGAATTATCTTCTATGTTAAAATCTTGTAGACAAGAAGTTTTAACAGAACAAGATTTTAAACCGAGAAAAAAAAATGCAAAAAGCAAAAGTTAAAGATTGGGATTATAGAGTTTATAAATCCGGTGATTTTTTTGGAATAGTAGAAGTTTATTATGATAAATCAGGAAAGATAGTTGGTTTTAGTGATTATAATTATCCATTTGGCTACACTGAACAAGAATTAAAAATGGATTTAAATACAATGCAAAGAGCGTTCAAAAAACCAATATTAAACGAATCAGATCTTAAAAAAAATAATAAATCTATAAGAAAAAAAAGAACAATTATTCCATCAATTTCTAAACCTCCATTAAAAGAAGAAATTTCAAAAGGACAACAGAATGTCTAATAACTGGAAAACAGAAAAGATATTTTCTTCTTATAAAGAAGCATTAGAATTAAAAAAGACGTTGCAGCACGAACCTCAAGGTGCTACACTACAATTTAAAATTAAAAAATATATAGAATTAGATGGTAAAGAAATTTTTCACGTTAAAAGTAGAACAGATCCTAGCCTTGTTGCAGTAATACAAGAAATAGAAGAACAACTGTTAATTAATAAAAATAAAAAGAAAAAAGGTGAAAAATGATATTCGGTAAAAAAATTAATGATGATAAAGAAAAACAAAAAGAAGCAGCACCTGCACGTAAAACAAGAGATAGAGATGAAGATATTCTAGATGTAGAACATGAAGATGGGCATATATATTTCTATACTGAAGTTAATAAAGGATCTATTCTTGATTTAAACCAAGCAATACGTACTAGTGAAGCCGACATGTTGCACACAGCTCAGATACTTCAAATACCAACACCGGAAATTAAACTTCATATTAATAGTCCCGGTGGTAGTTTGTTTGATGGTCTTGCAGCTGTTGATTATGTGCGTAAGAGTAAAGCACCAGTACATTCTATTATTGAAGGTATGGCAGCTTCAGCTGCAACTCTTATTTCAGTAATGGCTCATAAACGTTCTATTAATAAACATTCTTATATGCTGATTCATCAACTTTCTTCTGGGGCTATTGGAAAGTTTGAAGAATTAATGGACGACATGGAAAACAATAAAGCTTTGATGAAAGCAATTAAACAAATTTATCTGGAGCGTACAAAAATTCCAGAAAACCTGTTGAAAGATATCCTTAAAAAAGATATCTATTTTGACGCAAAGCAGTGCCTGAAGTATGGTCTTGTAGACCAAATTCTAGAATAAAGGAAAATAAAATGAAGACACTCGTTATGACCGCAGTAGCAGCAGCAATGTTTGTAGGTTGCACCAGCAAGACCAGCGTACCAGCCGCCGGTTCTACCTCTACCACCACACCAGTAGTAGAAGTTTCAGCACCAGCAGTATCAACCACTACACAAACTTCCCCTACTGTAGCCGCTCCAGTTGCCCCACAAACCGCTGTAGTGGCCCCATCCGTAGGTGGAAGCACTTCTGCCGCTCCAGCAGCCTCTAGCGGCTCTACAACATCAGCTGTATCAGGTACAGCAGCAGGTTCTGCCGCTACAGCTGATAAGAAGTAATTTTTAACAATCCCGCAGGTGACGGCATGGGGAGTCTGTTTTTTAATAGACAAATAGATGTCGTCTTACTATTTATATATGAGGGCGATTAGTTAAACGGGATAACAACGGCTTTGCAAGCCGTGATTGACAGTTCGATTCTGTCATCGTCCATTATGAAGCAAAATAAATCTAGCAATACAATATGGCTAAGAATAATGGTGATACTTAATACAATTGCTGTTGCTGGTTATATTTTTTATGGTGAGTATGAAAAAAAACAACCACGGATGGTAAAACATGTTTGCCAAACCGTGGCTGCTGATCAAGAAAAAGGCTTGATCGCCCTTACCTGCCTAGAAGATTAAGCATTCTCTAGTTGCCATAATCCTTCGGCAAGTTGCAATAATGTTTTAGCATTCTCTAAGCTAACACATATTGATATATGTTCATAGTGAATTGTGCGTTTACTCAATAAACCAATTACTTTACCTTTATAAAAAATACCAGAACCACTGTGACCGGGAGCAGAAGGAAGAGTAATAATTTCTTCATTGTTTTCGTCTAGTCCCATAAATCTACCATCTGTTACGATGAATATATTTTTTGGATGATATCCCAAAGCAGCACCAGAAATCATTACGCTAGCACCAACTGGTGGTAATTCATCAGCTAATTCTCTTGCTTCTCCTGCAATACAAGTACTTTTAATAACTGATAAATCTTGCTTTTCGTTTCCTGCCATTGGAAATGCAGCACACTTTTCACCATCTAATCTCTCAACCATCATTTCAATTTTATCTATTTGGAAGAAATAGAATCCACTTTCGTCTATTTCTAGAGTTGTTTTTTGTGGGTGTGTTACGTGGGCAACGCTTAATATTAAACTTTCTTTTTTATCAAAGTTATTTCTGACCACAACACCAGAACCTGTCCAGCTTTTTTCTTCACTTTTTTCTTTTGTTCCTTCTGGCATGCTTGCATTTATACCCAAAACGCTAGCTAAATTAGTTCTATGACCAGAAACTTTTGTGTAAATTTTAACCGTGCTGCTCATTGCTTCTCTTGCATCAGAACCTTCTTGCGCAAACAGACCGCAACGTTTAAAACAGCCGCTCATCATTACTAATATCATTGTTCCTGCTATTAATTTGTGTTTAATCCATGTATTATTTCCTTTCATTAGACTCTCTCCTCCCTATAAAAGTAGGGGCTGATCTATTATTAACTAGTAACGAAAAAAATCTTCGGCATTTTGCTAAAATTAAACTATTTACTAGTTTTAGCTAATTTTTGTTTACAAAACTATTTAAGTGTGCAATAGTATTAATATATTTGGAGAGTTGCGTGAGTGGTCTAAACGAGCGGTTTGCTAAACCGTCGCATTCAAAAGGTGCCGTAGGTTCAAATCCTACACTCTCCGCTGGAGGATAAAATATGTCTATTAAAGAATTTAATATAAGTTTAGGAACAATAAAAATTCTGGAGATTAAAGATAATCCAGACGGAACAGCTACTATAGAATTTGATATAGACGAAGAATTTAAAAATAATTTAATAAAACAAATGAATTGGGATAGTTGGTCAGATGATAAGTTTAGTAAACTAGTTCTAGAAGCATTAGAAAACGCAGTTAAGAACAAGCCGGTTGACAGGATAGAAGACTAGAAGTAGTATGTTCTTACTATGAACAACAACCAAAACATCCAAAATTATAACATCGTTGATAAGTATAAGTTTGATCGCCTCACTCAGTGGACTACAGAATTGATTAAAAAAGATCTCCAACAAAAAGCTTTTCCATTCTCAGTTATGATGGAAAATCTTGTTGGAGATTTTAATTTGTCTTCTGTTCTTCGTTCATGTAACGCTATGAACGGTCGTGAAATGTTCTATCTTGGTCGTAAACAGTATGATAGGCGTGGAACTGTTGGTACCCACCATTACACTGATATAATTAATCTAAAGGACCGTGAAGAGCTTCTAAAGCTAAAAGATCGGTATACTTTTGTTGCCCTTGAAAACAGTGTTCCACAAGCAGAAAGTATTTATAATTTTGAATGGCCTGAAAATCCATTAATTATCATTGGAGAAGAAGGTGTTGGTATAACGCAAGAAACGCTAGCTATTTGTGATAGATTTGTATTTATTCCACAGTTTGGAAGTGTAAGAAGCATGAATGCAGCAGTAGCTGGAAGTATCGCAATGAATGATTTTGTGATGAAATATCACAAAAAGAACAGATAAAATACTATTTATACCGTGCCGAATGAGCACGAAGGAATAAATAATGTCAAAAAAATACTATGTGTTGGACACAAATGTATATCTAAGCGATTGTGATGCAGTATTTGCTTATAAGAATAATAACGTAGCAATTCCATTAAAAGTATTAGAGGAAGTTGATAAACATAAAAAACGTCAAGATGGCGTTGGCGCTAATGCAAGACAGTTTATTCGTACTCTTGATGAACTACGCCAAAAAGGCAGCTTAGATGAAGGTGCAAAGCTTGGTAAGGGAAAAGGAACCATTTCAGTAATTCCATGTGATTTATCTCTATTACCAACTGGCTTTGAAAAAGATAATGCCGATAATCAAATTATTGCTGCTGCTCTAACCCTCATTCGTGAATTAGGTGATAATAAAAATGTATTCTTAGTATCTCAAGATATCAACATGAGAGTTAAATGCGACTCTCTTGGTATTAGTACTGAAGATTATATCCCAAATCAGATCGTAGAGAGAGCAGAAGAGGTATTTACAGGCTTTACTCAATATCTTGTAGATGATGCTTTTATTGATCGTTTTTATGCAGGAGAAAAGATTTTATTAGAAGAAAAAGATATTAAACTTCATCCTAATCAATTTCTAATGCTTGTATCTAATGCAAACGATAAAAAGACTGCATTAGCAAGATTTAGAGCATATAATTTACCACTTTCAAAAGTAAAAGAATATAAAAATGGTATTTGGGGTATTCATGCAAAAAATAAAGAGCAACAGTTTGCTTTAGAATTGTTAATGGATCCAGAAGTTAAGATAGTTTCTATCATTGGTCGTGCCGGTGGAGGCAAAACTCTCAATGCTTTGGCTGCTGGTCTTCAACAAATTCTTGATGATAAGATCTATAAAAAGCTAATCGTATCTCGTCCAGTTCAACCAATGGGTAAAGATATAGGTTATTTGCCGGGAACACTAGAAGAAAAAATGTCTCCTTGGTTAGCTCCCGTTCAAGACAACCTTGAATTCCTTATGGGTGACGATAAGGCACATTTACAGATGCTAATGGAAGCTGGAACTATTGAAATGGAAGCATTGACATATATTCGTGGTCGCTCTATAGCTAATGCCTTTATTATTATTGATGAATCTCAAAATTTAACATCACATGAGTTAAAAACTATAATTACTCGCGTTGGTGAAGGCACAAAAATTGTACTAACAGGCGATATTGAACAAATCGATAATGCATATGTAGATGCTACCACTAATGGTCTTACATATGCTGTTGAAAAATTAAAAGCTTATGATATAACTGGTCATATAACATTGAAAAAAGGCGAAAGGTCCGCAGTTGCTAGCCTTGCTGCTTCTGTTCTATAGAAAGAATAAATAAAATGGAAAATTCACAATTAGATGAAGTAGTGCAAAAAGTAAATCCTATGAAGGAATGGCTCGTAAATTATGTTGGTGAAGCTCTCAAGCCAGAAAAAAATGAAGTTACAGTTGCTATGATAATAGAAGTAATGGCAAAAGAATTTCCTGAATTTTTGATGGTTTTTGCAGAAGAGAATTTTATTCGTGGTTATCAACAAGCTTTTGCAGATTTAGAAGCAAAAGGTAAAATAACATCAACAAACAATGAGTAGCATAGAATATATAAAAAAATCTTCAAATAAAAACTCTTCTTTATTAAAAGAGTATCATTTATTTAATGACATTTTAGTAGTTATAACTTCTCCATTATCTAATGATGTAAATATTAAAAAAATCTTAAAGCGTATAGAAAAAAATATACCAAAACATTTATTTATAAATTTAGATATAATTTATTTTGGTGACTTTAAAGAATTAAAAGCTAGACAAGTATCATCAGCATATATGGATGGTGGAATATATCTTTCTAATAATCAAATATCAGATGAAGAAATATATAATTCTATAATTCATGAATTGGCCCATAGCATAGAAAAAAATTTTGAATATGATTTATATGGTGATGAAAAAATACTAGAAGAATTTCTAAATAAAAGAAAACAATTAAGAGGAATATTAGAATCTAATAAATTATATTGTGAACCATCTTTGTATCTGAAAACAGAATATACTAGAGATTTTGATAATTTTTTGTTTAAAACTGTTGGTTACGATAAACTAGCTTTATTAATATCAAATATTTTTATTTCTCCATATTCATGTACCTCCTTAAGAGAATATTTTGCATCTGGTTTTGAGCATTATTACTGCTCAGAAAATCCAGAATATATTAAAAATATTTCACCGAAGTTATATAATAAAATTATATCCTTGACAAAGAATAACTGATTAGATATAATGTACCTAGAAAGTGTAGGTACAAAATGTCTAATCATATATCTTTTTCTGCTTTAAAGATTTGGAATGACTGTCCTTTTAAATATAAGTTAATTTACGTAGATAGTGTTCAAAAATTTCGTGGAAGTGAACATACAGCTTTTGGTACTGCTTTACACGAAGCTTGTGAAAAAAAATTATTAGATAATAATATAGATGAAGTTGAATGCTTTAATTCTAAATTTGAAGAAGAATTAAAGAAAATTCCTTCTGATATAAATGTAGATAATAAACTTATTACTGAAATGAAAGAGCAGGGAAAGCAGCTATCTACAATGGCACTTCCCGCTCTTAAAGAAAAGTTTGGCAACTTTAAAGTATTATCTGCCGAAGAAGATATTCTTGAAGCAATCAATAAAATCCCAGAGCTAAGTTATAATTTTAAAGGATATATTGATTTAATTCTTCAAACTGAAGATGGAAAAATTCATATTCTAGATTGGAAAACCTGCGCTTGGGGTTGGGATGCTAAAAAGAAGAGCGATCCAATGATTACATACCAGCTCACTTTTTATAAATACTTCTATGCTCAAAAACATAAGGTAGATCCAAAAAATATTGAAACATACTTTGCTCTACTTAAGCGTACAGTAAAAAAAGATAATGTAGAAATATTTCGCGTAACCAGCGGTGACAAAAAAACAGAAAATGCATTTAACTTATTAACAAAAGCGCTTTATAGTATTAATAAGAATTTTTTCCCAAAAAATCGCTTAAGTTGTAAATATTGCGAATTTAACAACACAAAGGAATGTCCTTAATGAAAACAGCCGTCATAACAGGTATTACAGGGCAAGATGGAAGCTACCTTGCTGAATTATTATTAGAAAAAGGTTATAAAGTAATAGGTCTAGTGCGTAGAAGCGCCATGGAAGATAAAAAATTTTATAACATAAATCATCTTCTACAAGATCCTAATTTAGTTTTAGAAAATGGGGATTTAACTGATTCCCCTTCTTTATGGAGAATCATAAAAGAATATAAACCAGATGAATTTTACAATCTTGCTGCACAAAGCCATGTAGGCGCATCTTTTACCTCCCCAGAAAGCACTTTAGAAATAAATGCTACTGGGGTTTTAAATTGTCTAGAAGCAATTCGTAATTTAAAGCCTGATACAAAATTTTATCAAGCTTCTACTAGCGAAATGTTTGGAGATAATATGAATGCTCCTCAAAATGAAGAAACAGTATTATCTCCTGTTTCTCCATACGCTTGTGCAAAAGTATATGCTCATAATTTAGTTATTAACTATCGTAAAGCATATAATTTATTTGCATGCTCTGGTATTCTTTTTAATCACGAATCTCCTCGTCGTGGCGAACAATTTGTAACTAGAAAAATTACAAAAGCAGCGGCACGAATTAAAATTGGTTTACAAAATGAATTACGTTTAGGAAATTTAGATGCTAAACGGGATTGGGGATATGCAAAGGAATACGTAGAAGGAATGTATTTAATGCTACAGCATGAGTCACCAGACGATTATGTACTTGGTACGGGAATAACACACACTATTAGTGAATTTATTACTTGCATATCTGATATTGCTGGTTATAATTTATTTAATCATGTAGTTATTGATGATAAATATAAACGTCCTAGTGAAGTTCCTCTATTGCTTGCCGATCCTTCAAAAGCAAAAAGAGTATTAGGATGGGAACCAAAAACTAATCTAAAACAACTAGCAGAATTAATGTATAATTCTGATCTAGAAAAGGAAAAAAATAATGTCAAATAAAAAAATAAAGATCTTAACTTTATCTGATCATCCACTTAGTCCTAGTGGTGTTGGTAGTCAAACTAATTATATACTTCAAGGTCTTCTAAAAACTGGTAAATATCAAATTATTTCTCTTGGTGGTGCGATTAAACATCAAGATTATAGACCAGTAAAATTTCACGAATTTGGAGATGATTATATTATCATTCCAGTTGATGGATACGGAACTCCAGAATTGATTCGTACAATTTTAATGAAAGAAAAGCCTGATATTCTTTGGATGATGACAGATCCACGTTTTTATACATGGCTTTGGAATATGGAACAAGAAATACGTCCAAACATCCCAATTGTTTATTATCACGTATGGGATAATTATCCATATCCAAAGTTTAATCGTTCTTTTTATTTATCTAATGATAAAATTGCTACCATTTCAAAGCTTACCAGCGATATTGTTCGTGTAGTAGCACCAGAAGTTGAAGAACAATATATTCCTCATGCAGTAAGCCCAGAACTGTTTAAAATTCTTGATGAAAAAGAATACTCTCATTTACGTATGAAAGATAAGACGTTATTCTTCTGGACTAATCGGAATGCTCGTAGAAAGATGAGTGGAAGCGTAGTTTGGTGGTATAAAGAATTTCTAGATAAAGTTGGACATGATAAAGCTTTCTTATTAATGCATACTGATCCAAAAGATCCACATGGTCAAGATCTTGTAGCTATTGCAGAAGAGCTTGGACTTACAAAAGAAAATTTTGCTATTTCTGCCGGTAAAGTACCAGCAGTTGATATGGCAAAATTTTATAATGCCGCTGATTGTACAATAAATATTAGTGATGCAGAAGGGTTTGGCCTTTCTTGCTTAGAAAGCTTGTCATGCGGAACACCAGTTATAGCTAATAAGACAGGCGGTATGCAAGATCAGTTAACTGATGGAGTGGACACATATGGAATCCTTATAGAGCCTTCTAGCCGTGCGGTGATTGGTTCACAAGATGTACCATATATTTATGAAGATCGCGTAAGTAATACTGATGTTGTTAATGCAATGATAAAAATTCATAATATGACGCGAGAAGAACGCAAGGCGCTTGGAAAAAAGGGATATGATAATGTTCAAAAGAACTTTAATTTCCAAACTTTCCAAGAAACTTGGGATAAACTTCTAAGTGAAGTTCATGAAAAATATGGTTCTTGGGAAACACGCAAGGGATATAAATCTTGGAGCGTAAAGGAATACTAGAATGAAAAAAATATTAATCAATGGTCCAGTATTAAGCAGAAGCGGTTATGGTGAAATGGCTCGTTTTGCATTACGTTCTTTAAAAGATAGAAGCGATGTTGAATTATATCTTTTGCCAACATCTTGGGGAAATACCGGTTGGCTTTTTGAAGTTAATGAAGAAAGAAATTTTATTGATTCTCTTATTGCAAAAACACAACTTTATATACAGCAAAACGGCGGACGACCTCAATTTGATTTGTCTATACAAGTTTCTATTCCAAATGAATGGAAGAAAATAGCGGCTATTAATATTGGTTATACCGCTGGCATAGAAACAAATCTCATCTCCCCAGCTTGGTTAGAAACAAGTCAACAGATGGATAAAATTATTGTTATTAGTGAACATGCCAAGTCAGGGTTTGTAAATACAATATTTGGTAATCCACAAGGACAGCAATTTAAAGTAACAGTTCCTGTAGAAGTGGTACATTTGCCATATAGAAATACACAAAAGAAAGAAATTGATTTACAATTAAAATATGATTTTAACTTCTTATCTGTTTGCCAATGGGGGCCAAGAAAGAACTTAGATCAAACAATTATTGGGTTTTTAGAAGAATTTTCTAATGAAGAAGTTGGTTTGGTATTAAAAATTAATACTGCCAATGATTCTATTATGGATAGAGTATTGACTCAAAAAAGGCTAGAAGTCTTATTAAGTGCATATCCAAATAGAAAATGCTCTATAACCCTTCTGCATGGTCATTTAAGCGATGCAGAAGTGGAATCGCTATACACTCATCCAAAGATTAAGGCAATCGTTTCTACGACTCATGGAGAGGGTTTTGGATTACCTTTGCTAGAAGCCGCCGCCAATTCCTTACCAGTTATAGCAACAGATTGGAGTGGTCACACAGATTTCCTATATTTACCAGAAGACGATGATAAGAAAAGAATGTTTGGTAAAATCGATTATGATTTAAAACCAATCGACGCAGCCCATGTCTGGAAGGGAGTTTTAGAAGAAGGAACACAGTGGGCTTATCCAAAAATGGTAAGTTACAAAGATCGTTTACGTGATTGTTATAAAGATTGGGGTCGATATAAGTCACAAGCTAAGAAACTAGCGCCTTGGGTAAAAGAAAATTTTGAAAAAACTAAATTGCAAGATAAGTTTAGCTCTTTATTAACATCAAATAAAGATACAGATTTGTTGGTATTATAAGATGAAAAAGATAATTTATGTTGGTCAATTTACTGATGCTAGTGGTTATGGTAGTGCCGCTAGAAAATATTTACGCTTATTAGATAAATATTTAGATATTAATCAATATGAATTAAAAGTATATAATTCTTCATATGAAGGAAAAGATTCTATTTCCGATAAAGATTTAAAAATATTAAATAAATATATATTAAATAATGATCAAATAATAGATTATATTTCTAAAAAAGATTATATTGCACTTTTTCATTTATTACCTTGGGATACGGTATTAATACAAGATGATAAATATAAAAATAAATCTATAAGAGAAAATGCAAGAGTAAATATAAATTTATCTTATTGGGAAGCAGATAGATTACCAGAATACTGGAGGGATATATTTGCAAATCAAATTTATGATAAATTAATTTTGGGAAGTAGCTGGAATAAATTAGTATACGAAAAAGACGTTAGTATACCGATAGATATAATTCCAGTACCAATTTCAGTTCCAGAAATTGTTATTAAACCAACTGATATATTTACAATTTTTTCTTTATCTCAATGGCAACCAAGAAAAGGATTTGATATTTTAATTAAAGCTTTTTATCAAGAGTTCTTTAATCAAGATGATGTAAAGTTATTTATTAAAACTTATAAGAATGAAGCGTTCGCAAAAAATGTGAAAAACGATAAAGAAGAAATTTTAAAAGAAGCATTACAATATAAAAATTCTGTTAATCACTATTCTGAAAAACCTAAATGTAAATTAGAAATAAAAACAGGAATAGTAGATTATGAAGAATTGTTATCATATTATTCTAATGCTTCTATTTTTTGTTTAGCTTCAAAAGGAGAAGGGTTTAGTATTCCTTCTGCCGAAGCAGCTTTATATGGATTACCAACGATAACAGCAGATATTGGTGGGCATACAGATTTCCTAGATAAAGATAATAATTTTTTCTTTAACGTAGAACCACAGCCGGTAGAAAATATGTTTGTTAGTCCTTTATATTCTTCTATTGAAATGAATTTTTTATCTCCAAATATTTTTTCTTTAAGAAAACAACTGAGGAAATCATATAATATTTGGAAAGAAGATAAAAATAAATTATTAGAAATGGGTAAAAATAGTAGAAATTATGCTTTAAAATATTTTGATGAAAAAGAAATATTTAATAAACTTATGAACTGTATTACATTTAAGGAATAATATGAAGAAAAAAATTGCATTTTGCACTTATGTTTCTGATGATAAGATTGTATATTTTGGTTTATTAAAGATGCTATCATCTTTTAAAAAATTTCATCCCGATATTCCAATTTATGTTTTAACTAATAAGCATATATTTAATGAAATAAGAAAATTTCCAATATTTAATAGTTTTTATTATTTAAATCCATTAATGTCAATAACATTAGCGGATAAATATGAAACTGTAGTGCATATAGATGCCGATTGTATTGTTACTGATAGATTAGAAGAAATATTGCAGTGCGACTATGATGTAGCCATAGTCAGAAATAATAGCGACTTTAAAACTGCCGGTATGGGTCCACCGGAAACTGCTAATGGATTAATAGATGTATTTAAATATGCTAATTGTGGTTTAATAGCTTCTACTAAAAAAGAATTTTGGGAAGATTGGATTCAAGAAAATGTTAAATGTATTAATAAGTATAGACAACACGAACAAGATATAGCTAATATATTGCTTTCTCAAGGAAAATATAAAATAAAAATTTTAGATTCTATTGATAATAACTTATACTATGGTGTCGCTAATGCCTATGGTTCACATACGCATTGGGATAGTTGGAAGCATATAATAATTGGTGATAATAACAAGTTATATTTAAATAATAAATTAATCAAAGTTCTTCATCATGCTGGTGGCTTTGTTAATGAAAAATTAAATTTAGATGATTTATTTTCCCATGAAGTTTCTCGTTACTTAAAAGATTTATGTGAGGATTTATAAAATGAAAAAGAAAATAGAGTTAATAGAATATGATTTTCAAGGAGATCTTTTTATAGATATTGGTGGTAATATTGGTTTATGGAGTAAAGAACTATATTATGATTATAAGAAAATTTTTTTTCTTGAACCATCACAAGAAGCTATAGAGTTAGCTAAAATAAATATTAATGATCAATTAAATAAAGTAGTATATTACAAAAATATATGCTCTAACGAATCAAAATTAAAAAAGACAATCTATTCAAGTACTGGCAATTCTGTAAATTACTCAATTTTTGCTAAAGACCTTTATTCGACTGTTATTTCAAAAGAAGAAGATATAGAGACTATAACAATAGATGATTTGCTAGAATCAGCGTCAGAACATAAAGATATTTTAATAAAAATCGATACAGAAGGATGTGACTTGGATATAATTTTAGGAGGAATGAAGTTTATAAAAGAAAAAAAGCCAAATATTATTATGGAAGCTCATTTCCATATGTATTATGATGATGAAAAATTTAATACAATTAAAAACTTTTTATATAATCTAGGATACAAAATGTCAGAATATAAAAATGACAACTATCTTCACTCACCATATCATATTTTTGATGGTAAACATAATGGCTTACAAATGCATAATCTTCATTATCAAATACTTTTTTCTACAAAATAAAATTTCATAAAAATGAAAAAAATTGTTTATATAACTGGCTGTTTGGGATTTATTGGCTCTCATCTTACAAGAAAATGCTTAAATCTTGGTTGGTTTGTTAAGGGCATAGATAGAATTACATATGCAGCGAATGTACAAACTTTAGAAGAATTTAAAAAATATAAAAACTTTTCTTTTGAGCAAAAAGATATTAATGATTTAGATTTTCTATATGATTGTGATTATGTTATTAATACAGCTGCTGAAACACATGTTGATAATTCCATAGTTGATAACAAAGATTTTTTAAAGAGTAATATAGATGGTGTACATAATTTACTTGAATTAATAAAAAATAACAGAAATAATAAAAAACCAATCTTTTTTCATTTCAGTACTGACGAAGTATACGGCGACATTGATTCTGGTTCACATAATGAACTTTCGCTTTTAAAGCCAAGTAATCCTTATTCTGCTACAAAAGCTGCTGCCGATATGATGATTCTTGCTTGGGCCAGAACGTATGATATTAAGTATATCATTGTAAGGCCATCTAACAATTATGGTATTGGTCAATATGTAGAAAAATTAATTCCTAAAACTTGTAAATATCTTTTTTTAGGTAGAAAGATTCCTTTACACAATAATGGAACGCCAATAAGGACTTGGCTTCATGCAGACGATACCGCTGAAGCATGTATTAAAATAATTAATAGTCAAAAAACAAATGAAATATATAATATTTGCGGCTCAGAAGAAAAAGCTAATATAGATACAATAAAATGTATAATTAAAGAATATTTTGATTTTAAAGATAATGAATATGACATCAATAATTATGTAGATACCTCATATACTAGAAAAGGTCAAGATATTAGGTATTCTGTTGAAGATAAAAAATTAAGACAATTAGGTTGGAAAAATAGTAAAAAATTTGATGAAGAAATAAAATCAATAGTGAATTACTATAAGGATAATTTTATATGGTAGATAAAAAACTAAAAAAAAGACTTTTAGAAATTTGCTATAAACACAAGCTTCATCATTTGGGAAGTTATTTTTCTTCACTAAATATTATCGATAATATATATTCTCAAATGAAAAAAGACGATATTTTTATTCTTTCTTCTGGTCATGCTGTTGTTGCGTTGTTCGTAGTTTTAGAAAAATATTTTGGTTTTGATGCAGAAGAACTATTAAAAAAACATGGAGAGCATCCTAAGTTGGATGAAGAACATAAAATTTTTTGTTCTACAGGAAGCCTTGGATTAGGATTACTTGTAGCGGTTGGTCGTGCAGTTGCAAATAAAAATAGAAATGTTTTTTGTTTAATTTCTGATGGTGAAACAGCCGAAGGAAGCATATGGGAAGCTTTAAGATATGCTAAAGAATCTAAATTAGATAATTTAAAAGTTTTTGTAAATGCAAATGGTATTTGTGGTTATGATACAGTAAATGTTGATTATTTAGAAAAAAGAATCAAATCTTTTGACGAAAAAATAAATTTTGTTGTTACCACAGTAGAACAAATACCAGCTCTTAAAGGAATAGAATCACATTATTGCACATTAAATGAAAAAGATTATTTAGACGGTCTAGAATATATTGATAGAGAATAAAAATGAGAAAAACTTTTGCTACTTTACTACATGAAGAAATGAAAATAAATAAAGATATTTATTTGCTTACAGGTGATTTAGGTTTTAGACTTTGGGATAATATTAAAAATGATTTTCCTAATAACTATATTAATCCCGGTTCCGCTGAACAGCTATTGATTGGTATGGCAGCTGGATTAGCCTTGGAAGGTAAAATACCTGTTGTGTATTCTATAACTCCTTTTCTTATCTATAGACCGTTTGAAATTATAAGAAACTATATGCATTACGAAAAGATACCTGTAAAGTTAATTGGTGGTGGCCGTGGAAGAGATTATGGTGTTTTAGGATACACTCATTGGGCCGAAGAAGATGAAAAAATTATTAATATATTAAATAACATAAAGCAGTACAGGCCAGAAAAAAATGAGGATGTAAATTCTTCTTTTAAAGACTTTCTATATTCTAAACAGCCATGCTATATGAATTTAAAAAAATAACATGCTAAATATAATGGTTACTGGTGGCAACGGATTTCTAGGTAAAGAAATATTATCGTCTTATTTAAAAGATAAATATAGATTATTTAATATTAATAGAACCATATTAGATATTACGGATTTTAATAAAGTAAAAAGTTTTATTTTACAAAAAAATATAGATGTTATTATTCATTGTGCGGTAAAAGGCGGTAGAAGAAATAAAATAGATACCGCACAAGACTATTATGAAAATATCATAATGTTTGAAAATTTAATTAATAATCTATCTAACATATCTCTTTTTATAAATTTTGATAGTGGTGCATCGTTTGATAGAAGACAAAACATACATCGGTTTAAAGAAGAACAACTGGGTGATTCAGTGCCAAACGATTTTTATGGCTCTTCTAAATATACAATATCTAAAAAAATTATTAATTTAGAAAAAAGTATTAACTTAAGAATATTTGGGTGCTTCTCAGCTAATGAAGATGACACAAGATTAATTAAATCAAATATAAAAAAATATCTCTCTAATAAAGATTTAATTCTTCATCAAAATAGAGAAATGGATTTTATCTATTTTAAAGATGTTATTTCAGTTGTAGATTTTTATATAAATAATAGATTTATTTTAGATAAATTGCCTAAAGATATTAACCTTTGTTATGAAGAAAAAAATTCCCTTTTACAAATTTTAAATATTATAAACAATTTATCAGATAAGAAAAGTAATATTATTAAAAATAATGATAATGATGGTTTATCATATTCTGGCGATGGAAAAAAATTAAATTCTTTAAACATAAAATTATTTGGTTTAGAATATGGTATAATTGATGTTTACAATACCTTAAGGGAACAAAATGACCAATAAAATAAATATTGAAAAATTTGTTGAAGATATATTTAAAGACGAAAAGAGTTTTCCATATTTAATAGGATCTAAAATAAAACCAAAAAACTCTATTCCTTATTCTGGTCCTTATTGGGATGAGCAAGAAATAAAAGCCATTTTTTCAAGTTTAATTATGGGAAAATGGCTTCCTAGCGGTGGAGAAATAGCAAAATTTGAAACCAAATTTTCTAAGATGTTTAACTTAAGTTTTTCTTTAATGGTAAACTCAGGCAGTTCTGCCGATCTTTTAATGATTGCCGCTATTAAAAAAGTCTTAAATTGGCAAGACGGTGACGAAGTAATTTTATCTGTTGTAGGATTTCCTACCACTTTATCTTCATTAATATTAAATAATTTGAAGCCAGTATTCTGCGATATTGAAATGCAAACATTAAATTTTGATATTGGCAAAATAGAAAGTTTAATATCCTCTAAAACAAAAGCGATATATATATCACCAGTACTTGGCAACGCTCCCGATATGGACAAATTATTAGAAATTAAAAATAAATATAATATTGAGCTTATTTTAGATAATTGTGATTCTCTAGGGAGTAAATGGAAAGGTAAATTTTTAAGCGATTATGCCATAGCCTCTTCGTGTTCTTTTTATATGGCACATCACATTGCTACTGGAGAAGGCGGCATGGTTTCTTCTAATAATGAGAAAATAGTGGAAGAAGCTAGAAAAATGTGCTGGTGGGGTAGAGATTGTTATTGTGTAGGTAAGAATAACACTTTACCATGTGGAACTTGTGGGCAAAGATTTTCTAAATGGATTAAAGAATATGATTATGAAATTGATCATAGATATTTTTTTACATCAATGGGATATAATTTAAAACCATTAGATTTTCAGGGCGCAATAGGTTTAGTGCAATTAGATAAATTTTCTAAAATTGAAGAATTAAGAAAAAAGCATAAAAAAGCTATTGAACAATTATTTGTTAATAATATATCTAATGTTACTTCAATTAAAGAATTATCCGACGCTGACACTTCTTGGTTCGGAGTACCAGTAATTTGTAAAACACCGGAAGATAAAAGAAAATTAGTTAAATATTTAGAAGATAATGGTATTCAAACAAGAAATTATTTTGCTGGCAATATTTTATTACAACCAGCTTATAAAGATTATGGAGATTGGAAAAAATATACAAATGCAAATAAAGTTTTAGATTTAGTATTTTTTGTTGGATGTGCTCCGTTTTATGATGAAAACGATTTAAATTACTTTGAAAAAGTATTAAAATTATACAAATAGAAGAATTTATTAATATATTTTAATTTAATATAATCAGCAAAACAAATTTTACAAACTTATAAAAAGGAATTGTTATATGAAAATGTCTAACCAAATGTTAACTGCGATTATGGTATCATTGCAAAAAAGTCTTATGGAGCAAACAGACATAGTACCGGTTTTAAAAGGCTTTGAAATGTCTTTAGAGGGCGAAGAGCTGGTTGTTACTAATCCACCAGCCACCATATCCGCAAAGCCTGTAGAGGGCAAATAGGATGCCTACATACATTTATAAATGTGATAAGTGTAATAATACTTTTAAAGCATTTCATGGCATGAATGATCTTCTTACAGAATGCCTAGATTGTCATGAAATTGGTCATGTGAACAAGGTACCTTCATTATTAACCTCTCTACCAGAACGAAATAGTGAACAAACGGCGGCTGGTATGCGTGTCAAGGAAGCCATAGAGGATAATAGACGGCTACTTTTAGATAGCAAACAACAAGTTGTTGTAAAGAAGATATAATATGATTATACTTTTATCATTATTGTTATTTGTCTCCATAGTTGGAAATGTTATGTTAATATGGTATACAAGAAAGTTAATTAATAATTTATTATATGGCGTTAAGAATGTGGATGAAATGCAAAAACTGTTTGAAGAATATATTACATTAATACAACCTCTAGCTACTATGGAAAATTATTATAATGATCCAGCTATAACATCAGCAATAAATAATACAAATGTTATTATTGAGGCTTGCAAAATGTATAAAAATACCATGATAGAACAAATAGATGAAAAAAATAATAAAACCAACAATAAAGCAGAATAATGCTCAAGAAAAAAATCAATATTTTACTAAAAAGCATGAAAATGCCATTTTAGAATATGCGTCTATATTAGACAATAATAGAAAAACTTTATTATATATAAAATATATCCAACCAGCTTTTAATGAAATGGTTGAAAAGATAGTTTATACCTATAAATTCAATAGTTTACCTAATATAGATGATTTAAAAAGCGAATGTAAGACATGGCTTACGACTATTCTGGATAAATATGATGTTTCCAGAGGGTCTAAAGCCTTTTCTTATTTTAGCGTCATAACCAAAAACTGGTTTATTCATAAAGTAAAAAAGAATAATAATAAAAAAGAAGTATATATTGAAGATATTAAAGATACTCAACAAGAAGAAGATCTTGTATATGAGGAATCATATTTTACTAATAGAGAAAGAGAAGAATTCTGGTTTGCTCTAGAAAATGAAATGCATGGTTGGTTTGATAAAAGACTAAAAGAAAATGAAATTAAGGTTTATAAAGCTATAATATTACTTTTTAAAGAGTCTGAATCAATAGAAATTTTTAATAAGAAAGCTATTTATCTTTACATGAGAGAAATAACCGGTTTAAATACTAAACAAGTAGTAAATAATTTAAAAAAATTTAGAAATAAATATGAAGATTTTAGAAAAAATTGGGTAAATGGCAACGTAACTCATGTAAAAACGAGGGTTTACAGAGATGAGTGAAGATAAAAAGCTTTTAGAGCATTATATTTTAGAAAGTACAAAAAATATTGAAAATGATAGAGCATTAGCTAGTAAACTTTTAGTTGATTTAATGGAAAAAATGAATGAATTAAAAGATGAAAAATATACACATAAAAATTATGGTGAAATAGCCGCCATGTATCTTGAAACTCTACAGCGCTCTAATGAACAAATGGTAAAATTAGCGTCTATAGTACAACGTCAAGAAGGTGGCAAAGAAGGAATGTCTAAAAAAGAAAGAGACGAAATATTTGATTTAATTAAGGAGGGATAAAGATTTGTCTAGATCAACAGAAATAGGAATGGTTGAAGATCCTATTACGCCTCATATAGATTTAACTTCTACTACTTTTTGGGATGCAATAACAAAAGTTTTTGCTGATACCTACACTCCAAATGAATTACCAACAAGATTTTCTGGTAAAATTTGTAGAGTTGAGAGCGATCCTTCTAAATTTAATGGCAACGCACAAAGCCAAATGTTCAAAGAAATGAACATAAACAATACTCAATGTAAAGTATGGCTAGAGGGAGGAGTATATAAAATTTACTGTAAACCAGAAACATTTGATAATACGCCAGAAGATAGATGTATAATAAATAATCTTCCTGATATTCCTTTAGCTAAAGAAAAATTTGATGGTCTAGTAGATAGAGGACAGAGTGTTTCTGTATCATCAGCTTCTTCTACAAGTTTAGAAGGTTTAGTAGTAGATTATTCATATACAGAAAAAAGTAATGGAGAAAGATGCTTAGGAGATGAGACAACTAGTAAACCTAGTTCTGCTTTCGCTAATAAATCTCCTCAACCATAATAAATCATATGTCAAACAATAAAGGTCCAGCAGATCCAAATCCTAATTGTAATAACGGTTATAGAAATTCAGTTTTAAAAGAGCCTTTACCACTAAGGCTCTGGTCGGCAGGCGAAAAGGTAATAGAAGGAGCGAATAACGCTTTTATAGTTTTAGGTAGAGATCGTCCTGCTGGTTTAGATTCTGGCTATGGTGCTGGTGGAGATCATAAAGCAGGGATGATAGAAATATGTGTTGGTGCATTTGGTGCAGCAGACGCTAACAGTTTAAATGGGTATGTAGATCCTAATGTTGGCGCTGATGCAGCAAAAATTTATATAAGTCAAAAAGCTGATATTGATGATTATTTCTTTTTAGCTAGTGGTAAAAGCGGTAAAAGCATTGCTAGATCAGCAATAGCATTAAAGGCTGATGATATAAGAATTATAGGAAGAAACACTATAAAGATTGTTAGTAATTGCGATGCTGTTCTTTCAAACAATGAACCATCTTATAGTACTTTGGGAGTACAAATAATAGCAAATAATGATGATAAATCTTTAGAGCCTATGCCAAAAGGTTTAAAGCTAAATAAAGCCTTTGAACAATTAAGCAAAAATATCATACAAATTATTGGCACAATACAAAAATTTATGAATATTCAAAGAGATTTTAATTATCTAGTCTCGCAGCATACTCATTTTGAAAATTTCATGGTTTCTCCAGTGCCTGTTTCAGTTAGTCCTTCTTTAGCTACTAATGGAATAGATGTCATTTTACAGTTATTAAAAGAAGTAGAGGCTGATTTGAGAATTGAAACTGCCAATTTCACAAGTTGGGAAAATGCTTATATAAATCCTGCGTCTACGTCTACATATATAAACAGTGTTTATAATTATGTAAATTAAGGAATATAATGTATAATTTAAATATAAGAAAATATCCTGCATTTCCTACGGTTGCCACCCATACAGTTGTTGGGAGCAAATTTTTTATTGAATCACAAGAAAATTTACCTGCAATTCCATTAGTGATTGATAGAAATACAAAAACTCTAGATAATGTAGAAGTAACATTACTTGATTATGGTTTAGGATATAATGGTTTATGGAGTAGAGTCTATGTTCATAATCAAGATGGTTCTAAAACACTTGGATATGTAATGACTTCTGGTTTAGTAGAAAAACCAGAAGCAAAATTAAATCCTTTATTTGAGTATAATCCAGATAATAGTTTAGCCTCAAAATTAGTAGAAGGAATAGATTGGAAAAAAGCAACTCCGCAAACTTCTATTGATGATGAAAAGAACGGTTGTAAAATAGTCGTGTGGGAATTTCCAGAAGTCACTGATTTTCAAAATGTTGATTTAAGCGAAAAATTAGCTGAAGCATACGAAAAAGGCGTAAAATTTCTTCTCAGTGAACAAGGATATAGCTTAAGGCAAAAAGATAAAGTAAATAAACTACTTTATGGCTATTATGCTTTTGCAAGAGCGGAAGAATTTAGCATAGATCCTCGTCCGTGCTCTTGTTTAAAAGTTCTTGTAGCTATTTCTAAAAGATTTTTATTATCTAGCGCTATAGATTTAAATAAAAAAGAAAAAAATGAAGAATATGAAGATTTAGAAAAAACTATAGTAGAAGAAGAAACTGATGATCAAAACACTATCGAACCTATAAAATTTGTAGAAAAGAAATTTAATAATTTTAAAGAATTTAAAAAATTTTTTTGTATATTAGGCGGCACAATAGCTACCTATAATTCCGTTTTAGAACAAAAGGAATGGGATTTAGGAGAAGCGACTTTAAATTTTCAAGACGAATTCTCAGATATAAAAAAATATTTTAAGATCATAGGACAATTTTTAAGATTAAACAGCCCAAAGTCATTTGTTACAGAAGATAAAATAGGAGAATTTATTGCTACAGTATTTGCTGTAGATTTAGAATCTACCATAGAAAAATTTAGTTTACAAATTACACCTACTGATTATGCTGAATGGCGTGGAGATTTAACATTAGTCATTAATCCAAATAATTATTCTATAGCTAATATAATACATAATTTAGACGGAAAGCAAGTATCTTTAAATAAAGAATTATTAACATTTTTAAAAAATGAAACGATTCAAAACGGCACAATCGTTAATTATTTACTCACATTCAATCCAGATAAAGACGGACCAAACGATAATGGTAAACAAATATTATTAAATAATTGGAATAATAATAATTTCAATTTATTTGATATAAACGATAGTACATCAATAAAAGGTGCTTTTTCTATTTATGGAGGAATTGCACCATTTTTAATGGATACATTTGATGGTCAAACACAGGTCTTTTTAAAAGATAAACACTATCCATCTATTGAAGCTACGCCTTTAGGATTAGATATAGAAAATTGTATAACAACTGAAATCCAAAATTTACAAGATATAGCCAGAGATAAGCTTCCAGCAACAGCTGAATTATATGCTAAAAGGAAGCAAAAAGCAATAGACGAACAGCCAAAGATAGAAGCAAATGTTTTCTCTACTTCATTACTAGATTTAAGTAATGTAGTTGACCCAAACTTTAGAATTTTATTTGGCATAGATGAACCACCCGGAGATAATAAAAAGCAAAAGTTTTTTAATTATGTAGCGGTTGCCCAATCTTTGGATTGGGCAAAATATTTAGCATTTGCTTCTCAGTGTTTATCAAAAAAAATAAATCCAAATGATTATCAAGAAATAATAAAGAAATACGGTTCTGCAAAAAAATTCATTGAAAATTTGTTATTAGCTACTTTGTGTAATCCATTTTTAACAAATGGCTTAAAAATAATTAACGGTTTTCAAATACCTACAATACAAACAAATAATTCCTTGCAGGCATTAGCTGAAGCAATTCAGCAAGGTATTATAGATTTATTAAAAGAAGTAATACAGGAAGGTATTAAAGCGGCTCTAAAAGCAGCCGCCGACGCTTGCGTAGATGATCCAAATGCAGATTATGGAGGAGCCGCACCAGCTGACGGGGAAGATCCTTTTGAAGATCCTCTATCAGCGGCTATAGATGATCCAGACCTAAATGACTTATTAGGAGATCTTTTTGGAGATCTAAAAGATGATAAAGGTTTATTAGATGATGACGCTAAACAGGAAGCAAAAGATAAATTAAAAAATTTGCTTGATGATATTTCTTCTTGTTTGTCGGCAAATGAATTTTGTAGATTATTAAAAGGATATTCTGTTAATGATGAAGTAATACAATTTATAATGGCTTTGGCAAAAAGAAAATTTGGCCCACCATTAAGTAATCGTTTTAATAATAAAGATTATATTTATCGTTTTTTTAAAACTTTAGGTTCTAAAATAGATTTAACTATTTGTGAAGATATATTAAATAATGAAGTACCAAAAACAGCTAATTTATTATGTGATGATGGAAAATTACAAAATCTTAGAAGAAAGATATTAGAAGATACAAATTTACCAAAAGATGCAATAGATGATTTATTAAATGCTCTTAAAGAAAAAGAAAAACAAAATTTAGAAAAAGTGTTAGGATTATTGAATTCAGATAATCCATTTGATTTTAGTAAAGCGCCTGACTTGCTATGCAGTATTCTACCAAATGGTCAAACTATAGCTCCTCCAAAAGAAAGCTATAACAAAATAATAGATGCTTTATTTGATCCTGTATATACAAAGTTTAATGAAGAAGCAGAAGAATGGTATAAAACCACTTATTCATTAAGTTCTTCTGCTCCACAAATGATGCGGTTTGATGAAGCTACTGGACAATTTGCTATAAATCAACAACAATCTACTGGAGCTTTAACTGATTTAATAAAAGCTAGCTTTGAATCAGATCCTGAGAAAAGAAAGAAAGCAAACAGTTTTGATGCCGCAACGGCAATTGGCGGCGGTGGAGGAAACTCTGGAATTAAATATCCTTCTTATATGTTTAAGGATGTATTCCAAAACAATAATTATTATTTAAATTATTCTAGCAATGATAAATTATCAGTATTTAATTTTACCGCTTCTCTTAATGGTTATAAACAGCAAAAACTTGATGCTGCTCTAATAGGAGAAAATCTTAGAAATAAGGTTTTACAAGCCGAAAAACCGCTTAAAGAAGCAGTTTCCAAATTACTTCTTTATTTTAATGCTAAATTTGTTGTAGAAGTGGCAAAAATGATACCAAGTGTTACTGAGGACGTGGCCGGTGCATCCTCAGTTGCCCTTGGATTTATGGAAGGCTTTAAAGCGCTAGGTGGGATAGCAGATTTTGTACGTATTTTAGATATGTATGTTAGAGGAAATGTAGTTAATCTGAATGAGCCAGTTTTAGCTAATGATTTAGATGCTTATTATAAACTTTTAGGTTTTGATAGCGCTCAAGAAGCTGCCGCTATATATTCTTCAGAAAGTGGTGTACCAATATATTATTTAATAGCAAAAACTTTTTTTGATGATGTAGGCCAATTAAAACCGGATCTAAGCCAACTTATAAATTATGTTACAACTATTAATACTGGTGAAAATAATTCTATAAATTCTAATATAGAACTTGCAGAAGGCTTAGTGGCTGATTTTCTAAAAGCTGGAAATTTATACAGAGAAGTAAAAAATTATTATTCTGTTGTTCTTAACACTCTAGTTGCATATCCAAATTATGATATTACATTAAATTCTGGTTTAAGCAGCTTAGAGATTCCGTTAAATAAAAAAATAATTTTACAAAATGAAGAGATAAAATTAGGCGATCAAACAAACGATACTTATACATTACAAACTTATTTTAATAATAATTTATATGATATTTACAATTTAGAAATAAAAAAGAATGGCAACAATCACTTAAAAATAAGTGAAACCATACCAGTATCTAAAAATATTTTATCTTTTATAACAAAAGAATTAAAAATTGAATCTTTAGAAAATATTAAAAAACATGATATTTATAGTTCTTTTATAAATAAAAAAATAAAACAATATGGAAAAGATGAAGATTGTTTATTAATAGAAACTTCAAGAGAAGAAGCGATAACTTATGACACTAGTATATTTGATCAAAGAAGAATAAAAATTACAAGAAAAGATTATATACAAAATTATAATAATGCTTCACAATATATTTTTAATAATATAAAATCTAACATTTTATCTACTAATGCAAAAACAAATAAATTTTTGTTTCTTAAATCACTAGCTACTGGAACTATACCAGATTCAGTTATTGCTTTAGAGAGTGGTTCTGATGGAATACCATATACTAAATTTTTAAAATTAGTAATTCCTGCTACACAGAATCAAATTCTTTGCAATGCTAGACCGCATTATTTAGATATTGATAATATAAAACAAGACACTAAGAAGGAACAACAAAAAAATAATTGCGCTGACAAAATTATAGATGATAAAATAGCTAAAGGATTACCTATAGATCCAAAAGAAATTGAAGAAATAGAAACAGATGAATCACAAAAAATAATGTCTAAAGGTATATATCAATTAGCCATAAGATTATTTTTACATGATTTGGTATTAAGAAGCATACCTGTATTTGGATATTATGATCCACAAACATTAAGAGATGAAAAGTTATTTTGTGACTTTTTATCTGATATGGTTGAAATAGAAATGAGAGGAATGGATAATACATTCTTTAGAATGTTATCTAATTATGTTTTCAAAGTATATTTAAAACAAAATCCTTTAAAACAAGATGAAGTAATAACAGAATCTAAAAAAATTGATTTAAGAAGAAAAGCTTTGAGGGCGGCTGTAAAAGAAGAATTAAAATCTGCTGTATTGCCAAAGTTAGCTAAAAGAATTGATATTGATACAAATATTGATTTAATTAATTCTTATCCAAAAGATAAAACAATAAAATTAATTGATATTTATGACGATATTCAAAACTTTAATCAATATATAAAATTCTATAATAATTCAATATATATAAAAATAATTGATAATAAATTAAAGAAATCAACAGAAACTTATTATATAAAAATTTTTCAAAGCAAAAGCTCGGATCCAAATAAAATATGGATGGATTTTGTATCTACTACGGAACATGATTTGTTATTTAAATATTTATTCCCCGTTACTCAATATTTAACAACCATTTCTATTACATCTATTTTAGCTACTTCTACAAGAAAGCAAATAATTGATGCTTTTAGAGATACAAAGAAAAAGCTTATAAGAATAGCTAAATCGGTTCAAGCTAATGGAAGACAAATTAGTTTTGATCCAATGAATCCTCAAGATATGGAAAATAGTAATCCTTTAAATGAGGTATGGAAATTTATTCTTACAGCTTTATTAAAGACGCCTTATAATATTGCTAAAGCGTTTGCAGAAGGAACAGAACCTAATTTAGCTATTATAACTACAGTATTTAAACTAGCAAGAGCGTTTGAACCAAGATTACCGTCCCTATTGATACCAGCAGCTTCTATCCCATCGGCTTTATTGCCGCCACCAATAGGCTTCTTACCAGCAGTTAACCCAATACTGTTCTGGATATATCACGCTACTCTAATGTGGTTCGATGATCCATATAAGGATATTCTAGAATCTAGTAAACAGCAGTTCTTTGATCAATTAAGTAATGGTAATATGTCTAACGTAAATTGTGACGATGTAATCAATCAAGATCGTTTCTATTTAGATAAAAATAATAAACCAGTAACTATAGAACCAATAAGTGGAAAATATGACTTATATTATGGCAAAGGTTATGAAGCTGGTTCTTTAAAAACTATAGAAGATATTTTAAAGGATACAGAAAAACAACAAAAAGCTAGAGCAGATGCTGAAGCAAAAAAGGCTAATGAAAAATTAGAAGAAGAAAAGAGCGCAATAATTGATAGAAGGGACGCAAAAAACAATCCAAAGAATAATTAATTAGAGGAAAAATAAATGCAAGGTTATTCACCAAAATTACCATTATTACAAAATGAAGAAGATGGGGTTTATAGTTTAAATAAAACAATATTAGATACCGCAAGACAAAATTTAAAAATGCTCTTATTAACAAGTCCCGGCGAAAGATTAATGGATAAAAATTTTGGAGTTGGATTAAAAAACTATATTTTTTCTCAAGACACCCGCGATGTTAGAAGTTCCATAGAAAGTAATATTTTAAAACAAGTTTCTAGATATTTAAGTTATATTACTATTAATGAAATAATATTTTCTGAACCTAATTCTAATGATGAAAATATATTATTTTTAACTATTAGATATAGTATTCGTACTTTAAATACAAATGACGAGTTAAATATTACTATATAATCTAATTATGTTATTGAGGAAATAACATGTCTAAGAAAATAATACCTATTAAATACACAAGTAGAGATTTTCAATCTATAAAAAATGATTTAATAGAGCACGCTAAAAGATACTACCCAGACTCTTATAAAGATTTTAATCAGGCAACATTCGGTTCTTTGATGCTAGATACTGTTTCTTATGTTGGTGATATTTTATCTTTTTATTTAGATTATCAAGCTAATGAGTCTTTTTTGGATACAGCGGCAGAATTTGAAAATATTATAAAACTTGGTAAACAAACTGGTTATAAATTTGCTAGTGCAAATTCTTCAACTGGCGTTGCTACATTTTATATTTCCATCCCAGCTAACATAGATTCTTTGGGTCCAAATTATGATTATGCGCCAGTATTAAAAAAAGGTAGCACTTTTTCTACAAAAAATAATATAAAATTTATACTTAATGAAGATGTAAGATTCGATAATCCGCAAAATGAAAAAAGGCCAAGCTTATTTGATCCTGTTACTGGTCGTCCGACATATTATGCTGTTAAAGCAAAAGGCAGTGTTATTTCAGGAGTAATAAGTTCGGAACAAATAACCATTGGAAGTTACGAAAGATTTAAAAAGATTTCTTTGTCAGAATTGGATATTGTAGAAATACTATCTGTTTTTGATTCTGAAGGTAATGAATACTATGAAGTTGATTATTTATCACAAAATATTATTTATAAATCAATTACTAATAGAGATCCAAATTCTTCCATATTAGCAAAAGAAATATTAAAGCCTATTTTAGTACCAAGAAGATTTTCTGTAGATAGAAGCCTAAGAACTACTTCATTGCAGTTTGGGGCTAGCTCAGATGTTGTAGTAGATTCAGAAAATAACATGGTTGCTGAACCAACTAACGTAGTACTAAATATATTTGGAAAAGAGTATATTTCAAATGATAATTTTGATCCAACAAAATTATTAAATAGTGATAAGTTTGGTATTGCTCCATCTAATACAGTTTTAACTGTCACTTATAGATATAATAACTCAAATAGTCCAGTTAATTTTCCAATAAATTCTTTAAATAAAGTGATTGGACCCATTTTTGAATTTGCTAATGAACAACAATTAGATAGATTAGTATTAGAAGCGGTTAGAAATAGCCTAGAAGCCAATAACGATACTGCTTTATTAGGTGATACCGATATTATTGATTCTGATGAACTAAAGAGAAGAATTGAAAATTCGTTTTCTTCACAAAGCAGAGCGGTAACTGCTCAAGATTATATATCATTAGTATATAATATGCCAAGAAAGTTTGGTTCTGTTAAAAGAGCGGCAATATATAGAGATGATAATTCATTAAAAAGAAACTTAAATCTATTTGTTTTATGCGAAGATCAAGATGGTTTATTAACTGCTCCTAATCAATTAGTAAAAAATAATATAAAAACTTGGTTATTACGTAATAAAATGATTAATGATACAATAGATATTTTAGATGGTAAAGTTGTAAATTATGGTATCAATTTCGTTGCAGTTGGCAATAGCGGAATGTCAAAATATGATATTTTAAATGATGCTATTAATCAATTAAAAGCTGATTTGTCGATGACACCAGACTTTGGTGAGCAACTATCTATATCAAATATCTACACTAGTCTTAAAAAGGTAAATGGAATAATAGATGTTGTATCGGTAGAAATAGTACCAAAATTATTTGATACTTATTCCGATGCACAATTTGACTTTAAGAAAAATACAACATCTGACGAAAGATATATTAATGTTCCATTAAATGTTGTCATGGAATTAAAATATCCAGATAGCGATATAAAAGGAACTATATTGTAATGTCTATAAAAAAATATATTGCTAGTAAAGATAATACTATAACTAATGCTTTTATGGAGAATTTAATTAAGCGTGGAACCGATGCCAATATGGGTGCATCCGATTCATTAGAAGTATTTTCTATCTACGCTCAAGCTTCAACTTCTTCTCTAGAAAACACTAGAATGCTAGTACAGTTTCCTATAAATGAGATTTCTGCAAGTAGATTCTCAGGCTCTTTACCCGCTAGCGGAAATGTATCATTTTATTTACGTTTATATAACGTTGAACATCCTTTTTCTGTACCAAGAAATTTTACTTTAACTATTAATCCAGTTTCTAAATCTTGGGAAGAAGGCTATGGATTGGACATGGAAGGTTATACTGATAGAGGCTTTGTGTCTGGTTCCGGCGGTTATGGAAGCACATGGATAATGGCTGGAAGTTCATCAATGTGGTTGAATCAAGGCGGTGATTATATTACTGGTTCAGGATATGATTACGAATACTTTTTTACTAGCGGGCTAGAAGATATAGAGCTAAATATAACCTCTTTAACCGAAAAATGGTTATCTGGTGAATTACAAAATAATGGATTATTAATCAAACTTTCATCATCTTTAGAAGATGGTTCAAGAAAAGAAAGTTTCTATACAAAGAAGTTTTCTGCGCGAGGATCAGAATTCTACATGCGTAGACCCTGCTTAGAAGCTCGTTGGGATCCATCTGTAACTGATGATAGAAATAACTTCTATGCTTCTAGTAGTCTATTGTCGCCAGATGATAATAAAATGAATATATATTTTTATAATAAAATAAATGGTAAATTAAAAAACATATATTTAAATCCCATTCCAGTTGTTAAATTCTTTACTGATGACAATTATCTTTCTGAGATAAATCCAACGTATCTTACTGTTTCCAATCCAGAAGTAGGAATTTACAAGGCTACTGTTATTTTGGATACTACCGCTTCTGCTATATACGAAAAATGGTGTAATCCATTATTAACTTCTAGTGTATATTTCTCTAGCTCTTTTGATGTTTTAAAAAGAGAAGCAGATATTAGCAGTGAGATGAATCAATATGTAATTAATATTAAAAATATGAAGTCTTCATATATGCAAAATGAACAGGCAAGATTTAATATTTTTGTTCGTGAGCGTGATTGGCAGCCAAATATTTACACAGTAGCATATAATAATGTAGAAAATACATCAATTCCTAATTTATATTATAAAATTTTTAGATTTAATGATAATTATACAGTAGTTGATTATTCCACAGGTTCTATAGCATATACTAAAACTTCATATGATTCAAATGGAAATTATTTTGATTTAGATATGAATATTCTTGAAAAAGATTATGGATATGGTATAAAATTAGCTTTGTGGGATGGCGTACAATTATCAGAATTCAAAGAAACATTTAAATTTAGGGTTGATTAAATATGTCACTTAAAGACCTCTTTAGTAATAATTCAGGACAAGTAGTAATAAATAAATCTTTAGAAGATTTAAATAGAGAAGCGCAAACAGAAAATTATTTAGATTCTTTAATAGAAAATAACGAGAGGTATCTTCCAAACGTTGACTTTTCTGATCCTGTTAATTTTGCTAGATATGGCTCTGCTGAAAAATATTACGTAGACGGCATAAAAAATATTTATCAACATTATCCATATGATGGTTCCAAAAAAGAAAAATTAGATTGGCGTAATCGTGCATCGCAAATAGATTTATATATATTAGATAATATCTATCCAAAATCAGTTGGTTATGTAAATTTAAGTAGTTCTGTTTCTTTATCAACCGTTTCCGGTTTGCGTTCTTCTTCTCTACCTCAATATGTTTCTATTAAAGGCGGTCCAAATGTTTCATCTACCGGACAATTTTCCTTATCAAACATATACGACCCAGCAAATAATCGTGAAAGTAATTTATCGATTAATGGATTTGGAAATACAGTAGAATTCTGGTTTAAAGATGAAGTATCATCTTCTAATACAAATTATAATTCTTCTTATGCATTATTTGATTTATGGAACAGCATTACTGCCTCATCAGCTGATTACTCTCGCTTAACAATAGCAAAAATAAGTGGTTCAAATAAGTTTGCCGTAACATATCGTTCCGGTTCAAGCGGTATAACAAATGAAACAATAGATTATACATTTGATTCATCTGCTTGGCATCATTATGCTTTCTCTTTCTCACCTTTTAATACAAGTGATTTATTAGTTAGCTTATATATTGATGGCGTTCTTGTAAAGTCAGAACAATATTCTTCGTCTGCTATTTCATCAGCCAACAATAATAATGCTATAGCATATATCGGAGCCTTAAGGGCGAGTATTGTTTCTGCTGATTCTTCACATCAAGGATTGGGAGCTTCATACGGCTCTTATGATGAATTCCGCTTTTGGAAGAAATGCAGAAATCCACAAGAAATATATCGTAACTGGTTTTTATCAGTAGATGGCGGTTCTAATACTGATGATTCAAACATAGATCTAGGAGTATATTTGAAGTTCAACGAAGGCATAGTCAATACAGCCTCTGTAAGTGAAATAGATAAAATCTGTATTGATTATTCTGGTCGTATATCGAATGGCGCATTAGTAAATTATTCAGTCGGTACAAAGATAACAAGTTCCGCAGTAGATGAATATTTTGGTGAAACAAAAGAAGAAAAAGATATAATTATTTTCTCTTCTAATCCTCTCGTCCAACAAGCTATACAAACCTACGGTAATATAGGTTTTGCATATGATCAAACAAACATCTCTAGTATTTATAAGAGTCTACCATCTTGGATTACAGAAGAAAATGAAAAGCAAGAGTTAGAAGATCTGCCAAGTTTAATACAAATAATTTCTAGTTATTTTGACACTTTACATATTCAAATTGAAAATGTAAATAAAATTAAAAATCTAGAGTATACTCAAGATTCAGAAAAGCCAAAACCATTCGCTAAACAGCTATTAACATCCCACGGTTTTGATAATTTAGAATTATTTACTGATACAACCTTCTTGGAAAAAGTACTTTCAAGAAATGAAAATGCACAATTTGAAAAAAATCTCTCTGATATAAAAAATACAATTTATCAAAATATATATAATAACTTAGCTTATATTTATAAAAGTAAGGGAACTGAAAAATCACTTAGAAACTTAATCCGTTGTTTTGGTGTTGATGATGAATTAATAAAAATTAATTTATATTCAGATAATACAAAATACGATATATCAGATAAGTTTATTTATTCCTCTGTACCAAAAAAGTTTGTAGATTTTAATAATCCAGATAGATATGATGGTTATGTATATCAAAAGAGAAAGTCCACAGATTTAACAAATACTAAATCTTATATCCCATCTACTGATTCTGGATCAATAGTTTATATTCCTATAACAGTACAGGCTGAAGTTATATTTCCAAAACAATTACCAATAGAAAGTACCGGATACTTTACAGTAGATTTTATAACTTCTTCTTTGTTTGGTGCTCATACAGCTAATCAAAATGATTCTATTTATACTTGGGGTAATGATGAGTTTAATTTTCAAGTATATTCAATTAGAGAAAAAGTAGGAAGTCCAAATACTTATTTCTTAGCTACTGGCTCTTTCTCTGGTAGCGGATTTGCCTTATCATCTAGCATTTATAAAGATGTATATGATAATCAAAAATGGAATTTTGCTTTAAAAATTAAACCAAATAAATATGATCAAGTAAATATCGCTAACGGAAGTCAAATTACGGATTATTCAGTTGAATTCGTTGGTTATAATTCGTTGGCTGATTCTGTTGATAATGTATTTAATATTTCTACTAATATTTCTCAAAGTAATATGGTTAGTGCGTTGACAAAACATAAGAGACTTTATGTTGGTTCACATTACCAAGACTTTGATAATACACAATTATTATGCAAAACAGATGTTAAGATTTCCTCATTAAGATTTTGGTATGATTATTTAACTGATGAAGAAATTAAATTGCATTCTTTTGAATCAACTAATTTTGGAAGAAATAACCCAAATTGGAATCCAGATTATTTCCTTTCGATATCATCAGATAGGGTATTTACTAAATCAGATACTCTTGCCCTTAATTGGGATTTTAGTAATGTATCTTCTTCTGATTCTAACGGACAGTTTATAGTAGAAGATTTAACTTCTGGTTCTTTACAGGAAGCATCCTCAAACGAATTTGGCTGGTTTAGCGGTTTAGTTGGTTATCAATATCCCGGCTTTGCTGATGAATTCTTAGAAAATGATGATCAGGTAGTAAACAAAGAATATGTCTTATCAGCCAAGAAACAAAATCCAGAAATTATAAATGGTAATGATTTAATACAAACCCCAGATACCGATGACGTTACTAGAATAAAAGATTCTAAAGCTATTACTTATTATTTATCAATTGAAAAGAGCATGGCTCAAGTAGTAAATGATGAAATAATGAACTGGTTTGCAACAATTAAAGGATATAATAATTTAATTGGAGAACCTGTTGAAAGATATAAAGCAGAATATTCTGGCCTTAGACAAATGCGAGAAATATTCTTTAAAAATATTGGTAGTACATTAAATTTTGAGAAGTTCTTTGAATTTTATAAATGGATTGATTCTTCATTATCTAATATAATTGAACAACTAATTCCTCTATCGACGAACGCTTCTACAAAAGTTAGAAACATGGTTGAAAGTCATATGTTGGAAAGAAGCAAATATGAAAATAAAACTCCAACAATTGAATTTAAGGGTGAGCCAAGATCATATCCAATTGTTTCGCATCTTCAATATAATTATAAAGAACAAGCTGCCTATCCAAATAATCTAAATTCAGAAGTGCTTATTAGTCGTTATTATACGGATAAGCCATTATGGCTAAAGCAACGTATTCAAAGAACTGATGTTATCGTAAGTTCTTCGTTAGAGCCACAAAATGATATAGATAGAGAGATAATTCGTCAGGTTATTAATCAAAATAATATTGATAAATTACCAACCTTATTCTCTTCGGATACTGCCTATGAAGGCAGAAACGATGTAAGCCGCGTATTTACTAAAACATATAGAATAATAGGTGATACATTATATAACTTAGAAGATACATTAACATTCGGAAACATATCTAACAATAGAATAAATTCACAATTTTTATTCGCCTCCGCAAGCGTTACTGCATCAGGCCAAGTAGTTCAGCCATTGGTTAAAAAAGGTAATTATTTAAACACATATGAGTTTGTTCAAATGTCCAGCAGAACAAACAATAATAAATCTTTTATTGATTTAACTGGTTCTATATTTGCCGTTTCTGGTACAAATATACTAGGATTTACAGATAGAACATTACCTGTAAGAGCGGCATACAAAAATATATTTGTTGAAAGATTTAGTGCCCCCGGTGGTCCAGAAGTATTATCACGCGGGACTTTAGATAAAAACGCAGAAGAATATTCAGCATATAATTCATTAAATTATAGAAATTTCAGAGTTAGAAAAAATCTAAATAAATGGTTAGCAGAAACATCTAGTATTGATTCTGAAAATCCATCTTTACATAAGAACGCTGATAACATTGCTAGATATCCCGGTGATGATAACAACTCTTATACTAATACACAAAACGATAATGCATTTATAAGTCACGCCATCCCCAGAAGCGATTATCAATATTCATGGATTACATCTTCCATGCAATCAAATAATTTATTTAGCGGTTATTCTTCTAAATATACTAACTTAGATATACAATATACATTTGTTTCTGGAAATGTTTCTGGCTCTTCTATAGTTGATTTTGTTGGTTTGAATACAACTATTCCAAAAACAATTAATACATCATCCAATACTTTATCTTCTGTTAACGCTGTTATAGATGTGAACAAATATTTGTCAAATATTAACGGTCCATATCAACATCCAACTTGGAAGCAAATTCGCGGTGGTGAATCTTTACTTTCAAGAGTATCTAGAAAAAATAACAAAATACTAGTACAAGATACGCCGATTTTAAAAACAAAAATTGTTAACAATGTAGTAGTTCCATATATTGAAAGAACAAGTCAAACATTTACATCATATAAAGAAATGCCAGTTTCCTATAACAAACCTATGACGCATGTTATAGATATTTCCGGCTCTGATAGTTTAATAGAAACAATCAGCACTTATGATAATAACAAGGAAAGATTCTCTAATGAACTCTTAGGTAATACTTTAGGAATTGATGCTAAAGAAACTCCTGAATATCATGATATATTGAGTAATCTTGAAAAAGGATTATTTGAACCAAAGCCGGAAATAGTAGAAATAAAATATGAAAATATGGCTTATCCAAATAATACATATGTTGGTTCAGCTGACGTTCGTTTACGCGATAATTATGAAGATTTTATCGATAATACCGGTAGTATTGTTAATGCTCGTACATTCTGGAGAGATAGTATTGATGAACGCGCAAGAGCTAGCGTAACAGAAGATATTTATGAAAATTTAAACACTTCTTATGAACAAATAAATAATGATTATTTATTTTATCCTTATAATAATGAAAACAGCAATGAAACGATATTAATTAATCAAAATAATTGTTTTAGAGAAAGTATCTTGTCTTTAGATAGTTATATGACCAGCTCATATAGTAGTCAAAATATTGGTATTTATATTCCGTCGAATCCAATAGCAGATGGGACATATAATAATATTGCTTTTACCAATGATGGCTATTCGTGGACAAATATGAATTTATCTATGAGTAATGATGTTAAAGCCATAGTAAGTAATGTATATAATAATGATATATACATTGGTGGATCCTTTACTTCTGTAAATGGAAATTCAGTAAGAGCAATAATAAAATGGAACAACGGATTAACCTCTTCAGTTGGAACTATAATAAGTGGAGAAATAAATACATTAGTATCTGGCAATAATGGAATTTATGCAGGTGGAACATTTGTTACAAGCACTGGGCAAAGTAGAATAGCTAGATGGGATGGAACTGCTTGGAATAATGTTGGAAGCGGTTTAAGTAATACGGTTTTAACATTATTCAGTGCCAGTAGCGGTTTATATGCTGGAGGTATATGGACTACTAATACCGGTTCTCGTATAGCTAAGTTTGACGGAATAGCTTGGAGTGCAATTGGTGGAGGTATATCTGATCAAGTTTATAGTATATTTTCTAATAGTTCTGGTTTATATGCTGGTACCAGAACGACGGCTAGAAATGGCTATTTAACTAAATATAATACTTCTACTTTAACTTGGAATTCACTTGGAAGCGTTGGTACAGTTTATTCTATTACTCAAGGACCAACAACAACTAATTTATATTTAGGGATTGACTCTACTTCTTATTATGGGTTTGTTAGCTACAATGGAGCAGTTTTCAGTGGAGTTCCCTTCTCTGGAACGGGTTTATCACCCGATAGCGAAGGAGCTATTATTTGCTATAGTATGTATTCTTCAAGCGATGGGATAATTCTTGGTGGAAGATTTGCCGGTGCCGGTAGCTATGGAGGATCGCCATATTATGAATCTTCAAGAATAATAAAATGGAATTATAACATTGGCGGTACTAGTGGCTGGCAAAGATTTGGAAGTGGAATTAGCAAACCAGTATCTGGTGGATTTAGAGGATATGTAAATACTATTTTTTCTAATAGCAGTGGTTTATATATTGGAGGAAATTTTACGTCTAGAGGTCCATACGTCTATCCAAAACATATATTAAATTATAATAATGTAATTCATGGTGATATTAAAAATTCTAATATTTTAGAAAATATTTATAATATTAAAAATAACATTTCTTATAAAACATCTAAAATTGCCATTTATGACGTAAAACAAGAAAATATTTATAATATTTCTAAAAGCGTTTATTATAATAGTGAATTAGATTTTGGCGGCACCGTGCCGGGATTTGAAATCCAACAATTCCCAATATTATTTTCAATTATAACTGCTAGTGACGGTATATACGTTGGAGGAACTTTTAACAGCATTGGAGCTTCTTCAATAGCAAATATAGCAAAATGGAATGGCAATACATTTGAAAATTTTGCTAATTTATATTACCAATCATTAATATATGGTTATGGAATTAATAAAATAATTTCTGGAAGTGACGGGATATATTTTTGCGGTCAAGTAAAAACTTCTTTAGGTGGACAAGATCTATACGTACTTAAATGGGCTAATAGTTTACTAACAACATTAAGTTCATCAGTGATAGCAGGTACCGATAAGCAAGTTTATGATATTTTATCAGGAAATACTTTATTTACTACAACGGCCAACAGTGTTAATTATTATAATGTAGGAGCTTTTTCTGCTCTGCCAGCAATGGCTTCTATTACATATAGTAATTATTCTAACAATAGCATAGCCAGTGCCAGTAATGGATTAATTGTTGCTGGTAATTTTACAATTACTTCTTCAGCATATTCCATATTAAGAACAGATATAAATAATTGGTATTCTTTCCCAAAAAATCCTTTAAATGTTACTAGTGTTTGTTCTGGCGCTGACGGTATTTATATAGCCTCTAGAACAGGAGTTATAGTAGATTCAGATCTTAATAATTATAATTATATTGCCAAAATTACTGATAGTGGAGTAGTGGCTTTAGGCAAAGGCTTAAATGGTTCTGTGCGTAGTATGACCTCTAACTCTAGTGGTTTATATGTTGGCGGTACTTTTACTTCTGGGGCTAATTCTGATAATACAAGTATTTTATTAAATAATATCGCTAAATGGGATGGCGTAAATTGGACGCAAGTTGGAGAAAAAAATAATAATAATGGATTTAATATAAACGTTAATGATACAGTGGCAGGTTTAAGCAGCGATGAAAAAAATGTTTATATAGCTGGAAATTTCCTAACAACAAGATCTAGTCCAAAAATAAAAGATAAAAATTATTCTAATTATTTTTATGGCTACTACAATCAAAATAATTTAATTATTCCAACACCACAATTAATATTTAATAACAATATTAATAATTTATCTTGTTCTTCTAATAAAATTGATTTACTAGAATTAACATATGATTCTTTAAATAATTCTAAAATTATTACAAAATATTCTGGTAGTCATAATGTAAAAATAATAAATAATGGATATGAATATGAAATAAACGAAAAATCTAATAAAACTCCATTTTTTAATTCTTATCTTGAGTATCTTGGAGACTTAAAAACTAAAACACAAAAGTATTCTGTAATTCCAGAATACACAATTAGTGATTTTGTAAAAACATACATTAAAGAAAAGAATGGTAATTATAATGCTATTATAAATAATGATTATTTAAAACTTGACGGCGCAGCACAAGAGCAAGGATATGAAGATATAAATAATTCTATTAATATAAGTAATTTAATAAAACCAGAATTAATATTTAATAATTCTAAAAATAATGAAAATATAAATTTAAATTTTAAAATATCAAGTATTAAAAAATTAATCCCATATAGAGATTTTTATCCAAGTGAAAGAATAATTAAATTAAGTAATTATTTTATTAATTCTTTTCTTGATATAGATACTAGACTAACTTCTGTTTTAAATTCAGAAGAAGTTTATAGTTCTTCTCTTTCAAATGGTACGCCAATAAATCAACAAATATTAACATTATTGCAACCAATGATGGCTCCGGGTATTTTATTGAATACTATTAAGTCTTCTATTGCTGTAGATTGGCCTATATTTATTGCAAATAGCGGTTCTTATAATTTAACAGGCGGAATTCAATTCTACTCTCATACTGGAAGTAATTTAATTACTAATACTGTTTATGATTCTGTTAGCGATAGATCTTATGCTTATACAGCTTCAAACTATATTGATAAAGAACAAAATTATCGTCTACCTTTTGAAGCTATTATAGAATTTGATACACGAATTCCACAAGAGTTACGTAGCGACGATAAAAATATGTATTATTTAAATCCTTCTTATTATACATCAGATGTATTAACAGGAAGCGATTATAGTTTATTATCTTATCCAAGTTATAATATGGGTTCCGGCTCATTAAAGGCATTCATATTTCGTGATGCTAACTATAAATTAGCAATGCATAATTTCCTTGCGGAAATACCAAATTTCTTCCTTAATGGTAAATTAACAAATATAATTTCACTACCAGAAAATGAATTTACTACAGCTAAACGAGGTGTGACATATTATATGGATGTTGTGTTAGAGCGCGATTCTAAATATAAAGAATTTATTGCCGATCCATATTATGAAGGTTTAAAAGCGCAAGCAAACAGCTTTTACGATGGTACTTTCTTATTACCATCACCTGATTCTCTATATGGTCCACCCACAAGGTATTGGAATAATGTAAATCCAAATCCATTTTTCTCACGTAGCCCATATAATTTTTATTCTAAATTATTAGATACACCTGCATATGCACCATATGTACCTCCATATTATTATGGTAAAGCAGTGGCTAGAATATCTTTCACTGCCGATGATACAAGACAATATTCTTTATCCGAAATTCAATCTTCATGTTCAGTGGAATATATTAACACCGAAGCGGAAGCTTTATTTAATCAACGTTCTAATTTTATAAATGGTAATTTTACAGGATCATTTATTGATAATTATTCAACCTCCCCAGCTTATAAACAAATGATGCGTTTATCATCAAGTGTTAATTTATTCTTAGCAATTGATACAAAGCTTACTAAATTTGATCCAAAGACCGGTCAAACAACGGAAGTTGGAGATAGAGAAGGTAACAATAAATCTTGGGTTATTCAAACTAAATTTGAAACACCAAGTATTAATTTTATAAATGCTGATCTGTCTAATAATCTTGGTCTTAAATTTCTTGGTGGAACAAAAGAAAGTGGAAGTGTTAAAGGTATTTATTCTTACATGATGAAGGGTCTTTGGACAACCTATGGAGAGCCAGTAGATAATGGCTCTGGGATTAAATTATATATTCAAGATTCATTTCAAAAAAGATTAACGAATCAAACAGGATCTTTGATAGAGCTTTGCGGTTTCCGAAATGCAGGAGATAAAAAAACAATAGGTTTATTATCAGAACGTAAAAAGGTTAGCGAATGTATCGTTATGATTCCATATACATTTAATAAAAATCACGGTCCAAACATGAATACAGATTATGCTACTACAATAGATCCAATATTAGGAGAAAATGGTATTTATCTTTCTTCTCAAACAGGAAATGGACCATATTATTACGCCATAGATATAAACGTAATAACAGATTATCTTGGTGGATTGAAATTTAAAAACGCATCAGTAGAGCAAATTAAAACAGCCGCAGAGTCAAGTCCGTATCAAGAAAGTACAATTATTAAGTTAATTTTGGCAATGACTAAATATGTCATTCCTCCTCATCTTGATTGGATTAGAAATAAAAATATCAATCCATTCGTTATGTATTTAGCTGAATTCTCCACAGAATTTGACAAGCGAGATTTGTCTGATATTTGGCAGGGAGTTATGCCAAAACAAAGTTATAAAGCAGAAATAGAGCAAATAGATATTAATCATAAGTTTACAAATAATGAATTCTTCCACGGTAAACGTCCACAAAACGATACTAAATTTAAAGTATTTAAAGTAAAACAACGAGCAAATATTAATTATTATAAACTAACTGATGATTCTAAGGATGATGATCGCTTTAAATTTACATTTAGTAATTCTCAACAAGCAACAATCCCAGAATATTCTTATAACTGGCCTTATGATTTCTTTTCTCTCGTAGAACTAGTTAATATTGAAACTTCTTTAGAATATAAGAAACCAGAAGAAAAAGAAATTATGATTAATCCAAATGAAATTTTATCTACTTTACAGGATCAAAACCCAATTTCTCAAAAAGATAAAATAGAAAAATTAAATAAAAAAGCAATTCCACCGAGAAAAAAACTTAAACGGTAATAAATAAATGTCATATTTTGACGATAAACAAGAAATATTAAAATTAGAATTGACCACTTATGGTAGATATTTGCTTTCTAAAGGTAAATTAAAGCCAGTTTATTATGCTTTTTTTGATGATGATATAATATATGATGCTGAATATGCTCAGATATCAGAATCTCAAAATTCTACCCAAACAAGAATATTAGATGAAACTATATTTCTAAAACCACAAACTACGTTTACTGGTGTAGAAAATAGTGTTTCTAGAAATAAAACTTTAATTATTGATGAATTGCAGAAATTAAAACAAGAAGAATTACAAATTTCTTCTGATAAAAATTATGCTCTATCATTACCTCTAGGTAATTCTTCGCATGCCTCAGAATATGCTCCATCGTGGAAGTTAAACTTAATTAATGGACAAATAGATAATGTAGAGCAATATATCGACAATTCAACTGGTGATTCTGGTTCTTTACAACCATATTTAAAAATTCCTCAAATATTTCTAAAAGATATTGTATCAAATATAAAAATTAAAAAAAATGATAGCAAAATAGATGAAAATTATATTTTCTTGTCTTCTAAAATAATTGGTTCAGATACTTATTATGCTTCTTATAAAGAAGAAAGCTGCACCTTAGATATTTTAGAATTAAATACATATGACGAAAAATTAAATTTTGATATTGAAATGTTTGTTGAAGAAAAAAATAATATGGATGAAACTACTTGGAGACAATTAAAATTTAATTCTTCTATAAAACAGATAGAAAATAATCTTTTATTGGATGAACCAATTATTCCTAAAAGCATGGATAATACCAACTTCTCAGAATATTATTTTGATTCAACGGTAGATGCAGAAATAGAAGAAGTTAAAATACAAAGCATAGGTACCTCTACCTATCAATCAAATGTCAAGCCAGAAGACGGTCCATTTGGAGAAGATTGTTAATGTTTTTTAAATTATCTAACGAACAAATTAAGAATGCGAAAACCAATTCTTTCCCACAAAGTGTTGATTACGATGCGATTGTATCCTCTAAAGGCACAGACAATAATATAAAAATAATTATTAATATAATAGATGGTATTAATAAAAAATACAAAGTTTTTAATAATATTACCGCTCAAAAATATATGAAGTTAAAAATTTTTGAAATTAATGGCGATAATATGAAAAGCGAATTAGAAACTGCGGCCACAAATGAAAATCCATCTTTAATAGAAGAAATAATTAAGAAATATGGTGTAATTTCAAGAACTTTAAGCGCTGCTTATGATTTTAAAGGAGATGTTTATAAATTACAAAATAGAAATAGTTATTCTGGTATAACACGTTTAAGATATGAAACAGATATACTTTTACCTAGAGATATAATAAATTATTTAAGTATTGGTGTATATTTTTATTATGATCTACCATCATATTTAAAAGAAATAAATGTTGAAGAAAAATTTGTAAATAAAGCAGTAACTTGGGACAAGCTTCATGTGTTTTCATTATATAAAAATGATAAAATTGTCATAGGAGCAGATGTAAAAGATTTAAGAAAAATAAAATCAATATTTAATCAAAGTTCTTTTTTAGATAATTTAAATGCTAATATAAATTTAGAAAATAGCTTTAATAAAAAACTAGAAGATTCTAGAAAAAATAAATCTATAAATCAATATTTCTCTAAAGCTTATTTTTCAAGAACGCAAGATAAAAAAGCAGGTTTTGTTTTTAATTTTGATTATAAAAAAATTATAGAAAATAATTCTGCATATAAAAATATAGTAAAAGATTCCATAAAAGAATTGTCAGATATATATGCTAGTGCAAATAAAGTTTTAGATTTAAAAGTTTCTAGAAGGCAAGTATTAATAAAAAATAAAAATAATAATGAAAAAGTAGAAATATTAAAGGACACAGAGCAAAAAATAATATCTACTAAATTTTCAAAAAATGATATTTTTTCTTCTGTAGAAAACAAAGAAGGTAAAATTTTTGAATTATCAACTAATAATAGTTTCGGTAATTCAATTAAAACAATCTGTGTTACTGATAAAAAAGCTTTTCAGCATTCAAACGCAATATATCAGTATGGTGTACAAATAACTATTAAAGATAGTTTAGCGTATTTATTTAATTACTTATCTAATGCACATATTTCTGATTCTATCAATATATTAAAATATTATTTATCTTTATTAGATGATCCAAGAAATTATGATCCAACTGAAAATTCTATTACTAATGAATTTATTTTAAAAATAGATTTTGATAAGAATTTACAACAAAAAATATCTAATGCTGTAGATAGTTTCATATTAGTTTTAAAAGTATTTGGTATTTATAAAAATGTTGATGATGATTTACAAGAAACTTTAATATCTATTTTTAATCCTAAAAATGTTAATATAGAAAATATATCTTATTTTATTAAAATATATGAAAAAGTACAAGCACAAGTGACTAAGATATCTAAAAATAAATATGAAAATGTTTATACAATAGAAAATTGGTTTAATGATTATTTGGATACTCAAGATAGCATTGAATATGGTTTTACTTACTTTGATAAATTACAAACAAATAGTTTGGCAATTATAGATAGCGATAAATATATTGATAAAATTACCAATGAAGTAAAAAAATATTCTACTGATACAACTATTACAAATCAGTTTGCACAAACAACTTTATATTCGTACATAACTCCTACAAGAATTATATTACCAAATAATAAAGTTATTAATTTAGAATCTTTAGCTTCAAAAGCAGATTCCATACTTTTGGAAGAGTATGCAAGATCTTTTATAGAAATTAAAAAAATAAATTTTCTATCTAATTTAGCAAATCATGATGAAATCGTATCACAAGATTTTTCATCAAAATCAAATCTTACTTTAAAAAATTCTATTTCCTACATGTCAGAAATTATAGGAAATAAAGCTTCTATAGTAACTAATTTATTGCAAAAACCTATTAAGCAAATAACTCTTAAAAATAAGAAAAAAATTGTTAAAAAAGAATCAGAAGTAGATACATCACTTTTTATGTTAGAAGTAATAAATCATTTTAATATTGATGGTAGAACTTTTTATAGTATTGAAAAAGATGATAATGGCGTTCTCTTAGGATCTAATACAACGCCAGATATGCCAATACATCTACAAACACTTATACAAAATAAAAGTAGATTATTTACTTCAACCGATAAGTATCTACAAAACATACAATTATATATAAAATTTTTATTATTATATAATACTATACAACAAGTAGAATATCTAACTTATGATAATGACTTATTAAGTTCTGATCCAGCGACCACAAGCTTGAACAAAGAAAATTGGCGTTTATTAGATAAAAATTCTTTAGAATCTTTTATCAATGGCTCTATCCATATTTGTAGATTAAAATCTTATGTAAATACAAAAAATTATATAAAAGGAATTAAAGAAGTAAATTTACCAATTTATGACAAATATTTTTTGTTTATGGCAAAAAATACAAATACAAATATTGAAATACCTGCTCCTATTGTTACCGTTCCAGCGCCAACTACTTCTCGTATTTTAGAGCCAATTGAAAGGCCGACGCCTTTGAAAGTTACGCCAACAAGACAAATAGAACCATTAATATCCTCTCAAATAACAGCAAAAATAGAAAAAATTAGACCTATTCCCGCTTTTAATCCAGCTAAAGATATTGCTACAACAGAAATAAATCCAGCTATTAATAAATTAAATAATCTATTAAATAATAGTAACATAAATATTGGATCAAAAATACAAAATAATTTAAATAATGTTCTAGAAACAGTTAAACTTCCATTAAAAGCTGAGTCATTAAAAATTACTAACACTGATAACCTAAAAGTTACACCGACAATGCAAGTTCCTACTCCAAAAGCCCCACCGAGCGTTCCCGTCGTTGCAAAAACAACAGCCGCTAACGCACCGGAGCAGACGCAATCTTCAACACCTAATTTAAAACCAGTTATTCCGGCTGTAGCTAAAGCTTTGTCTGAACAAATATCAAATCCAAAAACTAACGCAACACCAGCTACAAAATCAGTTTCATCAGCAAAAAAAGAAGATAAACCAAAGGCTATTAAAGAAGAAAAGAAGTCTATGCCTTCTTCTAAGAACTTTTCAAGAAGATAATATTTATGTCTAAAATAGGTAAAAAAGTAACAATATATCAAACCTCTAGTTTTTCTGCTGGTAATGCGGAGTTAATAAATTATAAAGAGAGTTATATTTCTAATTTAAATGCTTACGGCGGATCTTTTTTCTTAAATAAACAAAATCCTCTTATTTTTACAAATAATAATTTGGAAAGTTTTAATTATTCTGTTGATGTTCATTATGATGAATTAAAAGAAATAAAAAATATTGAAAATGGGCAAAATGAAGAAACAAGATTAGCTAATTTATCCAATTTAAATTTGCACACTTTTCGTTCAAAACTAGAATATAATTTTTTAATTAAAAATTTTGAAGAAAATATTAAGAAATTAGGAATAAATTCTTTAAGAGTACCTAATTTTTATGACGTTGTTGAAAGCCTATCTTCCACTGGACAATATAAAAATTCAGATGGCACTTCCTACTTAGAAGATTCTGCTAATTTTCTATCTTTACAGGAATCAAATGAATTTAAAATAAATATTATACCTTCTAAAATATTAGTTGGAAAAAAGTATGTTCCTTTAAATAAGTATGTAAAAAATTTTAATCCTTTTAAAGAACAATTTCCATATTATGGTGACATAAGTTTTACTACTCATAAAAAAGTAAAAAATAACATATCTGATTTATTTCATGAGCATGATCTGTATCAATATGTATTTGAAAAATTATCAAAGACTAACATTACGCAAACTGTTTTTGTTAATAACGAAAATACTTCTACTGTTGCAAAAGTGTTAATTTTTGATGAATCATTTGTTAATACTATCTTATCTCAAAGAGTGGATTTGCAAACAAATTTTATATTTGAAATAAATAAAAGTATTGATTCTAAAGCAAGAAATTTTGCTGATATAGTAAAAAACTATCAAGAATACTCGGAAGTAATTGGTTATCATTTAAAAAAATATGAAGGTTTAGCTAATCCTTCGTTAACGCAAAAGCCATTACCAATACAGGAATGGTATATACCAAATATATCTGAAGATAGATTTGAGTTTGTAGATACGCAACTTATTTATGATAATCGCTATACATATACTTTAGACCCAATAGTGTTAACTTTTTCATCAATTTGTACAATTAATCAAGAACCACAAACAAATAATCTTATAAAGTATAATTTTACTAGAAAACCTATTATTAAAATATTTGATATTGATAGAATAGGGGTTTCTTATAGCAATTATTTAAAAGATAGCCCCCCAACAGAACCAGAAATAGAATTTATACCATATATCGGAGTTCCGAATAGAATAAAAATAAATTTAAATACTTCAATAGGAATAAAAACTGTTAAACCAGTTAATTTTTCCGCTAATGAAGAAAATAAAAATAAATTATTAATGGAAGCTCAAGATAAATTAATTACTGATAATTTATTAACTTATCAATCTGATGAACCATCGGATTTTTTTGAAATATATAGATTAATAGATAAACCTAGCCAATATGAAGATTTTTCTAATAAATTATTAGCCTCTATTCCAACAAATGGTGCCGCTGGAGCGTCTTTTGAAGATACAATAACGCAAAATAGAAAACATTATTACGTAGCTAGATCAGTAGACTATCACAAAAACATATCAAACCCCACAGTTTTATATGAAGTAGAGATAATTAACGATAATGGATTAATAATACCAAATATTAATGTTGTTGATTTTAAAAGCAATGAAGATATTGGCTCTTATGAAAAAGAAATTAAAAGATTTTTCAAAATTAAACCATCTCTTAGGCACACTATCTTAGAAGATGCTAATTTTTTCCCTAGTTTAATCCAATTAGGACAAAAAGAAGAAACTGTATGGAATAGTAGATTCAAGATTAGAGTCACTTCTAAATCTACTGGTAAAAAAATGGATATATTTGTAACTTTTAATTATAAAAAGCAAGATAGTTAAAATAATTAAATATTTCGTACTATTTATAGAAAAAGACACTATAAAGGATAAAAAACATGGCATTTTTAGATAATAGCGGTGATATAATTTTGGATGCTGTATTAACAGATACAGGACGTATGCGTTTAGCCAAAGGAGATGGCTCATTTAGAATTACAAAATTCGCTCTTGCTGATGATGAAATAGATTATTCCTTATTTAATGGAAACCACGTTAGCGGTACTGCTTATTATGATTTAGAAGTTTTACAAACCCCAGTTATGGAAGCATTTACTAACAACGGTTCTTCGATGAAAAGCAAGCTTATTTCTATTTCAAGAAATAATTTGTTATATTTACCAGTCGTTGTACTGGATACGGTTAATAGTCCAGTAGTTCAAGCAACCGCAATAGTAAATAACGGTTTCATACTTGCCGTAGATACAGCTACAGAGGATTTTTTAAATCAATCTAATTTACAATATAGTGGTCAAAGTTTCGGAACACAAAAAAGCGGCATTTTAAAAGGTATTAATCCGGACTCTAAGACTATTACTATAGCACAAGGATTAAATACTACTGCTTTGCCATACGCTAGAACAATCGATCAAGATCTAAAAGAAGTACAATACCTTGTAGAAATCGATAATAGATTAGCTAGAGTAGTAAATCCATTAGATGCCACAAAAGAATTACCAGTTTCTTATATTGATGATGATAATATTGCAACATATTATTTATCATATGGAACTGATGCAGAATATGTTAAAGATTTTCCTAATGCTACCACCAGCACTGATTTAAGAATCTTAGCTGGACCGAGAGGAACAATACTAACATTTAGACTTGGATCTCAAAATGATGTCTCTACAAGCAGATATCTTTTTGATCAATTAGGTAAAAATATAACATCATTATTTACTATTAGCGGTGGCTCACCCGGCGCAGGAGCCAGTGAAGTAAGAAGTATATTGACAAACATTAGAATTACAGGAGTTACAACTGGTAATTCTATAGATGTACCACTATTATTAGTAAAAAAGATTTCTTAATATAAGGAAGATATAAATGGCTACAACATTTAAAACGTTTTTAGATGACGATATTGTTTCAACACGTACTTTATTGCATGAAAATATTCCAATAACAGGTACAATAGTTTCTGGTTCATCTTATGGAACATCAAGTCTAAAAACATATACACACGGAATGTTCCAGACTGTTTATGATTATCCTTATTTAAGTTCTTCCGCTAACCAGTTATTTGATTTAACCATTGGACAAACTATCGATTCACCAGCAAGCGCAAGTACATCAGTAGATCCATTTAATAAGAAAAAAGTTAATATATATAATCAAATGGCACAAGTACTAGCTGGTCATGATACTAGCGGCTCTATAGTACAATTTGATAGAGATGGTGACCCTGCAACTGGTGGTGATAAATTTAATTCAATGTTTTTTATCAATTTCTCAAGATTGTTGGTAAAAGATGAAATAAAAAAGAGAAGCTTCCAAATAACACTTGGAGTTAATTCTTCAAGCGTTTCTCCTTTTAATGCCACATGTCTAGTAAGCGATGCAAGTGGTACAACTAATTATAAAATAAATTCACCAGCTGGTGAATATGGATTATTATACGCTACAACATTCTCTAGCGCTTCAGCTGGATGGACTGTAGCTGCTTCTCAATCAGTTGGTTTTGTTTTCTATCAAGCAGGCGTAGTTGCATTATCGACTGCTATATTTGCACAATCAAGTTCTAATAGCCCTTCTACTTCTCTTTCCGCTAGTACATATGGTCAAATTAAAAATGGGTATGTTGTTAACTTTAGTGCTTCTTCAGGTACTCCTTATACAAATATAGAAACAATGTTTGAATCAGGTAGCATTAATGATTGTTGCAGTGCATTGCGTAATAGAATACAAAACATTACTTTCAATAATACAACAGAATTAAATTCAACAATACATTTCTGTCGCATAAATCATAACGATTTTAATTATAGTTCTAATCCTACTTATTTAAGCAGTAGCCAAATAAGAGTTAAGAATGGTGATATCGCAAAAGCACCTATTAGCTATATGACAACCGTTGGCCTTTATTCGCCAGACAATGAATTGTTAGCAGTAGCGAAATTATCTGAACCCTTAAAGAAAGATCCAACACAAGAAATGATATTGCGTGTAAGACTAGACTACTAATATGTCATTTAAAAAATTTGAAAAAGGAGATTTGTTATTTAATACAATCAAAACAAAACCTCGTTTTGAATTTAAAATATACAATGGAAATATTTATCTAAATAATTCCACTGATGGATACGCGAAGTTGCATGATTTGGGCAACGGTGAACAACAATGCGGTGTTGAAAATATATTAGATTTTTCATGCCCAGAGACTTCTTATAATATAGGATTAATATAAAGGATTAATTAAATGGCTGAGAGTTTAAAAATTAAAGATGGTCTTGGAATATTAAAAAATTTAACAGTAGAAAGCGGAAGTTATGGTTTAATGCCAGTTCATTATGTAACTTCCTCTACTTCTGCCCCTGTATATATCACTGCTTCTTCTGCTAATCCTATTCCAGTAACAGGCACTATTGCAGTCGATGTAACGGTTGGAGATTTAATTACAGTTACTGCTTCTACAGCTAGTCCTGTTGCAGTTACAGGAACAGTAACTAATGTTTCAAGCTTACAAGCTGCTTATAATACTTCCACTTATACTGCTAATACTATTCCTATACAATTGGTAGGTACAAGTAGTTATAAGGCAGCAATTGATTCTGCTGGAAGATTATTTGTCACTGGCGCAGTAACTGTAAATACTGCTTCATCTATGACAGTTACAGCCAGTTTAGCTAACCCAACTGGTATTACTGGAACTGTTAATATTAACAATTCGTCTTTGTCTGTTACATCATCGCTACTAAGCCCAGTTTACGCTTTGGTGGCTACCCCACCTGTTACTACAGTGACCACAAATGCAACTACATCTTTCGTTTGGAATACCATTGCTAGTGGTACATTTGCTATTGCTGCAAATAGTTTAACTAGAAAAGGTTTAACTATATTTAATCCCGGCCCACATAATTTATATGTTGTATTATCTACAATAGGCGGTGGAGGTGATTCAGGCAGACATGGTTTTACTATAGTTAATACGGCTTCTGCGCCATCTATATATTCCTTTATAGTATATCCATCTGGAACTTATGTAGCTCCTCCAACTACAGTTGGCGTTTATCATGGCGGTTATTTTATTAGTGGATCGGCATCGGTCGGTGTGTTTGATTCAGAAATAAGTTAGGAAAAATAAATGTCTATTCAGTATCCTACATTTCAAAGTAATCCAAGTGTTAATAGTCTTACAGCTTCTGCTGGTATTTCCAGTTCATTAGGGTTATTTACATCTTTAACAGGTTCTAATACTTATGTATCTGGCAACATTGGCATTGGAACGACAAGTCCAATAAAAGCATTACATCTTTCTGCTTCTTCCGGCGATCCGATGATGGTAGAAAACAGCCTACAAAATAATTTTAATAGAATTATTTATAAAAAACCATCTAGAATGTGGTCTTTAGGGCAAGACAGTGGAGATGGATTTGCCTTAGCAGATGAAACAGCGCCGGGATATAGATTATATATAAGTAGCTCGGGAGATATCGGCATAGGAACAACTATTCCTGCTGCCAAACTAGACGTTCAAGGTACCGGTCGTTTTACCTCTAACGTTGAAATAACCGGTACTTTAAAAGGGATAACTGAGCTAACCGCTTCTGTTATTAGCGCATCATCTTACCTAGGAATATCTGCTGGAGAAAATGCTATATATGTCGGAAATAAAATAATTAGCGGTAGTTTATTGGTTTCTTCTTCAATAAGCACACTACAATCCATCACTTCTTCTGGACCAGTATTATTAGATGGATTATATTTTGGAACTGGTAAATATGATACAATAAACAGCATAGCTATTGGCTATTTTGCTTTAGGTTCAACTTCTACCGGTACTAATAATATTGGGATTGGCTATCTTTCTGCTTATAATACCACGCAGGGTTCTAGAAACACTGCAATAGGCGATTCAGCTTTAAATGCTAATACTACTGGCAATAATAATACCGCCGTTGGTAGAGCGGCTTTCTTAGCTTTAGCAAGTGGTAATAACAATTTAGGTTTAGGTTTGTCGGCGGGATCTTCTAGTACCTCTTTAGAAAATTGTGTCATAATTGGTAGCAATAACGGTTCCACTATTAATGGTACTACCGGTTCTATCATTATTAGTGATGGAGCAGGAAATATAAGAATTCAAGCAAACAACACTGGTCTTGTAACTATTCCCGGTGCTTTAACTGTATCAGGAAATGTAATATTAGGTGATGCATCATCTGATAGTGTCACTGCTACAGCACAACTAACTGCTTCAACGGGTATTTCTAGTTCATTAGGACTATTTGCTGCAATAACTGGTTCTCATTCTGGGACTCTTGGTTTATTTACAAATCTAACCGCTTCTAATATAAGCGGAACTAATAATTTATTCATCGGAAATTCCATTGGTATTGGAACCACTTCTCCATCTTTACAAGGAAATGGTAGCGGTCTTGAAATTAATGGTAGTAGCTATACGCAATTAAAACTAAGAAGTACAGCTAATGGAACTGCCGGTTTACAGCTTAGTAGTAGTGTCCGTCAATTTGAAATTCAAAGTTCCGACCAAGGTTATTTTTTAGTCTATGATAGAAACGCATTACAATATAGATTACTTATTGATTCAAACGGTAAAGTTGGCTTTGGAACAACTACTCCTGCTACCGAATTAGATGTACGTGGAACAGGAAGTTTTTATTCTGTTAAATTTCCTTCTGTTCAATCTTCATCTACCGACCCAAACACTCTTGATGATTATGAAGAAGGAACATGGACACCGGCTTTATCTGCTAGCATAACAAATACAGGTTTTGCTTACAATGCAACAAACACATCTGGCAGTTATATAAAAATTGGTAAAATGGTTAGATTGACAGGTAGATTAACTTTAACTGCAACTGGCAGTGCGGCAGGAAACATTTTTATCACTGGGTTGCCATTAGTTAATGTAGATACAGGACAAGGAAACTTTGGAACGATGAATACAGCATTTTATCAATTTTTTGCTGCTGGTGTGACAAATGTATTTGGTCGTTTAGTTCAAGGAGCTAACGTAGTGACATTGGCAAAAGCTGGCACTGGGGCAACTGTAGATATGTCTGTTACTGATTTAACTACTACATCAGATATAATATTTGTTGTTCATTATAATCACACAACTTAATCAGGAGAAGCAAAATGGCTTTAACAGAACGTAGTATAATTGATAAAATTGAAGTATTAGAAAATGGTATCATACAAGTTCGTCGTGCAGATATTGTAGAACGTGATGGTATAGAGATTGCTAAAAGCTATCATCGTTGGAGTTTAACTCCCGGTCAAGATTTAACAGGCCAAGAGCAACGTGTTATAGATGTAGCAAACGCAGTTTGGACAGCAGAAATTGTTTCTGCCTATCAAACGCAATTAAATAATACATCTATAACAGAATAATGAACGCTTTTTAAAGACATGATATAATTAGTGTATTATGTCTTTATCTAATACTTCTTCGTATTATTCTTTCTTACCAAAAGATAGCAGCAGAGATTCTTATAAAAGTGTCGGCAAGGCTGATTACGCTTATCTAGATTTTGGTGATATTCTAACATCATCATATCCATTAAAAACAACTATTGATTGTTATCGTTATTCTGCTACATCAGAATATGTTTCCACTAGAAAAAGAATTTATGCTTTAAAAAATACATTAAATTTTTATTCTAGCTATAGCCCACATTATAATTACAGTTCAAGTTATGGTGATAAATCTAAGCAAGAAATAATATTATTAAGTATACCATCGATATTTTATGGCTCTTCTATAGATAAAGGCACTGTAGAATTGAGTTTTTATATATCTGGTACTTTAATAGCTAAATTACAAGACGTAAATAAAAATGGCGAACTTATACAAACAATAGGAACTTTAGGTTCCGGTAATGTTGCTGGTGTTGTTTTATATAATGAAGGATTTGTTCTTCTAACAGGCTCTTGGAATCTTGATAATATCCATACAGAAGAATACATATATAACCCTGACAATAGCGTAAGCACAGATAATCCCAAATGGTTATATTGGGGCGCAGGATTTTCAGCGCCAATTAATTATACTGTTTCTTCAAGTTATGATATAAAGTTTGAAGGAATAAATTATATAAATACATTAACTATGTTTGCACACGCTGAGAAGGGTGAATACAATCATTCAAACAATCCAACATATGTAAAACATAGCCAACCAATATTTGTTGAGCCAAATATTTCTACAAATACATATGAAGAATATTCAAAGTATGAAATAAAAAACACTGTAAAATATCCATATGAAAATTATACAGGAAGTTTAGAAAAACAAACTTATATATCAAAAATAGGTATTTTTGATGATAATAAGAATCTTATTGCTATAGCTAAATTCGCAAAACCTATAAGAAAAAGTGAAAATCGTGATTTTACGTTCAAACTTAAATTAGATATCTAATGAGTAATACTACAGACACAGAATTGACAAAAAATATTGTTTTGTCTCAAGCAGCTATTGAAACAGTAGATTCTGCCATATTTAATTACGTACAAAAATTAGATATTTTCTGTACTACCAATGAGGGCTGGAATAAAATCCCAGTCATTTGGGCTTCTGCTGAAAGATCTTATCAGATAAAAAATAATAAATCTTTACGTGATAAAGATGGAACTTTGATATCACCAATTATTTCCATAGAAAGAATTGGTATAACAAAAGATGTAAATAAAAAAGGTAATTTTCAAGCTAATTTATCGCCAAAAGACGATAGATATTATGTTAGTAGCATATTAAATCAAGATAAAACTTCTAATTTTGCTAACGCTGATTCTTTAAAACAATCTGGTGGTCTGAACATTGTTACATCGAAGAAAAATAAAAAGAAAGTAGTACAACATTTAAAAGTACCAATTCCGATTTATGTAACAATACAGTATAAAATTAATATATTTACAAATTATCAAACTCAAATGAATGATGCGATACAGCCTTTTATGGCACGTACCGCTCAAGGTTATTTTACAATTAAAGAAGATGACTATAGATTTGAATGCTTTATAGATCCAAATTATGCACAAGAAAGTGTTGCTGATTTAGGAGAGGACGAGCGCAAATTTAAAAGTACTATAACTATAAATATATTAGGACAATTATTAGGTGAAGGTGCTAACCAAGAAAAACCTAATGTATTAATAGATGAAAGTCCTGTTGAAATAAAAATACCAACAGAAAAAGTTATAACCGATACAACCCCATTAAAAAAAAATAGAAAAGACACTTCTAGTGCGTTAAAACTAGATTCTGCAAAATCTTCTACTACTTTAAAAAGAAATTCCCTACAAGATAGTGTTTCAAAGCAAAAATCAACTAGTGGACAAGTAAACCCTAGCGAAAAAACAAAAAATAATATCCTATCAGCTAGTAATATTGAAACTATTGATTCTGCTTTTTTGGATCATGTAGAACAATTAAATATTTTTTGTAATACTAATAATGGTTGGAATAAAGTACCAATTATCTGGGGGTCAGCCGAAAGAGCATTTCAGGTAAAAAATAACAAATTGTTACGCGATGCTAATGGTTCTTTAATCACACCTGTTATATCTCTAGAAAGAGCAGCAGTAGTTAAAGATCCTAATAAAAAAGGCAACTTTCAAGCAAATTTATCTCCAAAAGATGATAGATATTATATAACTAAGATATTAAATCAAGATAAAACATCTAATTTTGCTAATGCTGATTCTTTAAGACATAACGATCAAGTAAACTTCGTTACTTCTAAAAAAAATAAAAAAATAGTTTATCAAAATTTAGCTGTTAGAATACCAACATATATTTTAGTTGATTATAAAATTAATATTTTAACAAGTTATCAGTTACAAATGAATGAAATAGTACAAACATTCATGGCTAAAACAGCACAGAACTATTTTATCATTTCTAAAGATGATCATAGATATGAATGTTTTATGAATCCTGAATTCAATCAGGAAAGTATAGCTGATTTAGGTGAAGAAGAACGTAAATTTAAATTAACTATTACTGTAAAAGTATTAGGCTACCTTGTCGGTGAAGGCGAAAATAATACTGATAGAAATATAGATATTAATGAAAATCCAGTAGAAATTAAATTTCCAAAAGAAAAAATAATAATTGATGGCCCTAAAAAGAAAAAGAAAAAAGAAATAGGCGATAGCTATGGCGATGAAACACCAGCGTCAACTACTACTGGGGCGATTAAAAAAACATTCATTATAGGGAACGGCTCAGATTCAGTGTATACAATAGTTCATGGTTTAAATACACGCGATGCATATGTATCAGTAAGAGAAGATTTTGGTAATTTTTACCAAGTTATCGCTCATGTTGAATTTCCTACTTTAAATTCAATAGAGGTGGATGTAGGCGATATTATTGATGAAAATAGCCATGTGGTTACAATTATTGGCTAAGTAAAATCCGAAATAATTCTTTTCCTAAAAATAAAACTATTTATTATATAGCGATTTTAATCGGTTGTTAAGGTTAAGGCGCTATTTTTTTATCCGCCCATAGGGCAAGGAAAAGTATTACAATGGCAAATCCATTAAAGATTTTAACAGTTTTGACAGCTTCTGAAGCTGCTCAATTCAAAAAAGCAGTTCAAGTTGAAACTGGCGGTTTAACAGTTTCTGCTGGCGACACAACCGTTCAAAATTTATATGCTGCAAATCTTAGCGGTTCAGGCACAGCACAAGTAGGTGGTGCATTAACTGTAGCAGGCAACGCAGTATTAACAACTGTAAGCGCTTCTAGCGTAAGCGCATCTGGTGATATGACCATGCGCGATGCAGTATTACGTAACGCCAATTTATCAGGCGATGCATATTTACAAAACGCTTATTTAACTAACGCATATCTAAGCGGCGCAGCAACATTTATTGATGGCGTATCTTTCAATTCCGTCACAAGCTCAATCAAAACATTGATCACTAACGAAGCTAGCGCACGTATCGCTGGTGATATTGCCGTTGCTGCAACTGCATCTGCTAACTTAAACACCGTTTCTGGTGCTTTAAAAACATATGTTGATTCACGCGATACAGCAATTTCTGGTGCATTTAAAACTTACGTAGACGCACAAGACAGTGCTCTATCTAGCTCAATGAAGACCTACGTAGATGCACAAGACACAGCACTTTCTGGCGCATTAAAAACATACGTAGATGCAGCAGATGGCGTATTAGATGGCAGAATTTCTTCTGTTTCAGGTGCTATCAAGTCTTATGTAGATGCACAAGATACAGCACTTTCTGGCGCTGTTTCTTCTTCACTCGCAGCAGAAGCTTCAGCACGTATCGCTGAAGATTTGAAATTCTTATATCTAGATGGTACTCGCGCAATGACTGGCGATTTAAATATGGGTAGCAAAAACATCACCTCTGCAAAGAGTGGTTCATTCTCAGGTGACGTAACAGTTGGCGGTAACTTACAAGTTAATGGTCAATTAACCTACATCAACAGCGTAAACCTTGAAGTAACCGATAAATTAGTAACTATCGCAAAAGGTGCAGCTAATGGTGCAGCAGCAGATGGTGCAGGTATCGAAGTAGACGGTGCAGGCGTAAGCTTCAAATATGATAACGCAGCAGGTAAATGGGTATCAGACATTGGCTTAAGCGTTGCTAACGAAGCAAGCTTTGGTGGTGCTATGAAGCTTTCTGGCTCTGCATTCTCCTATATCGCTACACCAATCGTAAGCAACAAATATGATGTAAACGCCGCTATTCGCGCATTAGACGTAGCAGTAAGCGGTGCAGTAAATGCTGGTTCTTCTGATTTAAACACCTTGAAGAGCAACTATGATGCACTACGTCAAGTTGTAACTGGTACATTAAGCAGCGGTACAGCATTGTTAACCTTAGCTGGCGCACAATTCGCAGCAGGACAAATTGATAATCTAGCATTAGACGTAATGATTGATGCAGATAACACTGGCTATACAAACGACTTGGTAGCAATCAAAATGTTTGCAGACGGTGCAAATGTCAAAGTACAAATTGATGCTCCAGCAGCAGCAAGCGCTAAGTATCGCTTAATCGTTGTAAACGAAGCAGACGGCAAGCTCTAATAATTAGAGATAACTTATTGTTAGAATAGGTTAAGGGGGGGAGGCAGAAATGCCTCCCTTTCTTTTTATTTTTAACTATTTATTACTATGAAACGTAAAATAACTTATCTTATTAAAGACTTTGATAAAATAATGCGCGAGATATTGCCACATACTGGAGATTTTCGCAAAGAAGTCATGTTGTTAAAACGTAAGGAAGAATTTATAGAAATAATAGATAACATGGCAGAAAAATACGATAAAATTATTGAGCTAATAGAAAACGAAAAGGATCTACCAGATGAAATATAAATTTTCTTTTATTCAAGTAACTAATTGGTTAATGATTTGTCGTGATAATCTTAAAAAAATTCGTGAAGAAGCTAATGAAGGTTTCCAAGATAAGGAGAAAGTTATAGAAAAATTAAAAAAACAAAAGCGCGATCTTTTGTTGGTTAAAGATATTTTAAATAGAAAAATTAAGCTACATGGGATTAGCCCTGATTTCTTGAAAAATTTAAAAACCATCAAGAAAGAATACGGTATAGAAGATTAAGGAAAATAAAAGATGGCAGTTAAGCCAGCAAAAGCGATTGCGGATTTACTTGCGCGAAAGCAGATATTAAAAGTCGATAAAGAAAACAATATTCTTTTTAAAGTTTCTGGATCTTTAGGTTCTGGTGCTGTTAGTTCATCATTGCCGGTAACAGCATCTGGATATTTTTCTGCTTTTGATTCTTTTATTTCTGGAACATTAACTACTAAAAACTTAGCAATCTCTGATGAAAAAAGTTATGTAAATATAAATCAATTAAGCAATGTTTCTGCTTCTGATGCTACGGAAGGAAAATTTCTTACATATGATGGTACTAATTGGATCCCTTCAGAAATACAAGTTAATGCAGGCATAGGAGCGCAAAGTTATTCAAGTTTAAGGTATCATTCAGATGGTTTATTTTATAATAATGATACGATAATATTAAATTTGCCTTTATCTTCTGCTTATGGTCCTAGCTTCCCAGTAGAATCAATAAATTATTTTACGTATAATTTGTTAGTCCAAGAAACATCAGAATCTAGCTGGAGAAATGATTTAGCATCTGTAGAATTCGTAGTTACTGGTACAGGGACTCCATATGTTGCAGCGGTAATTAACGCTCCGTTTGTTCCTTATGCATATACATTTAATGCGACAAATGAAAATACAGCTGACTTAAGAACTTCTGTTGCATTTAACGGTTTTGGTGTTTCAGAAGAATCTTATAATCGTTTACGTTTTCATGATTTTGGTTTTTTTACTAGCGATGCGGCAGAAATACCCCTACCAGTTTCTTCTACTTTTGGCGTTTCTTTTCCTACAGGTTCATTAAAATATATAACCTATAATGTTCTTATAAAAGAAACTGAATTTTCAAATTGGAAAAATGATCTAGCATCAGTAGAATTTAAAATTTCTGGTTCCCAAATATGGGCAGTTATTTCTGCTCCTGCTCAACCATACGCATACACCTTCAATGCTACTAATAATAATCCAATAGATGTTCCATCAGACGTTTCTATTGCAAATTATACAAACATTTATGTTTCAAATAATGCTGAGATACTTGGAGATTTAACAGTTAAAGGTACGAATGAGCTATCTAATATAGGGTATAATCTTCTTGTTGATGATTTATATAATGTAGCAGATGTATTTTCTGCCGTTGATACAAGATTTGCTCAATTAGTAACCAATTTTAATAATTTGCGTGAAGTTCAAATAGGAAATTTTGACATTTACGGAAACAAAACTATCGTACTTAATAATTTTACAGCTGATGATATTGATTATCTATCACTTGATGTAATGGTTAAATATAGTGGTAGTTCTCAATACGTTAATGATTTAATAAGTGTACGAATGTCGGGAACCTTATCTAACCAAATAAGTATCGAAATTGATGCTCCTAGCGTAACCTATGAAGATTTTTATAGAATTATTGCAGTAAAAGAGACAGGAAGCATTTAAACAAACTATTTATTACAAATTGTAAAAAGGAGATTAAATAAATGGCTGTTAAACCAGTAAAAGTATTAACTGATCTGCAAACAAATAAGCAGATTACTAAAGTAGATAGAGCAGCAGGTAATGCAGTATTATTCAACGTTTCAGGTACAGTTGCTGGTGGCGGTCATGTAAGTTCTTCTCTTCCTTATACTGGTTCTGGCCTTTATATAGATGGCGATGCATTAATTAATGGTACATTAACTGTTAAAACATATCATTCAATAGATGTTACCGCATCAGTTTTATATGAAAGTGGTTCTTCAAAGTTTGGTAATAGTGCAGATGATACTCATCAATTTACTGGCAGTGTATCAATTAGCGGCTCTTTTGTTGCCGATTATCTAACAGCATCATATGGCCTTTATTCTGGTGGTCCTTCTAATTTATCAGGTGCTGTCACAGCAAGAAATGGTTTAACAGTTCTTGGAGCGCCATTAAATGCAATAGCCGTTCCAGTAAGTGCAAGTAGTTTGTTTGTAACAGATGGCGGCACTTTTGGCGGCAAAGTAACAGCAGTGGGTCTTACTTCTTCAGCTGGATTATCTGTAGTAGGCCAAGCAAATGTTATCGGCACCATTAGTGCAACAACTTCTGCTTATGCTCCAACAGTTGCAGGTGTTAATGGTTTATTTGCCACTAGCTCTGTGGCCGCACAAAGTCCATTTAGTAATATAGCGGTCATTACTGGTTCTCAAGCTGTTGGCGGTGTAACGTATGACATGTATAGTATCGATCAGGCTTTCCATGCTATCGATTCTGTATTAGCCGATTCTAGCAAAACTTCTAATGCATATAAGCGTTTGCGCTATCAAACAAGTGGTACTTTTGATCCAAGTGGCATTCAATTAGTGGCCCTACCATTAACACAATTTAGCGGTTCAGCATTTTCAACTTCATCATTAGATTTTATTACCGTTGATGTTATGGTTAAATTAGAAAGTGGCGATAATTGGATGAACGATGTAGTAGCAATTGAAACATATATTACTGGTTCTCCCGGTAGTGAATATGTGGAAGTAGCTATTCACAGTGCTGATGTACCTTATGCTTATCGTTTAATCGCATTAAATGAAGATCCAAGCAAATATGTGATATAATAATCACATATGATTCTCGGTTTAGATATTTCAACTTCGATTACAGGAATAACCGTCCTTGATGATACAGGGACGGTTGTTCTTTTTGATGCTGTAGACATGCGTTCTAAGAAATTTACTACTTTCTTTATTAAAGCAGATGCTATAGAACGGCGGCTGGTACAGATAAAAAACCAATACAAAATTGATAAAATATTTATAGAACAAAGTTTACAAGCATTTAGACCGGGACTTTCATCTGCAAAAGTCATTTTGACATTAGGAAAATTTAATGGCATAGTTAGTTGGACTTGTTATAAAATTTTTGGCTTTGAACCAGAATATATCGGCGCTTCTACTGCTAGAAAAGCTTTAGGAATTAAAGTAGAACGTGGCGAAAATGCCAAAGAAATCGTTTTAAAGCGAGTTTTAGAACTTGAAAGCTCGTTTAACGTAGAGTATACTCCAAAAGGTAATCCAGTAGCAGGCACTTATGATAGAGCCGATAGCTATGTTATTGCTAGAGCGGGGTATTTGTCTTGTCAGACACCAAAAAAATAGAAATTCTTAAACAAATTCTTGGTGATTATTATACTTCTGGTCATGAAAAGTTGTTTTTTTGTCCAAAGTGTAAACATCACAAAAAGAAATTATCCGTTAATCTTGATAAAGATGCCTTCAAGTGCTGGATTTGCGATTTCTCAGGCAAATCTATTCGTCGTTTAGTGTTAAGGTATGGTAATTATGTCCAACAAAAGTCTTGGAATGAACTTTCAGGTGTTGTCGAGATTACAGAATACGAAAAAATCTTCCTCACAGAAGAAAATATCGAAGAAAAGACTGAACCAATCACACTTCCGTCTGAATTTCAGACGCTATGCAACAAAGATTTAAGTCTTACATCACTTCCAGCACGTAGATACCTGAAGGATCGTGGTGTAAATCGTGAAGATATCTTATTTTGGAAGATTGGTTATGCAGTTTCTGGTGAATACGCTGGTAGGATTATAATCCCATCATTTAATCTTGATGGAAAAATAGATTATTTTATTGGTAGAACATATGAAGGTGATTGGAAGCGATATTTAAATCCTCCAATCCCAAAAGATATTATTTTTAATGAACTTTATGTTGATTGGAATAGTGATATTACAATTGTTGAAGGAGTATTTGATGCCATTAAAGCAAAAAACGCCATTCCTATTCTTGGCTCTACTCTAAGAGAAGGTTCAAGATTATTTCGTGAATTAATACGTAACGACCCAGCAATTTATATTGCATTAGACCCAGATGCCGAGAGAAAGGCGGAAAAATTAATTGGTACTCTATTAAGCTACGATGCTGAAGTATATAAGATAGAAATACCTTTTGGAAAAGACGTAGGTGATATGACTCACGAAGAATATTTAGAACGTAAGAAAGAGGCGAAACTAATTAAAGATAGAGATTATTTTTTAATTAATAAAATCATGAGCCTATAACATGTCGAGCAATTTTAAATATGATAAAAAAACATTAATGGAATTATTAAAGATTGTTCTTGCTACACATGATGATATTACGCCACAAGAAAAACAAGATATACTAAAAATAATGCAATTATTATTAAATCAATCGGATGAAAAACATGAAGATAAACAAAATATTTTTAATACAGATTATAAAAGAAGAAATTAAAAGGGCGCTATACGAATCCCACCAGCCTTGGGAAATTCCATTAGCACAATATTTTGTTGTTATTCGTGATTTAGTTGATAAAGGAAAAGGTGAAGATAATAGAGAGAAGTTTATTAAACATATAAATAAATTAACTGGCGGTGATTATGTTAATGCTATCAAATATATGGATGGAAAAGTAGATTATAATCTATATGGCACCGTTGCTTCTCTTTTAATAAATCAAAAGCCAAATGTTCCAGCAATGTTGCCAAATTCATATAAAACAACCAATCCAAGATATAAAGATATGAGCGATGTTCGTAGTCCATATGCTACAAATGCTCCCCCTACACATAATCGTAGACCGCAGCCTATATCACAAGAATATCAAGATGATCCAAGAAAAAATCCTGTAACTAGAAAAGAAAAAAAGAATTCAGTTCACGAGGAATAAAGAAATGTCTGAACGTCCACAAAGCGGCGGTAAAAGTGAAGGAAAAAGATGTGGTGGTGCTTGTAAACATAGCAGCACATATCACCAAGTAAAATGGTTTGATAAATATACAAACATGTATTATTATGGATGCTCATATGTAGATTGCAAATGTATGAATTATGTAGCCACTGATATTGATAATACAGAAATAAGATAGTTGACAGCAGGTAGATTAATAGATATAGTGCCCGTTAGGTTTGTCTTAACGGGCATTTTTGTATCATGTACAATTGCCACATTGGAGAACAAATGAAAATTTTGCACTTGGCCGATACGCATATTAAGAACTTGAAACACCATGATGAATATACGCAAATATTTAATGAAGTATACCGTATTGCCCGCGAACAGAGAGTTGATTTAATTATTCATTGCGGCGACATAGCTCATACTAAAACACAAATTAGTCCAGAGTTTGTTGATATGGCAAGTGAGTTCTTCAAAAATCTTGCCTCTATCGCTCCTACCCATGTAATTCTTGGTAATCACGATGTGAATCTAAAAAATGATTCACGGCAAGATTCTATTACACCAATTATTAAAGCACTTAATTTATCAAATCTTTTTCTTCATAAGTATTCCGGCGAAATCTCAATTAATTCTCAATTTAGTTTGAATATATTGAGCATTATTGATGAGGACAAATGGGTTAAACCAAGCAACGCCGAAAAAATTAATATTGGTCTTTTTCATGGTGCCATTTCAGGCATCACTACAGATACTGGGTATCAATTAGAGTCAGACGTTCATCTTGTAGATGTATACGATGGACATGATTATGTATTTCTTGGCGATATTCATAAAACAAATCAAGCTGTAGATAAAGAAGGAAGAGTTCGTTATCCCGGCTCAACTGTTCAGCAAGGTTTTGCTGAAACGGTTGACAAAGGATTTTTAATTTGGGATATTCAGTCAAAAACTGATTATACGTGTACTCATTATGCTATCAAAAATCCAAAACCATATGTTAACATTACTCTTGGAGATCAAGGTGAAGTTCCAATCGTTGATGTTGCTCCTAATGCTCGCATCCGTATTATTGCCGACAAAAGCATTTCATTGGATAAAATTAAAAAAGCAACTGATATTATCAAAACTAATTTTCAACCTGAAAGCGTAACGTTTATAAGTAAAGCGTCTGATAATAAAACTAGTCAGAGTGCTTCTGCCATAACTCACGCAGATAATCTACGTGATTTAGGTTTTCAAGAAAAATTAATTCGTGAATATTTAAAAGAATATAAAGCCAATGAAGAGATTTTATTAAAAGTTCTTGAACTAAATAAAAAGTTCTCTTCTGCAATTGAAGAAGGAGAAGAAACATACCGCAATATTAATTGGAAATTAAAATCTCTTGAATGGGATAATCTTTTTAATTATGGCGAAGGTAATAAAATAGATTTCACTAATCTCAATGGCATTGTTGGTATATTTGGAAAAAACTATACCGGTAAATCATCAGTGATAGATGCGTTGCTTTATACAATTTTTAATACTACATCAAAAAATAATAGAAAAAACCTAAATGTCATAAATCAAAATGCAGAATCTGCTTTTGGTAAAGTCACAATTGACATTGATGGTGAAGAATACCTTATTGATCGTAAAAGTGAAAAATATATTAAAAAAAGTAAAGGTGTAGAAGTAATTGAAGCCAAAACTGATGTTCAATTTACGACTGATTCTGAATCTTTAAATGGCCTTGCGCGCAATGATACAGATAAAAACATTCGTCGTTTTTTTGGAACAGTAGATGATTTCTTTTTAACCTCTATGGCTAGCCAATTTGGATATCTTTCTTTCATTACAGAAGGATCTACAAATCGCAAGCAGATATTGGCTAAATTTCTTGATTTAGAGACTTTTGAAAAGAAATTTAAAATGGCTAAAGAAGAAAGTTCCGAACTTAAATCTCTTCTTAAAAAGTTAGAAGGGGTTAATTATGAAAAAGATATTTTCTTAGCTCAAGAAGAAATTTCTAAAATAGAAATAGAAATTGAGATGAAAAAATCGTCTATTGATGATCTAAAGAATAATATTTCTCTAGCTAATCAATCTTTGGCTGAAATACAAGTAGCTATTAATAGCATGCCAACAGAAATAATTGATTATAAATCTCTAGAAATATCTTTGAAAAATTATATATTTAAACTTAATGAACTAACTGAGACAAATAATAAATTACAAATTGATTGCGAAAAGAAAACCTTATTATTAAATGAGATCAATAATTTGTTGTCTAATATTGATGAAAAAGAATTAAGAAAAAAAGATAGTGAACTTGCTTCTCTATCAAAAGAAGTTATTTCTTTAGAAAAAAAATATGATGTTCTAAGCAATGAACTCTCTAATAGAGATAATAAAATTAAACTTTTAAATGAAATTCCTTGCGGAGATTCGTATCCAAGTTGTAAATTTATTAAAGATGCTTTTGCTGCTAAGACAGGTTACAGCAGCATTTTTGATCAAAATATTGAAATTAGTAATGATTTAAGTTCAAAAAGATCATCTGCGATAAGTTTAGAAGAAGAAGTAAAAGAACAGAATGATAGATTTAAGTCTTTAACGCAGAAATGTTTTATTCTTAAGGATTCAATTGCTAAAAATGAACTTATGATTGAAAAAAATCGATCTTCTATACATATTACGGAAGGTAATATACAGACATTAAAGAAAAAGCTAGAAGAATACAATAAAAATAAACAAAAAATACAAAACTATCAAGATCTTTTATCTAAAAAAGATACTAAAAATAGTATTTTAACTAATTTTTCTAAAGAATTGAATTCTTTTGAGAAAGAATTATTGGAAATGTATAAAAATCATGGTTCTATAACTCAAAAATACGAAATTTTTGTTAAACAAAAAGAAGAACTAGAAAAAATTCGTAAAGATTATGCTGCTTATGATTTATATCTATCCTGTATGCACCCTAATGGGCTTTCATATGAAATAATAAAGAGTAAACTACCAGAGATTAATCAAGAAATAGCTAAAATATTGTCTAATATTGTTGATTTCTCTATTTATTTAGAGAATGATGACGATAAACTAGATATTATGATTAAACATCCAAAATATGATGCCAGACCGCTTGAAATGGGAAGCGGAGCAGAAAAAACTCTTGCTTCAACGGCTATTAGATTAGCGCTTATAAGCGTTACGACTCTACCAAAACCAGACATTTTTGTAATGGATGAGCCGGGAACTGCTTTAGATGCAGAGAACTTAGATGGATTTACAAAAATATTAGATCTAGTTAAAAGCTATTTTAAAACTGTGATACTTATATCACATTTAGATAGCTTAAAAGATTGTGTTGATACGCAAATAATCATAGATCGTAAAGAAGGATATGCTTATATAAATCAATAGGAGGATTAAATGTCTAATATGGGTATAAAAGATGAAGTTAAAGAAGAGTTAAGTGATTTGGATAAACGTATGGAAGCGGAACGTAAGAAATTAGATGGCTCTAGGCTTGGTATAATTGACTTAGTTACAGAAAAATTTGTCTCTCGTAAGCTTTTAGTATGGGGAATAGCAACATTATTGTTATGGACAGCAAAGATAACGCCTGATGAATGGACTGCAATTTCTCTAGGATATGTAGGCATTGAAGGAATGGCCGATTTAGCAGTTAAATGGCGTACAGCTAGTAAAAAGGAATAATATATGATTAAATTAAAACAATTATGGAATAAATTTCGTGTTTGGATTGGATTATTAGTTGCAGGTATTGCTATAAGTTTCCTTGTTCTTAGGAAACACGTAGGAGATGGTTTAGAACAACAAAGAGAACAATATAAAAAAGAAAATGAAGCAAAAGAAGCGGCTGAAAAAAAGATTGTAGAAGAAAAACAAAAGATTGAAGAGAAAAAAATAGAAGAAGTAGCAAAAGTTGATGAAGAAAAAAAGAAAAAGTTAAAAGAAGCAGTAGAAAAAGCAAAAGAACAAAGAGACAATCTAAAAAAATTAGAAAAACGTGATCAACAAGGTTTTGTTATGGCTGTTGAAGAAGAGTTAGGAGTCAAGCAAAAGAAAAAGAAAGGTAAACGTAAGAAAGATGAATAATTACAAGTCTTTTATATCTATTATTACGCTGCTAGCGTTCCTAGCGGTGCGGATTCCTATTGCCTATGCTTTGCCACCACAAAATGGTGGCATTGTAGAGGATGAATATGAAGATGGTGATTTTTCTATTGTCAAAACTGGTGAAGAAGTGCCTTATGATGGTTTTTTGTTTGATGCTGAAGGTTTGGCTAAAGTAATTGCTAATAAAAACTTTCAGTTAGATAAATTAAAAATAGAAAAAGATAATGAAATAGCAAAACTTAATATAGAAATAAAATATCTTAAAGAACAACATATATTAGAAATTAAAACTAAAGATGAACTGAATGATAATATAATTTCTATTAAAGATAAAAGAATAGAACAATTAGAAGATAGTAAAAAATGGGAAGATGTTAAATTATTTAGTTCAATGTTATTAGGAATGGCTTTATCAGTAGTTATATTTTATGCAGCGGTGAAAATACAAAATGTCAATCAATAAAAAAGATCCTAATTATATTGTCGCTTTAGAAAAAGCAGTTAAAGAAAAATACGGTGAATTAGCAACCATGCATCCAAAATACTTCTGGAATCAAGAAAAAGAACGAGAATATATATCTGACAGCAAAGAAGTAACAAAAAAGCTGCTAAACAATGAACAATCCAGAGAAAAAGTAGACTTAGGCGGGATTTTAATACCTAAGAAACTAATTAATAAAAATGAACATAAGACATGTTCTGCGTGTAAAGAGTATAGTTTTGATAAAAAAGATGATGTTTATTTAAACAAATATATTGCTTGTTATAAATGTTATGTAAAATTTATAGAAGGTAGAGAAGAAAGATGGTTGTCAGGTTGGAAACCAAACGGAGACAAATAAATGGCTAGTATTTTAGAAGTTATAAACGGTATCTCAGAAGTTTTAAAAGCCAAACACCATGGCGGTTCTGAAATTGGCTTAAAACGTGAAACTGAGGATTTAGTACAAGGTGTCTCCATATACGATCCAAGAGTTATGGATGGTTTTGGTATCCAGTATCAAGGCAACAACATTATTGTTAAGTATCATAGTGAAATGCCATTAAAAAGCGTACATGATAAAAACTTTGAAACTGACATTCGCAGAACAGTAAAAGATATTACTAATTTTATTAAATCAGAATATAAAAAAGTTAATAAAAGTAGCCTAGACTTAACTGAAAAAGGTGATATTAATATTCTTGTTCAAACTGCAAATCGTAGAACCGCTTATGTAAATGCTTCTCAGGTTTATGAAATTGGTAACGTAGAGGGTTTTTCAAAAGAAGAAAAACCAATGCAGCAAACTTATGCAGATATAGCAAAGCGCTGGTTGATGAACGTCAAGCAACCAAAGACTTATATTAAATAGGTAAAAGGTAATGGCATGGCGTATAAGTTATCTAAAGAAGAGATGACTAAAGAAATCTTGAAGTGTGGCAGAGAGCCTGCCTACTTTCTAGATAATTATGCCAAAATAGTACATCAAGAACGCGGTCTAATACCATTTAAGACATTTAAATTCCAGAAAAATCTATTAAACGATTTCCATGATCATAGATTTAATATTATATTGAAATCTCGTCAAATGGGTATTTCAACTATTGTATCTGGATATATCGCTTGGATGATGCTTTTCCACAAAGAAAAGAACGTTCTTGTAATGGCAACAAAATTAAATACCGCAATTGAAATAGTGGAAAAAGTTAAAGATATTATTGATTCAGTACCTTCGTGGCTAAAATTAGCACAAATTAGCGTCAACAATAAAACAAAACTTGAATTAGATAACGGTTCTAAAATTCAAGGTGTTCCTACTTCTAAAGATGCTGGTCGATCACAAGCTCTTTCCCTTCTTGTACTTGATGAAGCGGCGCACGTAGAAGAAATGGATGAATTATGGACAGGCTTGTTACCAACACTTTCTACTGGTGGTCGTTGTATAGCTCTTTCGACTCCTAACGGCGTTGGTAATTGGTTTCATAAAACCTATGTAGATTCCGAGAGTGCATCTAACAATTTCAAACCAACTAAATTACCTTGGACATTACATCCTGAATATACACAGGAATGGTTTGATAATATGACTCGTAACATGAGCAAACGACAAATCGCTCAAGAGTTTGAATGTAATTTCAATGCGTCTGGTGAAACGGTAGTTGTCGCAGAAGACATAGCCAGAATGAAAAAAACTATTCAAGAACCTAAAAGAAAAACTTGGATAGACAGAAATTATTATATCTGGAAAGAGTTTGATAATGGTGGTTCTTATTTATTAACTGCTGACGTTGCTCGCGGCGACGGAAGAGATTATTCCGTATTTCATGTTCTTGATGTAAAAAACATGGAACAGGTGGCAGAATATCAAGGAAAAATAGATCTTGATAGTTTTGCAAGATTACTTTTTGATGTTGGAAGAGAATATGGAAATTGTATGATAGTAGTAGAAAATAATAATATTGGTTATTCTGTATTAACTAAATTAGTTGATATGCAATATCCAAATATATTTTATTCTACTAAAGGATCTCATGAATTTGTAGACGGACTAAATTATAATCAATATTCTAGTAATACAGTACCGGGGTTCTCTACTTCGATGAAAACAAGACCACTTATTGTTGCTAAATTAGATGAATATATAAGAAATAAAACTCTTATTATAAATTCAAAACGTACAATAAATGAATTAGATACTTTTGTGTGGATTAATGGCCGTCCAGAAGCTCAAAAAGGTTATAACGATGATTTAGTTATGTCTTTGGCTATTGGATGTTGGGTTAGAGATACAGCTGTTATTAACAACGAAAGAAATTTAGAGTATTCTAAAGCGTTCTTAAATTCTATAGGTAAAACAAATACCATTCTACACACACAAATAAAAGATTTCAGAGAGCAAGATAAATATAGACAGCAAGAACAAGCTAAGAAAATGTATCAAGATTATATTTGGGTCATTAAAGGTTAATAAACATGTCAGAAAATAATAAAGTTAGAGATGCAAATGCAGCAAATTCTAAAGAAGAAAAAAAAGAAAATGAAAAAAATCCTAGAAATAGCTTATCGCCACTTTATATTGGCTTAACTAGATTATTTTCTGGCCCTTTAGCTACATTCCGTTCCCAATCCCCTATTAGACAAAAACGTAGGGACTTAGATAGATATAAATTTACAAGTACAAGCGGTCAAAGTTTTAAAAAGAAAAGCTATAATCCTTTTGAAGCCATTCAAAGTAACATAATGGCTAATCAAACACGGGCAGAACGTTATAGTGATTTTGATCAAATGGAATTCATGCCAGAACTTGCTTCAGCATTAGATATTTATGCTGATGAAATGACTACTAGTAATGCTTTTCGTGATGTTGTAATTGTAGATTGTAGAAATGAAGAAATAAAAAACATATTACATAATTTATATTTTAAAGTATTAAATCTTGAATCTAATTTATTTTCTTGGTGTAGAACAATGTGTAAGTTTGGTGATTTCTTTTTATATCTAGATATCGATGAAAAACTTGGTGTAAAAAATGTATTAGGGTTGCCATCGCCAGAATTAGAAAGACTAGAAGGAGAAGATGAATCAAATCCAAACTATGTTCAGTTTCAATGGAATAGTGCCGGTATGACATTTGAAAGCTGGCAAATAGCTCATTTTCGTATTCTTGGACAAGATAAATATTCTCCATATGGAACTTCCATTTTAGAACCTGCTCGTCGTATATGGCGTCAATTACAACTAATGGAAGACGCCATGATGGCATATCGTATCGTAAGAGCGCCAGAACGCCGAGTGTTTTATATTGATGTAGGTAACGTAGCCCCGCAAGAAGTAGAACAATATATTCAGAAGATCATTACTGGATTGAAAAGAAATCAGATCGTCGATCCAAGTACTGGTCGTGTAGATTTACGCTATAATCCAATGAGCGTAGATGAAGACTTTTATATTCCTGTTCGTGGTTCAACTAGTGCAACAAAAATTGAAAATTTACCGGGTGGACAGTTCCAAGGTGATATCGATGACGTACAATATTTACGTGATAAATTGTTTTCAGCAATAAAAATTCCACAATCTTATTTAACGAGTGCAAAAGATAAAGCAGCAGATGACAAAAGCACATTAGCGCAAAAAGATATACGTTTTGCGCGCACAATTCAACGTCTACAGAGAGTAATAATTTCAGAATTAGTTAAAATTGGCATTATTCATTTGTACACAATAGGTTATCGTAATGAAGACTTGTTAAGTTTTAATTTGAGACTTAATAATCCATCAAAAATTAGTGAATTGCAAGAATTAGAACATTTCTCTAAACAAGTGGCTGTTGCAAAAGATGCTAAAGAGCTTGGCTTTAGCTCAAGATGGATATACGAAAAGTTATTCCGTCTACAAGATTCAGAAATCTCAAGAATACAAAGAGATTTATATTTTGATAAATCTTTACAAGTATCTCTTGAAGCGGTTGGTTCTGGTGATGCAGCAGATTCTTCTAGCGGCGCTGGTGGAAGCGCTATCCCAGATACTTCTGGTGCAGACACTGGCGGCGCTGGAGAAACAGCTGGAGGCACAGAAACTCCTCCTGCTGGCGCTGAAGCCTCCGCTACTGGTGGTGAAGAAGAAGGAAATCTATTAGCCGCTCCAGCTAGAAGAGCAGATGGTTCTCTTGAGGCGGCATATACTAAAAAAGGCTGGAAAGGAAAGACCTATATACCAGTTGTAAATGATCAAAGAAAAGAAGTAGGTATGAAAAAAAGCTTAAACAGAATAGTAAAACCAGAACCCACCTCTGGAGAGACTACAAGAAGCATCTTCCCAGATTTAAATGGCATGAAGAGTATTTCTAAAGGTTTATATGAGTCTGAAGAAACAGAATTACATCAAAAAGATGAAAAATTTCTTTTAGAAATCGAAAATAAGTTACAATCATTATCTAAAAAACTATTTAATAAAGAAAAAGACCTAATAACTGAAGAAAAACAAGATATTGAGGATTTAAAATAATCAAATGTTAACTTTTAAACACAATAAAAAAAGAAATACTGCTTTTCTATATGAAACATTGATGCGCGAAGGCACAAAAGCATCCTTAGAAAAGGATTTCGATAGATTGAAGATTGTAAAAGACATAATTGTTGAATATTTTCACCCATCCAGTATATTAGGATATGAATTATCTTTATATAAGTCTCTTTTAACTCCAGAAGTTGAACCAAGTATGGCAGACAAATATTTAACTGAAGTAAAAAATAGACACTATCAGTTAAATAAAGAATTTTTATTCAATGAACAGACAAAATTAATTAATAAAATTAATAAAGCTTTAGGGGCTTCCGTTTATAGTAACTTTGTTCCATATTATAAAGATTTAGCCACTATTTCACAAATATTTAACGATAGTACTCCTGTAAAAGAAAAAATATTACTTGAACAAGCAATTGTTAGTCAATTTGTAACTAATAATACAGAAAGTAATACTTTAAAACATATTGATAATATCGTTTATACAACTTTCGTTAAAAAATTTAATGAAAAATATTCTTCATTATTAAATGAACAAAAAGAATTGCTAACTAAATATGTAAGTTCTTTTGCTGATGAAGGTTTAGAATTAAAAGTTTATTTAAATGAAGAAATAACAAGATTAAATACTAAAATTAATTCTGCTTTGCAATTAGAAGAAATTAAAAACGATGTAAGAATGTTTGAAAAAACAAATAAACTACTTAACGTATTAAATGAATTTAAAAAAACAAAAGAATTATCAGCACCAATGTTAGAAAATCTTTTAAAAATTCAACAATTCGTTAAAGAGGTAGAATCATAAAATGATTACTTTAACAATAAAAACTACTGAAGGATTGGAAAAGAAAGTTAATATCCGTAAAACACTTTCCGGCGATTTTTTAATGCGCGAACACCCAGAAATAGATATTATTGTTATGCCAGAAAAAGCTAAAGTTTTAGTTTTAGCAAAAGATGAACAAACAGAAAACGTTTATAAACTTCAAGAACGTTTATTTAAATACATGGTTCAAAGAGGAGTTGTGTTACCGGAGAGTGTTAATTCCGGTAATGTATATGGCTCATTAGAAGGTAAATTCACTGCTCAACCTCCCGGTGGCGAGAATGCTTCGCAAGTGGTTATATATAATTTAGCTAATTTTATTGAAGAAGAAATGCCAAAATACAAATCTGAAAAGAACTTTGAAGACAAAATGGAAAAGAACTTACTCAAACCAGACGTGGAAGATTCTACAGAAATTGGAGAAGTTCCTCAAGAACCATTCAAAGGATCTATTCCAAAGTATGGTTTCCCAACTCGCGGCATTTATCGCTACAATTATTAGGATTATATCAAATGTTATTTACAGAATCGGAAATTAAAAAAATGATTCAAGAAGAAATTTTAAAAGAAAATATATTAAAAAATGTTTTCAACAAGCTTTTTAATAGACCTGAAAAAATTTCCGCAAAAGATATAATTGTCAAAGATGATTCTGGATATATTGATCCAGATGTCACTTCCGAAACAAGAAAAGCTTTTGAAACAATAAATTTATTAGTTTCTCAAGGAATGCCTAGAGAAGAAGCTTTTCGACAAATAATTTCTAAAGAATTAAAAGACATTAAAAAACTAGCTGGTTTAGAAATATCTCCAATAGATGCAGAAAAAACATCTAAACAAATACGAGATTATCAAGCCACTGGGAGGAAAAGTGAAATTTCAAAAGCTCGTAGAAATGCTAGAAACGAAAAAGATAAAAAAAGAAAAGCTAACTTTTTAGCTTCTAAAATAGCACAAAGAGCAATGGAAGAAATTCCAACGGAAATAACACCAAAAGATTTTATTAAGGAAACCTTCAAGATGAAACTTACAAATGATATTTTAAGAGAAATTATATTAGAAGAAATAAATAAACAAAAAAAATTAGATGAAGGAGCCTTAGATGCTATAAAAGGATTTGCCGGTCATTATGCTAGTAAAGCTTCTAAAGTAGTATCTGGTGGTGTTAACGCCGCTAAATTATCTAGTATTAAAGGTGATGTATCAAAAAAACTTCAATCTTTTGAACCACAATTAACTTCAATAGCAAATACAATTAGAGATTTTAATAAGAGAGCGCAAGAAAATGGCTTCAGCTTATCTCCAGAATTAAATAATGTTCGTAAATTTGCTTTAACTGCTAATCAAGCAATTAATAACGTTTCTGAATCTCCAGATGGTGGAATTATAGCTAGCAAACAATCTTCTCAGCAAAGCGCCGAGCAACCAAATCAAGATGTTAAAAAAGAGGAAGAACCAAATAAAGGTGATAAAGCAAGCGAATCAGAACCCGGTGGAACAACTGCCGTTGGTGGAGAAACACCCGTTGGCGGAACACCATCAGGCCCAGTAAAGGCTCCTGAATCTGTGGCATCAATAAATCCCAGCGCTGATAAAGGTAAAGAAGAAAAAACTGCTCCACAACAAGCTACCAGAAAATCATTTGGTCAAGAAATTAGCGGAGAAGGACCAAAGCCTGCTTCTGCTGCTGGAGAAACTCCTGCCTCTGCACAGCCTGCTGCCTCTACTGCTCCTGCCGCTGCACAGCCTGCTGCCTCTGCTGCTGGAGAAACTACTGCCGCTGCACAGCCTGCTGCCGCTGAAGCACCAAAACCTCCAAACATGTCAGCAGCACAGCTAATAGATAGTTCATTTAATAGTAATGATCCTGATCTAAAAGTGAAAGGATTAAGTAAGCCATTAGCTTTAAAAATTATTAATGTATTAAATAATTCAATGGAAGCAAACATACAAGAAGTAAAAGGTAAGTCAACACCGCAGCAATTAATTCAAACAGTTGCTGACCAAAGTAATTCTAAACCTTATCAAGTAAGAAGATTGTTAATGTTTTTAGCCAAACATGGAAAATTATCTTCTGATCAAGCAAAAAGATTTGGTATAGAATTACCCTCTACAGCCGCTCAACAAACCCCCGATTCAGGACAGGGAAAATTATCTGTTGGTGCAGAATATGCAGATCCTAAAAAGCATAAAATGTATGAAGAAGAAAGCTTAAATGAAAATTTAATTTCACGTAATAAGTCTTCTAAATTATCTGATGAACAAGCAAGAAGAATGAAGGTATTAGCAGGTATTATAAAATAATATGGATTTGTTAGCTTTTATACTAGCTTGTTATGGAATGACAATGATTTTGGTCTATGGCAAAATTTTTGATACTGTTAGACCAAAGTATCATTTTTTTAAATGCCCAATGTGTATGGGATGGTGGGTTGGATTATTTAATTGGTTTATCATGCCAATCACTTTTAATTGGTTTGCAGCAGCCTGTATAAGTTCAGGAACTTCATATTTTATAAGTCGTCTTGTTGATGACGATGGAATATTAATAAAAATGAAGAAAAGCCAATAAATAGACTATTTATAAATGATTGGAGGTGTATAATATGCAAGAACAAATCACCTATACTAGACGCTATCTTCTCCAACCTGTTCGTAGATGTTGCAGTGGTAGCTGAATTTAGCCCCGATGAAATATTCGGGGCTTTAACCTTAAAAAACTATTATGTCAAAAGTATTACTTAGAGAATTTTACGAATTATGCGACGGCGGAACATGCCAAGACCTTTTAACAGAGCAAGAAAAAGCTCTTGTTAAAAGCGGCGTTCTATTTTTGACAGGTGTTATGCAAAAAGCCGATCAAGAAAATGGCAACGGGCGCGTGTATGGTAAAAAAATATTAGAACGCGAAGTACAAAATTATCAAAAAATGATTGATGACCGCAGAGCGCTTGGAGAATTAGACCATCCAGAAGATTCTGTAGTCAATCTAAAAAATGCATCTCATATAGTAACAAAAATGTGGTGGGATAATAACAATGTGATGGGAAAAGTAAAAGTATTGGATACACCATCAGGAAAAATACTTAAATCTCTTGTTGAAAGTGGAGTTAAATTAGGTATTTCAAGTCGTGGTCTAGGTAGCACACGTAAAGAAAGCGGCAAAACAATAGTTGAAGATGATTTTCAATTAATATGTTTTGACTTTGTTCAAGAGCCAAGTACACCCGGAGCTTTCATGATGAATGAAGGTAAAAATCGCGTTTATGATCCAAATAAGATTTGGACAAAAGCAGACCGCTTGAATAGATTATTAAATGAAATTGTAAAAGGATAAAGAAATGTCAGAATTTCAATATAAAGCAGGAATAAACAATGTAGGAAGTTATCAAGTAAGTGGTATACCATATGTAACTGCCTCTTTAACTGCTCCTGCTAATACTAATACACCATTAGAAATAGTTTTTCCGTCTATAACACAAAAAATATTTATTCATAATAATCAATCTAGCGATAAACCTATTAGGATTGGTTTTAGTGCTAATGGCGTTAAGTCAAAAAATTATTATTTAATTGAAGCACATCAAACAAATGGTAAAAGCAATGATAGGATAGAATTACGAGTAAAAACTGATAGAATTTATATTCTAAGTGATGATACTTCAAATGTAACAGATATTTTTGTAGCTGCTGAATTAACAGGCATAAAATTAGATTATAATCTTGCCGCTGTTTATTCTGGCTCTGCTGGTATTGGATAAAATTAACATTTACTTTTTTATATCTTATAATTAAACCTCTAAGCGAGGATATATGAAAAAAGAACAATTGAAGCAAATTATAAAACCTTTAATTAAAGAATGCCTTAAGGAAGTTCTCATCGAAGAGGGTTTCACAAAAATGTTGAGTGAAAGTGTAAAACCTTCAATGAAAGTTATAACTTCTAATAATATATCTCCAAAATTAAAAAATAATTTCGAAGAAATTTCTCGCCAAAAACAAAATCAATTACAAGAAAACAAAAAAATTATATTAGATAGAATTGGTAATACGGGTTTTGATCCTTTTGCCGGAAGCGAGCCATTAAGAGAAGATAAAGAAGTTCTAACATCAAATCCCGGTATTGATATTAGTGGTTTAATCGGAGAAAATAAAACAGTTTGGAGACAAACTTTAAATGCCCTTAACGGCAAGAAAGAAAAAGAATAGAACATGAGTAAGCGTCCAATTAATTTAGAAACAAAATTACCAAAAGGTTTACAGCCGTCATTAGAAAATAATGAATTATTGATTAATCGTTTTTTAAAAGCATGCAGTAAAGAATCCCTTGTACAATATTTATATGACTACTCAGCCTATACAAGAAGATTTGATAAACCAAGCGTATTAGAACGCCAACGTCAATTGAAATATAAACGTAATGCTAAAATAGCAAATTTGCAATCTTCTAAAGATCCAGAAGATAACTTAAAAAAGAAAAAACCCAAAGTTAAAAAGCAAATTAAGAAAGATTAATGTGTATAATATGTTGTCATTTCACATACATACATACTAATTAAGTAAAAGTATTGGGTTAATCCTGCTTACAGGAGAATTTTTAATGTCAGATTTGTTACAACAAGCGATTATAGACGCTACTGCTTTAAAAGAAGCAGCAATAAAAAATGCAGAAAATACTCTTATTGAAAAATACTCACATGAATTCAAGAGTACAGTTCAAAGATTATTAGAACAAGAAGAATTAGCTTCCACAGCTGGTACGCCTGAAGCAGTTCCTCCACAAGTTGCTGCGCCAGTTCAAGCAGATGCAAATGCCGCTCTTCCACAAGCAGATGTTGGCGCTCAACCTGTAGCAGATGCTATGCAAGCAGCACCAACAGCAGAAGTTGAGGCACAAGATCCATTATCAAAGATACCACCATCTTTTGCTGACGCAGATGATGAAGAATTGATAACTATTAATTTCTCTGATCTTAAAAAGACACTTCAAGAAATGATGGGTGTATCAGAACAAGAAACAATCAATGAATCATATGCAGTTGGTAATAATGATACACCTCCCGGTGCAAGCGGTGGCTCACAAGCTGTAGCGCCAGCAGCAGTTATTGCAGAAGACGAATCGGAAAGTGCTTCTGAGGGCGACATGGAAGAATCGTTAGAATTAGATGAAGAATTTGCACTTGAAGAATTGCAATTAGATGAACAAGACGTAATACAAAATGATAATTCACTAGATGGCTTAAAGGCACAATTAACATCTTTACAACAAAAGAAAGATGGAATGATGAAAAGTAAACAAGGAGAAGTAGCTTCTTTGGATACGCAAATAAAAGAATTACAAAATAGAATAAAACAATTAGAACAAAACGCCTCTAAACAACCCACCCCAGCTGAATCTGCAACCACATCAGCAGAATCTAGCACAGAAGCTTCTTCAATGGGAGAAGATCTTCAAATTACAGAAGAAGAATTGATGGAATTAGCAGAACAATTAAAAGTTGATATTAATGTTGAAGGTCAAGCAAGAGGTTATATGGGTTCAACCACAAATGAAAGACGCATGCAACGTGATGCAGAATTAGCTGCTTCGCGTGATGATACGGCAACAGAAAAGCGTGAAGAAGAAAAAGAAAAGATGGAAGACCTTATCAAAGAAAACCTCCAATTAAAAGCAGTTAATGAAGAAATGATGAATTTGATGGAAGCATTAAAGGTTCAAATTGAAAAAATGAACCTTTCTAATGCAAAATTATTGTACACGAACAAAGCATTGGTAAATATCTCCTTGAATGAGCGACAAAAGAATCACATTGTCGAATCAATTTCCAAAGCAGGTAGTGTATTAGAGGCGAAAACAGTTTTTGAAACACTTCAAAGCACAGTGGAGAGCGTAAAGAAGGAAGAAAAAGCTCCAAAATCACTAAGCGAAGCGTTAAACAGAGCACAATCGCCATTTGTAGCAAAGAAGTCAACCGCAAATAGTATTAATGACATGCAAGCGCATCGAATGAAGCTATTAGCTGGTATTAAAACTAATAAATAACTATCTTAAGGAGATAAATAAATGAGTAACGTATTAGAGCGCCTCACAGAAGGCGTAGTTGAACGCAACATGTTGAATGAAACAAAGGCTGTAGTAGGTAAGTGGGAAGCTTCTGGTTTATTAGAAGGTTTAAAGACAGAACGTGAACGCAGCACAATGGCAGTATTGCTTGAAAACCAAGCAAAAGAATTACTCCGCGAAGCTAACACAATGGCTTCTGGTGACGTACAAGGTTTCGCAGCAGTTGCATTCCCTATCGTTCGTCGCGTATTCGCTGGCTTAATTGCTAACGACCTTGTATCTGTACAACCAATGAGCTTACCATCCGGTCTTGTATTCTTCATGGATTTCAAGCGTGGTACAGCAGTAGGTAACACAGGTGACCGCGTATTCCAAACTGGTTCTTCATTCTTCGGTGATCGTTTAGGCGTAGAAATCACTGGTGGAGTTCGTTTAGATGGCGCATACACAGAAAAGGGTTTTTATAACTTAGCAAATGGTTATAACAAAAACCGTTATAATACCTTTGTACCAACTGGCAGCGTATCCGAAACAGCAGCATTTGCTCTTTCTGGCGCAAGCGACACCAACAAGGCATTAATTCGTTGGGATCCAGACCTTTTGGATGGCGTAACATATACTTCTGCTTCAGTATTACGCATTCCATTAACTGCTGTATCACAAAGTGCATTACTTGCTGAAAAAGATGTATTTTCTCTTTCAGTAGCACAAGCAGCTGGCTATACTGCTGGCACCACTGGTGACGTAACAGCTTCTACCTTAACTGGTACAGGTACCACAGTAGTTCGCCGCTTAACAACCGTTGTAGAAGTTGCTGGCACCAAGTATTTGCAATTCGTTGTAGCAAGCAACAGCGCAGCTGCATTAGCAAGTGTTGTAACTGGTTCTCACGTAGCTCTTTCTTACCCAATCAAAGATAATTTGATTGGCGTAGGCGATCATGCTCTTGGCGCTATCAAGGGTGCAACACCATGGGGTTTTGAAGATTCTTCCGCAATTCCAGAAGTTGAATTAAAGGTAGACAGCTTCTCTATCACTGCTGGTACCCGTAAGCTCAAGGCAGCTTGGACCCCAGAATTAGGTCAAGACTTGAACGCTTATCACAATCTCGATGCAGAAGTAGAATTAACTTCTATCCTTTCTGAACAAATCGGTCTTGAAATCGACCAAGAAATCTTGAACGATCTTGTCAAGGGTGCTACAGCTGGCACCAAGTATTGGAGCCGTCGTCCCGGTAAGTTCGTAAACCGTGCAACTGGTGCAGATATCGGCGCAGGCGCTTATACCGCTCCACCAGACTTCACTGGTAACGTAAGCATGTGGTACGAAACACTCGTTGAAACAATCAATGATGTATCCGCAGCAATTCACCGTAAGACATTACGCGGCGGTGCAAACTTCCTCGTATGCTCACCAGAAGTTGCTAATATCTTGGAATTCACCAGCGGTTTCCGCGCTTCAGTAACAAACGATGCTGAAAAGGGTACTGTAGGCGCAGTTAAAGTTGGCGATATGAACAAGAAGTGGGATGTTATCGTACACCCATACTTCCTCCGCAACGTAATTCTCGTTGGTCGTAAGGGTGGAAGCTTCTTAGAAAGCGGTTACGTCTATGCACCATACGTACCACTACAATCTACACCAACCATCTTCGATCCAAACACCTTCTCACCACGTAAGGCAGTTTTGACCCGTTATGGTAAGGCAATGGTTCGTCCAGACATGTACGGCCTCGTAGTTGTAGAAGATTTGGAAGGCTAGTAATTAAAAGAGAATAAAATCTCTACCCCGCTACTGAAAGGTGGCGGGGTTTTTTATTTGTAAAAAGCCAATAAATAAAACTATTTATTGTATACTTTAGAGGGATAATAAATGGCACTTCCAGATTTTTCACCTATTTCAAAAATGAGTAAGGTAATTTTGCCTGTCACTGGCAATACAGCAAATGTAAATACCTCTAGTTTACCATTTGGAGTTTATGTATCTACAGATTATTGGAATGCCGAACAAATTGCAGCATATAAAACTGGCTCCGCTGAACAAGTGGCATTTGTTTATAAAAGATTAGGTGGTGACGTAATAGACATAGAATTAGTTGAAACTCAAGTTCATGCTGCATATGAAGAAGCATTGTTAGAATATTCTTATTTAATTAATTTACACCAATCAAAAAATGCTCTTCCGTTTGCTTTAGGACAAGAAACCGGATCATTTAATAGTGATGGTCAGTTAACAGGTAGTAATAGTGGAAGTTTGTTGAATGCTAATTTAGCATTTCCAAAAATGCAATTTAGTTATGCAAAAAATTTGTCGATGGGGGTTAATACTCAAGTTGGATTAAACAGCAATGAACCAATTTATTCTGCATCATTTGACATCATAGCTGGTCAGCAGGATTATGATTTACAATCAATAGTTTCTTCTTCTGCTAACACAAACGGATGGCCTGTAGAAAATAAAAGAATAAATATTCAAAAAGTCTATTATAAAACTGCTGGTGCATCTTGGAATTTCTATGGTTATTTCGGCGGTCTTAACGTAGTTGGCAATTTATCAACATACGGTCAATATGCAGACGATAGCACATTTGAAATCATCCCAGCATGGCAAAATAAACTACAAGCTATGGCTTATGAAGATGCAATCAAAACTCGCGTAAGCGATTGGTCATTCCAAATACGCAATAATATCCTACGTATATTCCCAGTTCCAAACGCCTCTTCTCCATTAAAATTTTGGTTTGATTTTACTGTTTCAAGTAATGCTTGGACGCAAACACCACAATTGTCTGGCTCTACTAGCACTATAGAAAGTGGAATAAATGGTGTAAATAATATGAATTCTTTACCATTTCAAAATATACCATATGATAAAATAAACAGTATTGGTAAACAATGGATTCGTCGTTTTGCTTTAGCAATTTGTAAAGAAATGTTGGGTCAAATACGTGGTAAGATAGATAAAATACCTATTCCCGGCGATTCTGTTACATTAAATGCTGATAAGTTATTATCGGAAGCTAAAGAAGAAATGGAAAAACTTCGTGAAGAATTGAAGTCTCAATTAGCTGACATGACATATGTTAAAATTGGCGAAGATAGTTCAAAGATGATGGACGATGCTAGCAAAATTAACTCTTATGTACCAAATCTAATATTTGTGGGTTAAAATAAATGGCTAGAAAGAAAAAAACTAAAGCTTCAATAGCTGAAAATATCGCTAACCAACCAGAAGCACCCCCTGCTCCACTTTTTCTTGGACAAAAAGAAAAAGATTTTGTTAAACAAATTAATGATGAAGTATCTGAAAGAATAGTTGGTCAAACAGTCACCTATTATCCTATTAGCAGAGAACATACGCACTATCATCCTGTTTATGGCGAAGCAGTACAAAAAACATTCTTAAGCCCAATAAAAGTAATGGCTCTTGTAGAATGGGAAGGCAGCAATACAACAACACAAATTTTTGGTATAGATCGTAGAACGAGCGTTACTATACATTTTCATCGTAGACGTTTAACTGAAGATCAAGATTTATATGTTCGTGAAGGAGATTTCGTATTATACGGTGAGACATTTTATGAAATTATTACTCTAGCAGAAACAAAAAATTTATTTGGTCAAGTAGATAGCAAGTTTGAAATTGTAACAAAATGTGTTAAAGCACGCGAAAGTTTATTTAATGCTAAATAAAAGTAATAATTATAGTATTTTCAAAACTACAACAACTATTTATAATAAGTTATTAGGCTACAATATTTTGTAGACTCCCAAAGGAGAAATCAGAATGTCAGTATCAAAATTTAGATTTGTATCACCCGGCGTATTTGTTAATGAAATAGATAATTCTCAATTACCAAGAGAAGCAGAAGAAATGGGTCCAGTAATTATTGGACGCTCCTTGCGCGGTCCTATGATGCGCCCTGTACGAGTACAAAGTTTTTCTGATTTCGTAGATGTATTCGGTAATCCAATCCCCGGTGGTGCCGGTGGCGATGTGTGGAGAGAAGGCAATAAGTTAACACCAACTTACGCCCCATACGCTGCACAAACTTATTTAGCAAATTCTTCACCAGTTACTTTTATACGTTTAGGCGGTTATCAATATCTTGGCGATAGCGCAACAACTGGTTTAGCAGGTTGGGAAACGCCAAAAGCATATGGTTTATTTGTTGCTCCTACAAGTGGTTCTGGAGTATCAACAACTGTTAACGGTCTAGCACCTTTAGCAGCAATAATTTATGCAACCGGTTCTATCGGCCTTTCCGGTAAAGGATTAGCTAGTTTATCAGATAACGTAACTAATCAAAGCAAGACATGGGTTAAGCTTGATAATAATAATCTTGAATTAAGAATTGTTGCTGGCGGTTTAACTTCAAGCGTTAATTTTGATGATCAATCAAAAAAATATATTCGTAGCGTTTTGAATACAACCCCATCATTATACTCAGAAAAAAATTATTTTTTGGGTGAAACATTCTTAACTTTCGTTAAAGAAAAATTAGGTAATAGCATAACATCAACAGAAAATTATGCAGCGATCTTGCTAGAATTAGTAGACCATTCTAACTTTAGAAAAAATGCTGGCGATGCAAATTCTGACCCATCTGGTAATTCAACATTAGATAACTATGCAGGTTGGGTTGTATCACAGCACACCTCAGTATCTTCAAGTATGACCGCATCAGCAGATGGTACTTACGCTAGCTTGCAAAATTTATTTAAAGTAGTCGGCTTATCAGAAGGTGAATGGAATAGCCAAAATCTTAAAGTATCTATTGAAGATATTAAATTGCCACCAAATCAATTCATTAAGTATGGTACATTTACATTGTCTATTAGAAAGATGGATGACACAGACACTAATCCAGTATTCTTAGAAAGATTTACTGGTTTGAACTTAGATCCTTCGTCAGAAAATTATATTGCTAAGAAGATTGGTGATAAATATAGTGAATGGGATTATGATAAATCTGCATTTATAGAATATGGAATGTACGATAATCAATCCAAGTATATTAGAGTTCAAATGAATCAAGATGTAGATAATGCTTTGCTCGATCCAGCATTATTGCCATTTGGTTATTATGGTCCTGTAGTATTAACTACTGGTTCAGTAAGTGGCACAAACGGCTATTCTATTACAAATGGTTTCTTAGCTGGTAACGTTGTAACAGCTAGTAATGAATTTACTGCTAGCTTTAAATTACCAACAATTCCAAACTACACTGATAATTCTTATAGTCCTGTTTCTAGCAAAGCAGCTATGTATTGGGGCTTAAAGACAAATGTTTCTGCTTCTAAGAAACACAATCAAGATATTTTAGATCTTGTTAGAGCAAAACCAGTAGACTATGCCACATTAGGTGGAACTGCAAAAGTATCTTATCTATTCTCTCTTGATGATGTAAGCGGATCTGTTGTTAATGGAGTATTGGATAAATCCGCACCAGTATCTTGGACAGAAGGTAATAGAGCGGTTGGTGCATCTTTAACTACTGATACAAGTTCATTTGATGGCGTTACTGGTTTATTACAAACTTTCAATAAATTTACATTGCCATTAGTTGGTGGTTTTGATGGTTTAAATATATTAAAAGCAGATCCATTTGCTAATAGTTTATTATCTGTAGCTAATGGCGATCACACTGCAAACTATGCATTTAACAGCGTTAAAGTAGCTATCGAAAGTATTGCAGATGCAGAAGTAGTAGAAATGAATCTTGCATCAGTCCCCGGTATCTATGAAGAAAGATTAACAAATCTTTTGATTGAAAAGTGCGAAACCCGTGGTGATGCTTTGGCAGTTATTGACTTAGAGGGTGATTATGACCCAGAAGCTACCACAAATGCCGATAAATTGCCAGTAGTACAAGATACTGTTGATGCTTTGAAGAACCGTACATTGAACAGCAGCTATGGTTGTGCATTCTTCCCATGGGTATTGGTAAGAGATACTATCAGCAATAAGAAAGTATGGATGCCGCCTTCTGTAATTGCATTAGGTACCTTCTCTAGTTCACAAAAGAAGACCGAATTATGGTTTGCACCAGCAGGTTTTAACCGTGGTGGTTTGACAGATGGTTCAGCAGGTTTACCAGTTCTCCAAACATCATTACGTTTAAGTTCCAAGGACCGCGATGCTTTGTATGAAGCAAACATTAATCCAATTGCTACATTCCCAGCAGAAGGAATCGTAATCTTTGGTCAAAAGACCTTACAAGTAACACCAAGTGCGTTAGATCGTATTAACGTTCGTCGTTTAATGATATACTTGAAGAAAGAAATTAGCAGAATGGCATCAACAGTATTGTTCGATCCAAATGTTGAAGTCACATGGAATAGATTCTTGAATCAAGCACAACCTTTCTTGGCTAGCGTACAATCAAGATTCGGTTTGTCAGAGTATAGAATTATTCTAGACAACACAACAACAACGCCAGACTTAGTAGATAGAAATATCGTATACGCTAAGATTCTTTTGAAGCCAACACGCGCTATCGAATTTATCGCTCTTGACTTCGTTATCAGCAATACAGGTGCTTCTTTCGCTGATTAGTAAAAAAGTAATTTAGTGACTATATAATATAGGAGAACAAAAAAATGTCATTTTGGAGTACAGCGACAGCAGAACCAAAAAGAAAGTTTAGATGGAAAATAGTATTTTCCGGTGCAGGTGGTATTTCAAACTTATCCTATGCTCTTAAAAAAGCAGATAAACCAAAAGGTAAAGTAAATCCAACTACCCACAAATATTTAAATCACAACTTTAATTATCCGGGTCGTTTTGAATGGGAAGATATCAATTTAACCTTTGCTTCAGTTTCACAACCTGATGCAACGTTTTTAATTAATCAAGTATTAATTAATGCTGGTTATGGTGTACCGAAAACAGCCGGTAACACAACCACAAATAAAAGAGATTTAGCTACAATCAGCAAACGTAAATTCAATGGCGCTTTAGGTAGCTTCTTTAACATTCAACAATTAAACCCAGATGGTGAAGTAATTGAAAATTGGAAAGTGTGGAATCCATTTTTTACTAGCGTTAATTATGGCGATCTAGATTACAGCAGCGAAGATATCGTAGATATCCAAGTTGGTGTTAAATACGATTATGCACAATTAATGGATATAAACTCAAACAACCCAGTTGATAAAAATACTCCATTTAATCCCGGTTTCCCAAGTCCATAATATTTTATATAACGTACTATTTATTTTATTATGCCATTTTGGTCAGATAAAGAAACAAGTGAGCCATTAAGACAAAATAGATGGTATATAGAATTTGGTAGTTTAGAAAATTTTAAATATGCTTTAAAATCATGCTCCAAACCCGAATATGATATCGGTGTTTCGGAGCATGTTCTTTTGAATCATACTTTTAGATATCCGAAAAATCTTGTCTGGAAGCCGGTAACAGTTAAAATGATATCTGTTACCACCAACGCTATTGAATACGATCCAGCATCAGGAAAAACAAGCTTGTCTGAAAAATTATATCAAATGCTGTATTATGGCGGATATAGACCACCAAGTGAAGAAACAACACCTTCTGCTCCTGTGCCATCTGATAATCGTGCGCCGGTTATTCCTAAACCTCCCGGCCCAGAATATAATAAATCAAATATTTCTAAAAAAAATTTAACTGCTGGTCTTCTTATGCAACCGCAAGAATTAATAAAAAAAGTAACACCAGAGGGAGGTTTGATTCGATTAATTCAAATTGATTCTAATGGAAATGGAATAGAATTTTGGGATTTGTATAATCCTTTTATTAATAACGTTAAATTTGGTAGTTTATCATATGATAATGATGGATTTGTTGATATTGATTTAACTATTCAATATGATTATGCTAAAGTTTATTCTAAGCCCTCTGATGATAAAGGTTTAGATAGACAAACATTTACTATATTTGGTTTAGATACTAATATTCAAAATCCATTTGCTTCACTATCACCTAGTGATAAAAAAATTAATCCGGGTTTCCCTAGCTCGAATTAGTAGTAGTATAACACGAAAGCGTAGGTTTATATGCGTAACAATGAAGAACGTCTTGGAGCAAATATGGCTCGCCAAGACCCATTTGTACCACAAGCTCCACAAGCAGCAGATGCGTCAGCGGCACCATTAAGTTTTATTGTTCCTACCGAGCATGTAATGTTGCCATCTGGAGGTAAATTTTATCCAGAACATCATCCATTGCACGGCAAGGATTCAATAGAAATTAAACAAATGACTGCGAAGGAAGAAGATATTCTTACTTCTAAAAATCTATTAAAAAAGGGGGTGGCCTTAGATAAATTAATTCAATCTCTTGTTGTAGATAAGAATATCAATACAGATACTCTTACTATTGAAGATCGGAATGCAATTATAGTTGCAGCAAGAATTTCTGCTTACGGAGAAGAATACGCTACACAAGTAGCATGTCCAGAATGCGAAACAAAAGTCAAGCATACCTTTAATTTGTTGGAAAAATTAGAGAATCAAAAAATTCCAGAATCAATTACTATAGCCGGTGATGGAACTTTTGATTTATTACTCCCTTCAACTAAATGGAAAATAAAATGTCGCGCACTTAATGGATATGATGAAAAAGCAATTTTAAAATTATCAGAAGCAAAAAAGAATGGCAAAGAAAGCGATTCTTTACTTCTTGAACAATTAAAGATGACAATCGTAGAAATACAAGGCGTTTCTGATAAAGAAATGATCAATAGAGCCATAGATGCAATGCCAGCAAAAGATTCTAAATATATTAGAGGCATGTACGAACGAATAGTTATTCCTCTTGATATGACAAAAACATTTAAATGTGAAAATTGTGAATATGAATCAACGCTGGAGGTACCGCTGACAGCAGACTTTTTTTGGTTTAAGTAGCGATTATCAAGAGAACACATATAGCAATTTTTTCTATTTAAAATACTATGGTGGTTTCTCTTTATTTGAAAGCTATAATTTACCAGTTGGTCTTAGAAACTGGTTTGCTAAAAAATTGTCAGAGCAATTAAAAGAAGAATCAGATGCTATAAAACACGCATCTAAGAAATAGAAAGTGAGCGGATTATCCGCTCACTTTTTTTTTATATCACTATTTAATATGTCGTTCTATATCTATCGGTAAAATATTATGGCTGAAAAAAGCGCTGAAGAATTAGAGAGAGAAGTAAAACTTCTAGAGCAAGCTAAAGCTCTCAGAGAAGAAAATATTTCTTTAATTGAAAAAGAATCTAAATCTTTAAAAGACTTATCAAATTTACAAGGTGATTCAAATAAGGAATTACAAAGAGAAGAAGCTGCAAGGAAACTTAATAAAGAATTATTAACCTCTGAATCTAAACTTTTAAAAGAACAAATAGATTTAGAGTTAAAGCGTAGCGATTTAACAGACGAAGAACAAAAAAAATTAGCCGATAAAGTCGTTAGATATAGAGAAATTCAAGATCAAATAAAAGAAGAAATAAATTTACTAGATAAGGTAAAATCAGGATTAAGTAAATCTATAGATTTTGCTAGCAATTTAGCTAAGGGGTTTGAAAACGGATTAAATAAAATTCAAGGCATGGTAGGACAAATCTCAGGACTTCAAGGAAGTCTTAGCGGCTTATTAAACAGCATAAATGATATTGATGGCGGCTTGGGAAACGCTGGATTAACATTATTAGATTTTAATAAAACGATGGGATTATTAAAAGAACGTTCTTTGGAGGTCATTAAAGCCAATCAAGATGTTGCTACAAATACAGGTGTTGTTTTAACAACTCAGAAAGCTTTATTAAGTCAAGGATTAGGACAATTCGGTATTTCAAATAAAGAATTAGGAGAATCATTTACTAGTCTTTATAATAATATGAATACTTTTTCACATTTAAATCTAAATGTGCAAAAAGATTTAGTCGCATCAGCTGCTAAGATGAAAAATCTTGGGGTTGATACTAACACATACGCTAAAGATTTACAACTTTTAAATACTACATTGGGTATGTCGGCAACAAAATCCAATGAAATGATGGGGAAGCTTGCTCAAACCGCTAGAGAAGCAGGAATAGCGCCAAAGAAAATGTTAGAAGAATTTGGGCCTGCCATGAGTTCCCTAGCAGTATATGGTCAAAAAGGTGTTCAAATCTTTGTTGATTTGGAAAAGCAATCTAAATCATTAGGCATTGAAGTTGGTCGTTTGAATTCTATATTCGGTGAAGCATTTGATACATTTGAAGGCGCTGCTCAAAAAGCTGGTGGTTTAAATGCAATATTGGGTGGTGATTTCCTTAATGCCACTGAAATGATGAATGCTAATGAATCAGAAAGAATTATTTTGTTGAAAGAAGCAATGGAAGCCTCTGGCAAAAGTTTTGGTTCTATGGATAAGTTTGAAAAGAAGGCCATCGCAGCCCAATTGGGCATTAAAGATATGGCTGAAGCTGAAAATCTTTTTGGTAAAAGTTCCAAAGAGATGGAAAGCGATATGAATAAAAAAATTAATACTCAAGAATCCCTAACTAAAGCACAATTAGCTGGTGCCGACGCACAAAGAAAAGCACAATTAGCTCAACAAGCAGCAGCAGAAGAAATGAGAAAATACATAGAAGAAGTTAGAAAAGCTTTAGCTCCAATATTTGAATTTATTGATAAAAATAAAGCTTTAGTAGCCGGAATTACTGCTTTTATCGGTGTTGCTGGTCTAGTCATACCAGTAATAATTGGCGTGATTGGTGTAATCAAAACACTATGGGGTATGTCTACCGGATTGATTAATTTTTTTAGATCTTTCGGTTCTGGAGTGAAAGCTGCTGGAGAAAGCTCAAAAAAATCTATGGGTGCTATGTCGGAAGGGCTTAAGAAAATGTCCGCTCCACAAATACTCATAGCGTTATTATTAATTTCTGTTGCCATAGTCGCAATTGGTTATGCCATTAAAATAGCCTCAGAGGGTTTAGCAACGCTTGTTAAAGCATTCCAAGGGTTAACCGGTCCTCAAGCTGCTGCTGCCGTAGCAGCGATTGTAGTTGTTATGGCGGGCTTTGTGGCTATTATCGCTGTATTAGGTGCTATAATGTTGGCCGGTCCCGGTGCCGCTGCTGTTGCTGGTATGTTAGCACTCGGCGTTGCTGCAGTATTATTAGCTGTTGCTTTAAATTTGGCGACTGATTCATTGGTTATTTTGATGCCATATATGGAGCCAATAGCAAAGCTAATTATAGACGGATTAGTAGTGGCATTCAAATATTTAGTAGATGCATTAAAATCAGTTGCATATATAATTGGTGATGTTTTAATAGTAGCATTTAAAGGTATAGTGGAAATAGCTAAAGAAGTTGGGAATGTATTAAAAGCTGCGTTTTCTGCCGTAGTTGATATATTTAAAATATTAGCCGACGTAGTTAAATCAGCTTTTGGAACCGTAGTAACTATATTTGATAAAATCATCCAATTAGCAGGAATGGATGGAATAACAATGAAACTAATGGGAATCGCTGGAGGACTAACGGCAATAGCATTCGCTTTAGTGGCATTAGGAACTGGTTCTGCTCTTGGAGCTTTGGGTAATTTAATTGGCGGTGCGTTTACTGGTATTAGCAATGTATTCACAGGTGGTGACACAAAATCTGGAATAGACGGCGTTACCGATTCTGTAACTAAATTAGCAGCTGCAATGAATGCCTTGCCAACTGATTCAGAAGTTAGAGTGAAGGGTATAGTACAGATGAATCAAGTTGTAAATACCGCTGGTGTAGCTAACTATGAAGCAGCAAGCAATTTCATGATAAGAGCTAAAGAATATCACGATGCACAAAAATTATCAAAAGATGCCGATAAAGATGCTTTATTGGGAGCACTTAAAGTATTATTCGGCACCGGAGAAGAAAAGAAAGAAGGCGAAGAACAAGGTGGCATGAAAATGATATTGCAAGTTGATGGCGATGAACTAAATGCTGTGTTATTTGGTAGAGGTGCTGGAATGTTTAAAACCAGAAGGTAGGAAAAAAATAAATGTTAGGATTTGATAACTTAAAAAAAGACAGCGTTTATAATATTTATATTTACAGTTATTCTGTAAATACGCGAGTTCAATTTCCAGTTTTCTTAACTTCATATAGTGATGATTTTAAATCTAGTTGGACTCCTGTAACAGTTTTAGGAAAAATGGATCCTATATCAACATATAAAAATACTAGCAGAACCATATCAGTTGGGTTCGATGTACCCAATGAATCAATTCAACAAGCTATGGAAAACATGCAAAAAATTGATGCCTTGATTAAAGGCATGTATCCTGTATATTCATCCGATGGCGGTATTGGAGGTACATATGTTATCGGCTCACCCCCAATATTTAGAGTGAAATTTGCTAATTTTATCTCTAACGTATCACAAACTGATGAAATACCAGCTGCTAATAATTCTTTAAATAGTGGTTTGTTATGTCACATACCAGATTTTAAATTTAGTCCTGATGTATCAAGTGGATTTTTTATAAGTGAAAATAAAATATATCCTAAATTAATCAAAGTTTCGCTTATCTTAAATATTATTCATGAAAATCCTTTAGGAAATGAAAGTGTTAGTATAAATGGAAATAATAAACCAGTTCCAAGAATACAAAAAGACGACTTAAACCGTACTTATGACTTTCCTCACAAATTTGATACAAGGGCGCAAACAATAGACTCACCAGAACAAAAAAGAGCCTATGCCGCAGTTGAAGATGCGAGGAAAAAAGCTGGCGAATATGATGTTTTATCAGCATAGAGAAAAAATTTTATGATTAATCGTTATGCAGACAGAGAAATTTTTAAGAATGATTTGGAGCAATATAAAGACACACTTAAAGATAGAAACGTAAAATTTATTAGACATTATTCAACTGCTAAATTTACTTATCCAAAAAGTGAACAATTAAAATATTTTCAAACAATACAGTATACTTGGAAATTAGGAGATAAGTTTTCTAAATTAGCCGACATACATTACGGCGATGCAAAAGATTGGTGGATAATTGCAAAATATAATCAAAAACCAACTGAATCTCATGTACAAGTTGGAGATATAATCGAAATTCCTTATCCTCTTTCATCAGTTATTAAATATTTGTTAGGATAATAAAATGAGTGAACAAAATGCTGCAAATGCTAACACTAATGTTAGTAATCAACCAACATCAGATGGTTCAAGACAACTGTATGAAAATCAACAAACTAATACTAGTGAAGTTGTAGCGTATGCATCACCTGAACAATTAAGACAACTAGAATCTGATCAACAAAGAAAACAGGAAATAGATGAAATAATATATAAAGAATCTATTAAAGCTAGTGATGAAGCATATATAAAAAAAGAAAAAGAATTAAGAGCAAAATCCACTTCTTCATCACCTGAAGAAGAAAAAAAAATTAAAGATGCAGCGACTAAAGCTGCTGATGAAGCATATAAAAAAAAGACATCAGAGTTACAAAAAAAATATAAAAAATACTATCCTGAACAAAAATCTTCTGGTGTTTCAGGGGCAGCGAAGGGACAAGCTTCTAAATCTAACAAGGTTGATCCTATTAGAACACGCCTAAATGAACAAGCTGCTTTGATGCTTAATATTGATAAAATAATTAATGCAAAAGCTGTTAAACCAACAAAAAAACAAGAGAAAAAAAGAACAGAAATAGAATATAAAAATTTTTATGTTACTAGGCTTAAAGAATCTGGGCATACAACTATTACATCATTATTAACCAAGCATAATTCAATGAATGCTTTTTTTAATAAACTACCATCTCAAGTATTAAGTTTGCTTGTTCCATCTATAAAATTATATAAAGTGTTTTATCCAAAATTAATAAATGCTAAAAATGAATCTTCGCCAGATAAAAATGATAAAACTAAAGAAAAGCCAATTAGTTGGAGAATTCCATTTGATGACATTCCAATACAATATAGAAAACAAACTAGTAATGTACCACCTCAAAGTGTAGATGAAATATTAAATGGAAATGGTTTTCTACATACTGTTGGTATAAAATCATTTAGTTATTCTTATCAAGGAAACAATCCCGCTACAGCAAACACACTTGTATCGGCTGAATTAAAATTATTTTTTCAAAGCCCAGAAGAATTAATGAAAGAATTTAATATTGTGCATGAAGGTATTAATGGTAAATATACTTTTGCCTATACAGATCTTATAAATTCAGCCACTAGAACAGAAAGGCAAGAAGGTAAGTTGGATGATACTCCAAATGAAAATTATTATAGAATTAAAATAATTTGCGGCTATTCAGATAGTAATAATGATTTAATAAGAAATATATTACTTAATGAAAATTACAATAATGATAAAATTACAGAAGTGCTTGCTGCCTTATCATTATCTAGAGCAACTTTTTATTTATCACCATATTCATATGATATATCTTTTAATGAAAGCGGAGCAGTTGATTTATCTATTAAATGTAATGCTTCTGTAGATAAAATGTTATTATCAGAAGAAGCTGATATATTTTACACGACCGAAGAGCTTAAACAAGCAAGGCATTATATTAAAGCTTTAAATACATTTGTAAAAAATAAAGATAGAAAACCAACCGAAATAAAAACAAATGGAGAAGCGTGTGTAGCAGATGCTAATGAAAAATCTATTTTAAAAGAGTTTTTTCAAAAATATCCAGAAGCAAAAAAAGATGAAAAATATTTAAAACAAAGATTGTATAATTTTAGAAAAAATTCCTATAATTCTATTTTTAAAAAATTAATTGGTGCCGGTAAGGAAAAACAAACTCATGATAATGTCGGTATCTACAGTGCTTATGTTAATAATAAAATTCTTTCAATACTTTCAGACGAAAATAATATAGATTCCAGAGAAAATGATTTAAGAAATCAAAATAGTTTTAAAGGAGTATATGCAGAAAATATAAATGACCCTTTGACTATAAAAAGAAATTTATTAAAAGGCGAGCATAAAGACGAAGATGCTAAAGGAAAAGCTAATTCACAAAGCATGGATGAACAGGCTATGAAAGAATTAGATAAACAAACAAACTCACAAGCTTCTAAATCCAGATATAATGGCTTTTCTCAAATTAAATTTATGTTTTTGGGAGATCTTATAGACGCAGCATTAGATTGTTTAGATAATTTAGATAACGATCATGATAGACCAAGAATAGTATTAGGTGAGATAACAATGGAAATACCGACCATTAATAATATTGGAGAAGAAGAAAGCAAGCATCTTCTTACGGTAAATCTTGCCGATGTACCAATAAGCATGAAATTGTTTGAACAATTTTTTATTAAAAAAGTTGTTAAACAAATGAGAGATAAATATCCGGCAATGGAATTTATTAAAGATGCAATATCTGAATTAATATTTCCCGCTCTAAATCCATCAGTGTTTGGTAAATCTTATACTTTTAATTCAAAAATAAAATATTCTATTTTATCGCTAAATGTCGGTATGTCTAATGGTAGAACCGACCCGGTTACTGGATTAGATGTTAATAGTAAAGATTTTGGTAATGGTGAGCACATCATTGATGATAAAAAAATAGAGCAATTACAGAAACAAGTAACAGATAATCTAGCGTCTATAAAAGAAAGCTTAGACAACTTAAATTATATTTTTATTTATTGTTCTAGTGGTATGCCTAGAATTGCAAATCCATCGGAAGAAGACGATATAAAAAGAGGTATTTATCATGTAAGAATGGGCCGTGACTCTGGTCTTATAAAAAAAATTGATTTTACAAAATCCGAGATACCTTTCCAGAGAGAATTCATGGCTAGAAGAGAAGGTAATAAACGTGGAACTTCCATAAAACAATTATACAATGCAAATATAAGTATGTTTGGAAATAATATATATGTTCCCGGTGATTATATTTATATTGAACCTTATTTTCTATTAACTACAAATAAAACTCTTGATTTACAAGATTCGCTTGGATTAGGTGGATATTATATGGTTCTTAAAGTAAATAGCTCTATAGCAGAAGCCAGTTTTGATACTAAACTAGAGTGTATTTTCCAAGGACAATTATATAAAGATGGTGATAAGAAAAAGCTTGCAACTCCTAATACAGATAAATGTTTAAAAGGTGAATATAGAGTAGGATAATAGTAGGAAATAATAATGACAGAAAAATATGATAGTCCTTTAGGCAATAATAGCGTTTCATCATTAAAAGTATTATTTGATGATAAAAGATATTATTATAATTTTATTTTACCAATAATATATTTGACAAATAATAAAATATTTTTTAGTGATTTATATAAAAACAATGCTCTTTATGGCTTAGTAGATAGAGAATATAATGTTATAGTTCCTAAACAAGAATATATTGTTAATTTATCTATTGTAGATAACAAACAACAATATTTATTAGATTTTGCGGCTGAAGCTTATACAGGATTAAAGAATTACTTAGAAAATGCTTGTATTTTAGGAAAGGTTAGCAGAACTGGAGTATTCGGTAATATTAGACCATATAAATCTTATAATGATCCAAGCATTTTAGTTGACTCCATACAATCACTCGCAGCTATAGAATTTAAAAACGCGATGACGGCTGAAGTGGAATTAAACTATAGAGTTAGAGATCACATAACATTTAATAAAGAATTTCTTATTTTTTTAAAAAAACGAATAGGGCTTAATATGGCAGTTAGTAAATCAGAAATTCTTCTGTCAAACTTTTTTATCTCTTATAGCAATGGCATAATGCTTGACTATGCTAATGAAAAAAATTGCGATGATGATAAAATAAAATATGAAAAATATTTAAGCGATAAAGATTTAATTGGATTTAAAGATTCCTGTAAAAGATTCGGTTTTTCTATAGACGCGAATATTCCTTGGAGAATAAGTCTAGATTTGAACTCCCCAGCTATGCAAAAAACGGGAAATCATAATGGCTATTTATATAAAAGACAAATAGGTAACTTAGATGATCTATTTGACAAGAGATATAATCGCGTATACAATGATGAAATAGAACATTTAAAAAATTTCTTTTATAATTCCTATATTAAGTTTTTAGAAAATAACTTGTATTACGAAGAAGATTACAGTAAGATCGCTGGTAATAAAATCAAAAATAGAAAATTATATAAAAGAGATGTATATAAAAAAGAAGAATACCTATCAAAATTTGATGATTTATATTGGTTAAGAATGTTTGGCTATATTAGAAATCTAGAAACAAGCAGGGGTCTAACTCAGCAACAGTTTGAAAATGTAATCAGAGAAGGATCTAGATTTATAAAAGGTGCTAGAACTAGTGAAGGATTGAAATACGTTAATAACTTCTTTAAGAATTTTAATAATGTTGATTTCGTAATGTCTTCACAGCAGAATAAAGACATGGTAAAAGTACCTTCACCGGCAAGTATACCGCAGATTATTTTTTAGAGGATTATGTGATATTTCAAACACTAGACGATAAAAAAAATTGTGTAGCGCTTTACCAAAACAAAGAATTAAAATATAATTTTTCTCCTGATGAGAGCATGAGTAAAACTTGGTCTTACTCAGCCTTTTTAAAAGGTGCTGATGTGCAGTATGCTTCCTTATATACAGAAGGAAAGTCGTTAGACGAATGCTGCCCAGAAGCTTTAAAAGACGAATGGTTGGCTATAAATAATCGTCTTAAATCATTTATTAATTCTTTCATTGAATCAAAAGTATCGCTAAAAGAAAATTGTTTTTTTGATTTAACTCCAAAGAAATTTTTGATTGATTATTGTGAATTAAAAAATAAAATTTGTGAATCAGTTTTTTCTAATGTTTCTAAACCATTAGAATATAATTTCTATAGAAGATTTAATGAATTATTACACGATATAAAATATCGTGATCTTAATATAGATGTAGAAAATATTCATAATAAACTTTATAAAAAAGAGGCAATGACATTCTATAAAAAAGTAATAAATGGTAAAAATAACATAAACTATAATATGTTTGGATCAATAACTGGTAGGTTAACAGTTAAAAAAGATAGTTTTCCTATTTTAACTTTTCCTAAGCAATATCGTAGCATTCTTAAACCAGTAAATGACTGGTTTGTTTGTTTGGACATGAATGCCGCTGAATTAAGAACAGCACTGGCTTTAATGGGTAAAGAACAACCTGTCGGTGATCTACACCAATGGTGTGCAGAAAACCTTTTTAAAGGCGATTTAAGCCGCTCACAGGCAAAAGAAACAGCAACATCTTGGTTATATAATTCTAGTTCAGAGCTAGCTAAGAAATATAATGATGTACTTTCTAGTTTTTATGACAAAGACGGATTAAAGAAAAAATACTGGATTAATGGTTATATTAATACACCATATAACAGAATAATACAAAGCGATGATCATCATGCTATTTCCTATTTAAATCAATCAACATTTATAGATCTATTTCATAGACAAATAATTAAAGTTGATGATTTTTTAAAAAATAAAAAATCATTTGTTTCATTTATGATACATGATGAATTTGTTATTGATATGAGCGATGATGAAAAAGATGAAATATTAAATATTATTAATATTTTACAAGATACGCCATATGGTAAATTTACTGTTAATGTAAAAGCAGGTAAAAATTTTGGTGAAATGAAAAAATTAAATTTAAAGGCATAATATGATTACTGTAATTTGCTTAGGATCCAAAGCTTGTGACCTTGGAGAAATATTTGAAAATTCAAAAGAGTATATTGTTAAATTAATAGATAAAGAAATTGAAGGAGATAATTGTTTCTCTATAAAACAACAAAACACACCAGAAGACTACGAGTTAAAGACCCCTGATATGAGAGAATATTTTTCTGATATTTCAGATGACGTATTATTTATTACTAGTGGCGACTCGGAAGTTTTAAGTTGTTCTTTAAAAATTTTACAACAAATAAAACATAAAAAAATATCGATTGCTTATCTAAGACCAACGTTAGATTTTTTAACTATTAAAGGTCAAATGCAAGATAAACTAGCTTTTAATGTTCTTCAGGAGTATACTAGATCTGGATTATTTGATAATATTTATTTATTCGGAGACTCATCAATAGAAGTATTGATGTCCGATACATCTATAAATGAATATGATAAAAAATACTATAATCTTATTTATAATTCACTAACTAACTATCTAAAATTAGATAATGTTGATTGTTTAATAAACAACGCCAATCGACCAAGTAATATTAGTAAAATAATAACTTTTGGTTATTATGACGTAAGCTCAGATATTGAGAGTTTATTTTATCCAATAAAATATTGCGATAGTAAAATTTATAATTTTTATATCAATGAAGAGTCTTTAAACACTGATAAAATTTTACATAAAAAAATAAAAGAAAAAATTAAAAATAAAAATGTTGACACTACAAAATGCTCTTATACAATAAGAGCTACAACGGCTGAACAAAACTTTTGTTATGTTGTAGCATATAGTAAACTTATTCAAGAATAGAGGGAATATGATTACATATAAAGCACTATATAGAAAAAAGAATGGACAATTTCGTAGCATGCATTTTTCTAAGTTAAAGAACTTGCCACCAGAGTTTGTATCAGCTAAGATACGTAAGTCAAAGAATACTAAGCTTGCTGAAGGAATGGAAGTAGTGTGGGATTTAGACGCACAAGATTTCCGTATTTTTAATTGGAATACGGTTGTAGGTGAAGTAAAGAAACAAGAAGAAATGTTTGTGTTGTAACTCTAGCTCAAGACGTGTTAGAGTCTAACCATCAGCCGGGAGATTTACCGTGCTGATATATAAAGGAGAAGTAAAAATATGGGTATTGATCTAAAGAAGATGAAGGCAAAGCTTAACGCACTAAACAATAAGGGTGGTAATAAGACCAATTTCTGGAGTCCAAAGGAAGGACAATCTTATTCTCTCCGCATCGTTCCAACGCCAGATGGCGATCCATTCAAGGAGTCTTGGTTCCACTATGAACTAGGTACTACAGGCGGTTTCCTTTGTCCAAAGAAAAACTATGGAGACTCCTGCCCAGCTTGTGATTTTGCTAGCAAGCTCTATAAGGAAAAGAACGAAGAAAGTGCAAAGATGGCTAAAAAGCTATTGCCACGTCAACGATTCTTCTCACCAGTAGTGGTTCGTGGAGAGGAAAAGGAAGGCATTAAGATTTGGGGCTATGGCAAGCTAGTATATCAAGATCTTATTAATCTTGTTCTAAATCCAGACTATGGTGATATTACAGATCCAGAAGCTGGTACAGATTTGACTATCGCAGCGAGCAAGGCTCCGGGTCAGTCTTTCCCAACTACAAAGGTAACTCCTGCCCGTAAGACAAGTAAGCTTTGTCAAGGTACAGATGTTGAATGTAAGGAACTTCTGGAAACTCTTCCAGAATTTGAAACATTGCACCAACGCAAGACAACAGAAGAAGTGTCAGCTATTCTAGATGCTTATCTTGCTGGTAATACAGATGAAGAGGCAGAGGAATCTTCATCAGAAACTAAGAAGTTTGCCGCAGCCGTACCAGTTAAGGCTAAGTCAGCAGTTGACGAAGCGTTTTCTGAATTAATGGGTAACTAAACAAACAAGTTGTTGTGAGTTAAACTGAGGGCACAGAAGAAATTCTGTGCCTTCTTTTCTATCTGGAGATAAAATGGCAATGGCTAAAAAAACTGAAAAAAGCGAAGCGGGAAAAGTTTCTATTAATGATTTGCGTACTCTATTAAATAAAAAGAGTGGTAGAGAAGTTGCTTATGATTTAGCAGAGGATAATCCAACAGATGTTACCGATTGGATTCCAACAGGAAGTCGCTGGTTAGATTCTATTATTTGCCGTGGAAAGCTAGCTGGTATTCCTGTGGGCAAATTAACAGAACTTGCTGGCTTGGAAGGCTCTGGTAAATCTTATATGGCAGCACAGGTTGCTGCAAACGCACAAAAGATGGGAATTGATGTTGTATACTTTGACAGCGAATCCGCTATCGATTCAGAATTCCTTGTAAAAGCGGGATGCGATATTGAAAAGCTTCTTTATGTTCAAGCGGAGAGCGTTGAATTCGTTCTTGAAAGTATTGAAGAGCTATTAAAAAATAATAAAAATAGAATGTTGTTTATTTGGGATTCTATGGCATTGACTCCAAGCAAGACTGATATTGAAGGCGATTTTGACCCACAATCTTCAATGGCAGTCAAGCCACGTATTCTTGCCAAGGGTTTATCAAAGCTAGTTCAACCTATTGCTAATAGCCATTCAACCCTATTGGTCCTAAACCAGCTTAAAACCAACCTAAACGTCCAGAATATCAAATATGCAACTGATAGTGAGAGATACACCACCCCCGGTGGAAAAGCGCTCAGTTACGCTTATAGCTTGCGTATATGGCTAACTGGACGTAAATCAAAGGATAGTTATGTTCTTGATAGCCGTGGATATAAGATTGGTAGCGAAGTCAAGGCAAGATTAGAAAAATCTCGCTTTGGTACAGCAGGACGCGAATGCCTGTTTAAAATCATGTGGGGTGGCAGCGTTGGAGTATTGGACAATGAAAGCATATTTGAAGCTGTGAAACCATTTATTAAACAAATGGGTGCATGGTATGAACTAGAAGTTGCCGGTACACCAAAGAAATTTCAGCAAAGCGGTTGGGAAGACTTAATGAATAAAGATGAAGCTTTTAGAAAAGCTGTTCTTGATATTATGGACAGTGAAGTTATAGTAAAATTTGATACCCGTGAAGGCGATGCAAAGAATTTCTATAATATTGAAGGTGAAGAAAATATTGATCCAACAACTGGTGAAGTGTTAAATTAATATTTAAGCACTTGTAAACGAAACCGCTCTAGTGTAGAATACTAGAGCGGTTTTCTTTTTGGAGGATACATGTCATTATCTGTTTGCTGCCAGTGGCTTTCTTCTCGTACAAAACGTGATGGTTCTATAGTTTATGAAAATGTTCTTGACGAAAAAAACCTCCAGCTTGGAGCGTTTAAAAACGGCAAATATTCAGAACAAAAAATTATTGAAACTTATCACAATAATGTCGATGAACACATTAAGATTTTTCCTAAATTTCTAGAAAATAATATTAAGTCTTTCCGGCTTAGTAGTTCTCTTTTTCCGTTATTTGAGTTTTGCTCTCATCTTGCAAAAGAAGATATTTCTCTAAAGAATAAGCTTGCTTATCTTGGTGGTTTGTTTTATTCTCACGGCATCCGTGTAACAACACATCCCGGCCAATTTACTGTTATCTCTAGTGATAGCGATAAGGTAATCGAAAATTCTATTCGTGAACTTGAATATCATGCGTGGATTTTTGATACTATGGGTTTTGAACAAACGCCATATTATGCAATTAATATTCATGGCGGCAAAAAAGATAGAACTAACAAAATTATAGAAGTATTTAAATCACTACCAACAAATATTAAGAATCGGTTAACTCTTGAGAATGATGAAAAGTGTTATAATGTGAAACAGTTATTGGAGATACATGAGCAAACAAATATTCCTATCGTCCTTGATTCTCATCACTATACTTTTGGAAGTAATGATCTATCTTTCATAGATGCTTTTTTGGAAACCTCTAAAACATGGAAAAAAATTAAACCATTACAGCATCTTTCCAATACAGAACCGGGAATGGAAAATGGCTCATACGCCCAACGTAGAAGCCATTCCAACTTTATTCACCATGTTCCAGACATACAATTAGCAGCAATTCGTGATAATTTGATTGATGTCGATGTAGAAGCTAAGATGAAAAATCTTGCGGTATTACAGATGCGTAAAAAATTTGATATCAATGTTTAAACCAAAACTTGGTCAGCTAGTTATATATACTCATCCTTATTTAAATCAGGGACAGTCTTATTATGCTATAGTGACAGACATACAAGACGATGATATAATACAAATAGCGTTCTGTGACCAAGATTGGATTTTATACGTAAGCATTAAGTTTCTAGAACTAGCATCAGATGTTGACTAAAGGCTGATTTGTTGTTAGTATGCTTTTACTTTCAAAGGAGAAAGACATGGATACCGATTCGACGACGACGAGCTATACGAAGAAGCACAGCGAGATTACTGATACTCATATTGCAAGAGGGGAGGTATCAAAAAAGATTCGGAGGTATCTTCCAGCTGGCTAAAAAGCTTGCTAATGCATCTACTTATGGTAATTTTAGACATGGTGCGGTTCTTATTCGCGGTGGTGCCATTGTTGGCATGGGAATCAATTCAGAGCGGTATTGTTCAGTTGGAAAAGATTATCGTCCTGAAGAAAAGGGAAACGCCACATACCACGCGGAAATCAAGGCGCTACTCAACATTCCGCGACATGTGACTAAGGGTTCTATTATGTATGTTGCTCGCTGTTCAAAGAACGGTAACGATGATAGAATGAGTAAGCCGTGCGCTATGTGCCATGCAGTTATGGAAGAACGTGGTATTAAGAAGGTTTATTATACTGTAGATAATGAGGTTGTTGGAACTTATAAATTTTAATTATGAATAATACAGAAAATGAATTGCTTTTTGTTAAAGAACAAATAGAGACATTAACTGATGATATGTCTAAATTGCGTTTACAAATCATATCTTTGATAGACCAAAATGGTGAACTGTATAAGGCTTTAGAAAAAACAACTTATTGGCTTTTGAATGTTGCAATTAAAAACAATATTGATTTTGAATGTCTAAAAACAAACAAAGAGATTCTAGGAGAAAAAAGATATTTAGAAATAGCAGAGGCGGCTGAACATCATATAAAGCAAATTAAGGATTTCCAAGATGGATGGAAAAAAAATTCTCATAATTGATGCAAATAATTTATACATAAGAAATTATGTTATGAATCCAGCCGTATCTACTAACGGAAGCCCTATTGGTGGCATATTTGGTTTTCTTAAATCTCTCCAAAAATTATGCAGAGAGATTAAGCCAAATCGTATTGTAATTTGTTGGGATGGAAAAGGCGGTTCTAATAAACGGCGTCTTGTAAATAAAAATTATAAAGATGGCAGAAAACCTCTTCGCTTAAATAGAAATATTCAAGTTCTTGAAGGTGAAGAAGAATTGAAAAATAAAATTTGGCAGATGACTAGACTGGCTGAATATCTAAATATGATGCCAATAATCCAGCTATTACTTGATTCTGTAGAGGCTGATGATTTAATTTCTGCTATTACTAATCATCCTTCTTTAAGTGAATATTTTAAAGTCATCGTATCAAATGATAAAGATTTTATTCAGTTGTGTGATAATAAAACAATCCTATACCGGCCAGTAAAAGACGAATATTTAAATACAAAAAGAATTGTAGAGCAATATGGTATTCATCCCAATAATTTTTGCTTGGCAAGAGCCATTTCTGGTGATAAAAGCGATAATCTTGATGGCGTTTCAGGTG